TTAGCGCAGTAACCGCAAAAGGATCTCATATTCTTAATTTACATTCAACCACCGGAATTTCCGTGGATGATGTGGTCACTTGTGACAGTAATCCATTATTATTCAGTTACGAAACTAAAGTTACGGCGATTACATTGACGACTGTTACTTTAAATCAAATAGTATTTGGTGATGTTAGTAATAATACATCAATTACTTTTAGACATCCAATTTCTGAAAATCAGGATTATACCGTTGCGCGTGATGCTATTCTCGGTATGGTTCTTACTATGAAATATGTGATTAATGCAAGTAATATGTTAGAGGTAAAAGGAATATATCAACCAAAACGTATTGATGATGTTAATTTTGGAACACCTGACCAAACGAACGTAAATGCAATTATGGCAACACCAATTATTGGTACATCTAGTGCGCCAGCAGTTGTCGTTGGTGCATCTAGTGTAGCAATTATGTTACCATCATATTTTTCAGAAACTGTAAACGAGGGTGACATATTTACTTTACGTAGAAGTACGAGTGACGGTGCGATTGCACCCCAAGTTGATGATTATGATACGGCATTAACTGGCGGAAATATGGCGTATAGTACTGCCACTGGTATTGCGGCGGATGATATAGTTGTTGATGGTGACGCGTTTGTAAGTGAAACGACTAGTCCAGCACCAGAAGAAGTTGTTCCAGGACAAGTAGTTGATGCAGTTGCAATAAAAGTATTTGATAGTCCAAGAAATGGTGCAGCACATGTTAAAGTTGATACCATTGTTGCTGATGGTGTTTCGACCATATTTAATATGTCGCAATTACCAAATAGTATGGAAGCTATTATTGTCAAAGTTGATGATGAGATAGTTTCTTCAACTGGATACGATGTTAATTTTAAAGATCAAACAATTGAACTCCAGGTGACACCAGCTGCTAAAAGTATTGTGTCAATATTTAATATTGGTGTAAGTGGAAACAATATATTAGATTATGATTCTATTGTTGCCGATGGGGAAACAACCGAATTTATTACAAATGCTGAATATTCATCAACTATTTCGTCGTTGGTTTATGTAAATGGAATTGTGTCAGACTGCACGATCTTTGCGACTAGCACAGACTATCCATTAAGTAATATGGTCGGTTTAAGATTTTCAGTTGCCCCAGCTCTGAATGATTTAATAACTTTTATCATTGTTAACAGTGCCGCATCAACCTTTGCTGTTACTAGTAATGAAAGAATTGCCAACCCATCGCAAGTAATGCAAATAGATTCTTATATTGGTAATTCATATCCGTTAGAATCAAGCATGATTGTTATAGGTAAAACCATATCGGATGGTAGTGTAATTTTAGCTGGACCAAACAACATTTATTTCACTGTAAAGAAAAATAAGTTGAAGTATCTAATTGATGATTCTAAGTTCTTACCGCATACAGTTGGAATAGATAAAATTTATTTATATGTTGATAATACGATATTAAGAATTGGATCTGAATATACTTTTGATGTAACAACTAATGAAATAACCTTGGTTAGATCAATTGCAGCAAAATATGCAAATCATACATTGATTGTCAGTGTGGTAAATGAGAATGGTTACTTTATAACACCACAGACTAAAAATGCAAAAGCACAATTGACTATTACAAATAATACTGATTATGAGTACATAGAGGTGGTTAGTTCGTACATTCATGATAGTTTAAATATTGAGACAACAACCGAAGTTATTAATAATTCTATTGTATTAACACCTGATAGTGTTGAATATTTTACATATAAAAATATCACTGGTGGGTCTATTAAATTAAGAAATCAACCGGTCGATGATAATTATGTTTGGGTGGTAATGAATGGTAAGTTATTAACAAAGAGTGTTGACTTTAAGTTAGATGATGATAGACAAACCGTGTTAATAAATTCCCTAGTGTCTGATGCTGATACGTTTATGATAATGGTATATGGAAATAATATATTAAAATATACAACATCATACATGCAGTTTAAGGATATGTTGAATAGAACCCATTATAAGAGATTGAGTGCCCATAAACAAACTAAGTTGGTACAAGATTTACATGTTAATGATATTACTATTACGGTTGAGGATGCAAGCAATTTTGATTTACCTAATCCAGCAGCAAATAAACCTGGTATTATCGAAATTCGTGGTGAGAGAATTGAGTTTTTTGGAATAACCGGGAACGTATTGAGTAAAATTCGTCGTGGTACACTTGGTACTGGTACGCCTACTATCCATGTTGCAGGAACATATGTTCAAGAGATTGGTGCATCTGAAAATATACCATATGTTGATAATATTAACATTCAACAGGTAATGTCAAACGGAACAAATGAATTAGAAATATCATTGACACCATCGGTATCATCGGTTGAACGCACATACGTTGATGGCTTTACATCAACCATTCCAGATGGATATGGTATGACTGATGATATTGAGGTATTTGTTGGTGGATATAACGACAATTCAGTATGGGAGTCAGGTCAATCGTATATTATTGGGGATATTGTGATTGTAAATAGTTACACTTATAGATGTATAGTTGCACATACTAGCACAACACGTTTTAAAGATGATTATACTAATTGGCAATTCTTCATTGGTAACATTCGATTAAAGAAAGCCCCATATAAAGTTCACGATGTAAATATTCATCCTGAAAGTTCAGAAGGTGATGTACAGATGGATGCAGAATTTTCAGCTAATGGTACTAACACAATTTGGTTAACAAATAAATTAGATTATGGAACGTATGTTACTATTGTACACAGAACTGGTAAAGTGTGGGGGGTTTCAACACCAACTTTATCATACGATGGAAGTCAATATACCTTTATAGATGCGGTTCCTGGGGTTCATTACACATCAATGAGGTAATTAAACTCATAGTTATTTTGGTATGATAAATATAGGGATAAAGAGAGAGTTCTATGCAAACTAAAGATAAAACCGGTATTCACATTGAGGGCCATATTAAAATATGGTCCCCAGATACCAACGAAATATTCGTAAACAAGCGTAACGCAATACATTATGAACATATGAGTATTGCGTTAGCCAATAGTATAGCAAACAGCGGGAATGGTTTTATATATAAAATGGCATTTGGAAATGGTGGTACCGCTGTTGATCCCACTGGTATTATTACATATTTGACACCAAATAGTTCTGGTGTAAATGCGTCATTGTATAATGAAACGTATGCAAAAGTTGTTGATGATAGATCTAGTAATAATGTTGATCCTACACGTAATTTTATTGAGCCTAGACATGTTACTGGTACTAATTATACTGATGTTTTTGTAACTTGTTTGTTGGATTATGGTGAGCCAACCGACCAACTTGCATATGATAACGTAACAAATAATGAAAGTGCGTATGTATTCGATGAACTTGGGTTAAAAAGTTATAGTTCAACTGGTGATGAGTTATTATTGACACATGTAATATTCCATCCAGTACAAAAATCATTAAATCGGTTAATTCAGGTGGATTATACAGTTAGAATTCAAAGTTTAACTGGATTAGTGGGAGTATAAAATGACATATCAAGTAAAATATACCGAAACCACAAATCCATCTAAACCACCACTTGTGGTTGAAGATCGTATTATTAATAATGAAACAAGTTTAACGTTACCTGGTAAAAACTATGCAGGGTATGGTTCAGTAATCGGTGAGAATTTCTTGCATTTATTGGAAAACTTTGCAAGTGGTTCAGAACCAGTTAATCCAGTGGAAGGACAACTTTGGTATGATAACAGTATTGGGGCATCTGTATTAAAAATTTACGATGGCACAAGCTGGTCACCTGCTGGTTCAATTGTTAAAGCATCATATGATGCCAGACCATTGACTGGAAATAATGGTGACATCTGGGTAAGTACCGACACCCAACAATTATTCATTTATTCTGGTTCAACCTGGGTATTAGTAGGTCCACAATATAGTGTTGGATTAAAAACTGGACCCGTTGTTGAAACAGTTATAGATACCAACGACATTTCACATAATATTACCAGTATATATTCTGATAATATGTTGGTATTAATTATTAGTAGTGCATCATTCACCCCAAAATTGTCAATAGCAGGGTTTAGTATCATTAATGCTGGTATTAATATTACATCGGTTGATTCTAGCGCGAAAATTTGGGGAACCACAAACCAAGCAACCGCATTGGTTGTGGGTGGTTCTAGTGTCGCGGCAAGTAAATTTATTCGGTCAGATGCATCGGTACCAATGGATGTGCCACTGAGCGTGCGTGCCGCAGGTGGTGTAAGTATAGGTTCTGATTTAAGTTTTAATATTAGTACTGGTACATCTGGTACCATATTATATTCAAAAACTAGTGGTAACTCATTATCATTCAATGTTACCAATAATACAACAATCAATACTGCACTTCATGTTACTGCAACATCAAAGATTGGTATTAATACCACCGCACCACAAGAAGCATTAGACGTTAACGGAAATTTAGCGTTATCTGGTAATATTATAGTTAATAGTACGTTGGATGCATCTGGTGCAACCGCAAATGATTCCGCTAGTATATTCACTAATGGTGGATTGGCTGTATTAAAAACATCGCAATTTGGTGGAGCGTTATATACATCTGATAGGTTATATCTTGGTTTGACCACTGAGGTAATTCAAGACTCAAGTGCATTGGGGACAACTATAATATCACCAATTACTGATAATATTTACGACATTGGTTCACCGACATATAGATTTAGAAATATATATGCCCAGTCTTTTGTTGGTACCTTTGCTGGTACATTCAACGGGTCGTTTTCTGGTAGTATTACCGCATCTAAGTTGTCAAGCTCAACCACATTTAGAGTTGACGGTGATGTTGTAAGTAATGACATTGTTTTTGATGGACAAAATAGTGGAACTGCTGCATTCACGACGACTGTATCATCATCTATAATCACTGGAAGACCGTCTATTTCATCGGCCACAAACGCCGATCAGATTTTGTTGTATCGTGACGGTATTGGTCAAGCTGGCGGATTAAAAAGAATAACGAAAGGTGCGTTTGTTGCTAGTATTCCAACGGTACCAGTTGGTACTATTCTGCCATTTGCTGGTAATACTATTCCAAGTGGATATCTATTATGTGATGGTAGTGAAGTTCTGATTGCAGATTATTTAACGTTGTATGGATTGATTGGTTATACATATAAACCAGCTAATTTATTAGTAGGTAATGCCACATTTGCGTTACCAGATTTACGCGGACGCTTTGCATTGGGTAGAGATAACATGGACAATGCGAAAACCATTCCAAGTAAAACTAATATTAAAGTAATGATTGATGCTGGTGGTGGTGCAATTAACAGAGTGGTTGATGCAACCGCTGATGTGGTTGGGCAAGGTTCTGGAAGTGAATATCGCTCTATTACTGTTGGTAATTTACCAGAACATAAACATAATATGAGAAGTTCATCAGCCCAATATTATGCCGCTGGTATTCCTGGTGCAGCTGCGGATGCCAATGCTACCCCTGGATATGGTTTACCTAGCTCTAGTAGCGGTTCTGGCCTAGCGAATAGTGGTGGTGTATTATCAGACACCCACGGTGATCCACTTAACATGATGAATCCATATTTAACGATAAATTATATAATTTATACTGGCGGATAATAATGAGTTACATTATACATAAAACAGACGGCACCATTTTAACAGAGATTATTGATGGTGCAATAGATCAGTTATCAACAGATCTAACTTTATTAGGGAAGAACGCTAATTCTTACGGTGAATACTGGAATGAAAACCTCGTTCATGTATTGGAAAATTTTGCAAACACCACCTCACCAAATCAACCAATTGTTGGACAGTTGTGGTTTGATACATCTGATAACAGATTAAAAATTTATGATGGTTCAACTTTTAAAGTTACTAGTGGAACTTTTGTATCTACCACACCACCATCAGGACTAACACAAGGCGATATATGGATTGATTCTAAAAATCAACAATTATATTTTAACGATGGTGTTGCAACAGTTTTGGCTGGCCCATTATATACAACAACTCAAGGGATATGCGGATTTGTTGTGTCTGATATTCAGGACACGGACGAGGTAGTTCATACGGTTGTGATGTTAATGGTATCTGATACTTTATTAGGTATATATAGTACCACTGAATTCACACCAGCCGAACCTATTAGTGGTTTTACAAAAGATTTAAATGTTACGATCGTTACCTCTATTGATGGCGACAATGATTTAATTTCAGTGGTTTCAACCGGTGCGTTGTTAGTTGGGCAAGCGATTAGGTTTAAAGATTCAATTGGTGGGTTACAGTCCGATATTACATATTATGTTTTGGATATCCCAGATGCAACCACATTTTCAGTAGCTTTAAGAGATGGTACAACACCAGTATCATTGGCATCCGAGGTAGGTAATACCACGGTATTATTAGCCGATGTATCAAATGATATTAAAGTTGGGTTCAACTCTGGTTCATTGAATAATACCAAGATACATTCGACGGTAACTGCTGCTGAGGCATTAATAGATACTTATGGTCACATTAAAACTGCTGAAAGCTTTTTATCAACCCAATATAACTCAGCAACGATCGGTACGATATCTATTTTAAATACCACACCGTTGTTACTAGGAAATAGTGGGCAATCGGAAATTCAAGTATCAAATGCCGCGTTTAGTATTAGTTCTAACATACCAGATCAAAATTTTAAGTTAAATCTTAATAGCGCGGGTACATTTAGTACAGCAATGATTGTTAATGCTAATACAAAACGTGTTGGTATATACACAGATACGCCAACCGCAATGTTGGATGTAAATGGCGATGTGGTTGTACAAGGAACATTAACAGTAAAAGGTAATGTTACCACAATTAATACGACCGATTTAGCAATAAAGGATAAACTTATTGAAATTGGTAAGACCGACAGCCCATCTAATTCGACTGCTGCTGGCGGTGGGATAAGTTTACAAGGTGGTTCTGATAATAACAAGACAATGATTTGGGGTTTAGCGGATGGGTGGTCGTTTAACGATGCGGTTTCAGTCATTGCTGGAAAAACTTTTAAAATAAATAGTACCACTGTTATTTCTGAAACATCATTAGGTACAACAATTGTATCCGCACCTGGATTAAATTCAATTGGAACATTAAATCAGTTACAAGTCGATAACATTAATATTAATGACCAAACCATAAGTTATGTGAATTCGTCAGTGGCAAACGGTGACATTGTTCTTGCCCCGAAAGGCACTGGTGTTGTTAATGTAAGTAGCAAGCGTATAACTGCAGTTGCTACAGCAACCGATAACACTGATGCGGTAAATTTTGCACAACTGGTACATACAGTTAAAATATTTCCATTGGCTATTTCAATGGATGCTACCGCATATGGGGTTGATGATAGCGCACGTAATACCCAGATTGCAAATTATTTACAAATGTTGTTCCCAGCGGATGAACATGAGGATACGACAAAATGTAGAGTAATGTGTACTATATCTGAAGTATTATCTATTCGTATTTTTATTCTTACATCAGGGGTTTGGACTTTCCAATCTATTTTATAGAATACTTTAATATAAATACTATAAAAAGGAATTTATTAACATGGCATATACCATTAATACATACAATAACACGCCAGTAGCTAGTGTTGCTGATGGAACGATTGACACCACATTGGATATTAAACTAATTGGCAAAAATTATTCTGGCTACGGTGAAGCACAAAATGAGAATTTTGTATATTTATTAGAAAATTTTGCTGGTACGACCCCACCACCTAACAGAATTAAAGGACAGATTTGGTTTGATAGTGGCAGTAAAAAATTAAAGTTCTATGATGGTTTATCATTTAGAACTACCGGCGGAGCGGAGGTTGCACCAGTAACAGCACCACCATCTGGGTTAACACAAGGCGATTTTTGGTGGGATACCTCGAATCAGCAATTAAAAGCGTGGGATGGTAACGCATTCGTATTAATTGGCCCACAAACCAAAGCCTCATCCACCACTGAAATGCGTTCAATGGAGGTTGTTGCAACAACACAAACTGGTGGGGCAACTCATCAGGTAATTGCAGCATATGTCGGGAATGATGTTGCATTTATTGTGAGTAAAGATGCAATGTTTGAATTAGCACAAGCTAGTCAGATTACTGGATTTGGTAAGATACAGCAAGGGATTACTTTGCGAAATACAACAGATGATACTCAGTTAGGTCAAACCACCACCGCGCATCGTTTCTGGGGGACCGCAACAAATGCTGACCGATTAGGTGGCTATTTACCATCTGATTTCATTCGTGCTGCAAGTGCTAGATTTACCCAATTAGTTAATTTTGCGGACGTTGGTTACACCGTTGGGTATCCAAATGAACGATTAAAAGTTTATAATGATGGTCAATTAACACCAACTTTTTTCAATCAACTTAACAGTCAAATTGTATTTAAAACAACAGTTGTGAGTACTCTTGACAATGTTACTAAGTTAACAAAAACACCATTGATTTTAAATGGTGTGGATGTGATCCCTGGTGAAAATAATGTTTCAAAATTAGGTGATGATTCGCATAAATTTACAACTGTGTATGCATCGACCTTTAGCGGTGTTGCAACACAAGCAGATTCGTTATCGGTAAGCGGGTCATACAAAACAGCTAGTACAACAGCAACATCTGGGACTATTGCTGCACGTACATCGGTTGAGGAAACAGTTGATGGGGTTACCATATCTCCCGGTTCTATTAAAGCAACTTTCTTTCACGGTACCGCAACTAAAGCATATTACGCTGACTTAGCTGAAAAATACTTGGCTGATGCGGAATATGAGATTGGAACAGTTGTCGTTGTTGGTGGTGAGAAAGAGGTTACTGAATCTACCCTTGGTAAACGTGCATTAGGGGCGGTATCAGGCAATCCTGCATATATGATGAATTCAGGGTTAATTGATGGAACTTTTATAGCATTAAAAGGTAGAGTACCTGTTAAAATTATTGGTGCAGTTAAGAAAGGTGATTTACTGGTGGCGTCTAATAATGGATGTGCCCAAGTTGCGTTGACCTCAACCGATAGTCTCATTTTTGGTATTGCATTAGAAAGCAACGATGATATCAATGTAAAATTGGTTGAATCTGTAATTTTATAAGAGGATTCCTATGCCAGTTCAAACTTTATCATTAATTAGCCCAAATGATTACAATAGTATTCAAAATTTGGTTGCACAAGTGTTAGGAACGGGGAATGCTGAATTTGGATATGGACAGTTAGTTACTAGTAATCAACTTACTAGTAAATCTCTGATATCTATTGGTAGTTGGGCAAACTTACGAAGTGATATGATTCACGCCAGATGGCATCAGACTGGCACAGACCCAAGCTCAAGTTTACCATCGTTGGCGTCTAAGACTTTATTAACAGCGGCGGATATAAACTTATTTTCTACTATGGCGGCAACAATAGCCGCCAACAAACTAGTGAAACCACCGGTATCACAAGCAACTCGTACTACATTGGTAACAGGGACACTTTCGTCCGCGTGGAACGGTACTAGTACTCATACTGTGTCAGTTGATTTCTCAACGGCAGATATGGCTAGATTTTATTTTAATTCTGGAAGTACTATTGAATTTTATGCATCTCGTACTGGCGGGTCAACGAATGCAAAGAATACATCTTGGTCCACCATGCTAACAAACATGCAGACTATTGTATTCAATAACTCTAGTACAACTTGTTCAGGTACTGGTAGCCCAGCTGCCTCTATTGGATTCTACCAGTTAACGCTTGCAGACCAAACTATTTTTACAAAAACTACTGAAAATTCAACGTATAACCCAAATACATATACTATTTTAGCACGTAAAAATTCAGATTCATCCCAAATTATTTTTACTATTAGATTTACAGATGCAGCCGCCGGGAATGTCGATGAAAACGTGGATGGTTCATTGATTAGCACAGTACAATCGTATCGAGCAACTGGGGTCAACGTGGAAGTACCAGTACCAGCCGGAACAAGCTCGTTCCCAGGTGGTTCCACTGTTGTTGTAACCCCGCCAACCTTACCACTTACACCAACTTATTCGGTGACCGCGAACAAGAATAGTATCGATGAAGGTGGAACTGGAGTTGTTGTTACTATAACGACAACTAACGTCCCAGTTGGTACTAATATTTATTACGTCGTGTCTGGTGCAAACATAACTACCTCGGATCTTAATAATCCATCACCATTATTTGCGGACTCTTTACACGGATATGTTGTAATCACATCTAGTACAGTAAACGGTGTTACAACCTATTCCGGGTCAACCCCAACATTGGTTGCTGCAGCTGATAACACTAGCGAGGGAGTGACCCCTGAATCATTCATTTTAACTTTTACTAAACCTAATGGTGGTACTATTTCTAGTCCATCAATTTCTATTGGGGATTTATCAAAAACCCCAGCGGTTGTTACCCCACCAGCTACCGAGTTACCAGTTGCACCTGGGCCATCTGATGGGTATTCGGTTGACCAACACGGTGTAACTATTATTAGTGAAGGTACCACTGGTGTAACATATGATATTACAACACCGTCCACATTTACAGGGTCTATTTTATATTGGAAAACTCGGCCTAGTACCGGAACAAACACTAGAACTAGTTTAACTGGTGATGACTTCGAACCATCCGCTAATTCATCAGATGGAATGACTGGTACGGTCGCTATAACTAATCATAAAGGAACATTAGTCCGGGCGGCTAGAGCTGATCGAACTAGCGAAAATACCGAATCGTTTAGTATTACTTTCCAAGAAACTTTGAATGGTCCCGATATTCCAGGATTAATCACATCACCGGTTATGATTCTTAGTACATCTAGTGATTTTTCGTATGGCGTATCAATAACGACCACATCAAGTTTACCACTTGCGGAAACCGCTGGTACAACTAGAACTATTAATTTTAGTGTTGTATTAACTATGCTTAATGTACCAGTTGGTACACAATTGTATTTTACTTGGGGCGGAACCGCAACCTATGGAACCGATTTTACATTAGTTAGCGGCCCAGCATTTACCGCATCAACCAATCCAGCTGGCGGAACATTTGTAACAACTGGTTCATCTATGACTTGGAATTTTGTGGTTGTTGAGGATCATCTTACTGAAACTAATGAAACAGTTGTATGGGAAGCCAGAGAATCATCATATACAAGTCCTATTCAAGCAAGTGCGACGGCTACTATTAATAATACTTCTAGTACACCGGTTTATACTTTAACAATCACACCGGCTGATCCAGCAATAATTGATGAGGACACTAGTAATACGTTTACATTGACGTGTACTGTTCAGAATATAAATGTGAATGCTATTATGTATTTGGTGTCAGAAGGTACAGCTAAACGTAGGGTTGGTGCTATTACTGACTGGGATTATGAGTACGTTAGTGGCCCATCTATTGGTACTGATGGTGCTATTTCTATTACGTCAACCTCCCTCGTTTGGACATGGCGTGTTAGAGCTGATTTGTTTACTGAGGGTGCAACCCCTGAAAGTGTTCTCTTTTCATTAAGACCAATTTCAGCATCTAACACGACTGGTATCGTGTATAGTAATACTGTTTCGATTTTGGATTCTTCGCTAACACCACCAACTGGTACTATGACGATAACCTCCGGTACTTTAGCAACGTCACCATATTTGGCAGTTAATGAAGGAACTGAATTAACTGTTACATTTGCAAATGCTAATGTACCAGCTGGGTCGGTGTATTATATAAAATTAAACCCAATCCAATTGCCGGGTAGTACATCGATCTTTGAAGTATTAGATTTCGATTATCCATTACCATTTAGTCCATATACCGGTGCGTTCGCAGTCACCTCATCATCACTGGTTTGGAAACTTACCGTGTCGAACGACTATGTTACAGAATCTAGCATTCCTGAGCAATTTACGTTAAGCGTATATACCTCTCCTGGATTTGAAACAGCCACTAGGTTATGTACTAGTAATATTGTTCAAGTAGCTGATACGTCATTAACACAAAGTGGTGCTGTTATATTTAGAAACGCAGGAACATTTACATGGGATGTACCTGCCGGTGTGACTGTATTTAAAGTTATTGTGTGGGGAGGCGGCGGCGGAGGCGGCGGCTACCAAGGTAATGATAATTGGGGTTCTTCTGGTGCAGGTGGAGGCGGCGGTGCACGGGTATCGGCGTTAATACCGGTTGGAACTGGTACCTCTAAAATAACAAAACCAACATTCACCATTGGACGTGGTGGCGCGGCAACCACTGCGGGTGCTTCAACCACATTCGACACCGCCACGGGAATTAAGATTGTAGCTGGTGGAGGTTCAGGCGGATATTATGGATATGGATCTACCGGCGTCAATGGCGGTAAGTCAACCATTTCCGGTGGAACTGCTACTGTAACTGGATTAACCGCAGGTGATATAGCTGTTGCGGGAAATTATGTAGCAACAGCGGGTGGGGTTGGTCAAGCAACTATAAGTCATGGTGATAATAGTCATAGTGGTCCGGCGTCTGGTGGATATCCTAATGGTGGTAATAGTGGTTCGGGTTATTCTCATACTCGCAGTGTGGTTCCGCCTGAATCTGGCGGCAATGGGTATGTAAAGATAATGTGGGGCACTGGGATCACACCTGGATAAATATGAGCAAAAAAGGATAATATATGGCAGTTGGCTCGAAAATATATAGCGCAGATTATAATACTATTCAGAAAAAAGTATCAGTTGTATTAGGTACCGGTGGGCAAACCCCCGCCGGTGTCGCGGATGGTTCATATGGGTATAATCAATCTGTGTTAAGCTCACAAGTTGCGGTTGGTGCTAAAATATCTGCACAACAGTGGAGTAATCTACGATCAGATTTGATACGAACTAGACAGTTCCAAACAAATGCAACGGAAACATTGACAGCAATAACCACATCGGCAAAGGTGACCGATGCCGTATTGGTATCTTATGGTACAATGGCGGATAGTGTGGTAACAGATCGACTATCGACGAGTTTGCCATATACTGAACAATCTGCTAGAACAACAGTGTATACCAATACAAATACCTCATCGTGGAATACAACGATTACTCATACCGCAACTATGAACTTTGGGTCAGCGGATGCATTACGTTGTTTCTTTAATACCGGAAGTAGGTTTATTATTACCACATCTCGTACCGGTGGGTCAACAAATACAAAAAATTCATCTTGGACCACAATGTTAACTAACATGGGTTCTGTAACTTTTGCTAGAACAACCACGACTAGTACTGGAAATGGAACTATATATTCAATTGGCGCCGTTAATTTAACATCTAGTAATCAGTTAATATGTACTAAATCAACGGAAAATCCAACATATACACCAAATAAAGTTAGTATTAACGTTAATTCGCCAACCACTAGTCAACTTAGGTTCACGATAACTTACGAAGACTTATCCTATCCTGGTGGGTGGGGTGTTGATGAATATGTTGACGGATCATTGAATACCACGATTGAAATGATAAAAGCAAGCGGTACTAACGTATCAGCAACCACGCCAACCTTGGTTTAACCAAAATTATAAATTATTCATTCATACAAAGATAACTAATAGTAATTATAGGACATTTTTATGGATGAAAGAATTGAAAAAGCCTTTGATGTTGCCAATTATATGGCAACATTATCTAATCAGCGTAGAATTATGTTAGAGGAGTTTAACCAACAACTCATATATTACATAAATGGCGCAACTTTTGTTATAAGCCCAGAGTTATTAACGTTTACAAAGCTAATGATAGATTCTGGGTATACGCATGAGGTAGCATTCGTTGATATTAATATGTTACCAGTAATAATTGGTGATGTACAAGAGTTTTATAATACAATATCTCAACAATATTTTGAATCATTGAATGTGTATGCAACAAAGTATGCATCATTATCGACAAAACGAAAAATACAGGATATTATTGAACTATGACTATTGGTGCGGTAATATTTGCGCAAAATAACTCAAAGGTTGATTACGTGAAACTAGCAGTATATGCTGCTGAACGCGTTAAGACATATCTAAATATCCCGGTTACACTAATTACTGATAGTGTTAATTGGGTAACATCAGCATATCCGACTCATGCATTTGATACAATTATTGATATATCAAGTGATCAATCTGAACAATACCGTATACTTAATGATGGGGCGATGGCATCGACTAAAATCATATGGAAAAATAGTTCCAGAGTGAATGTTTATGAATTAAGCCCATATGAAACAACCTTAGTTATAGATAGTGACTATATTATTAATTCTTCTATATTAGCGATGGCATTAGAACGAGACTACGATTTTCAAATATATAAAAAAAGTATGGATATATCAGAATGGCGTACCTCAACTGAATTTGAAAGAGTTAACAGCTATTCTATTCCATTTTATTGGGCAACGGTGTTTGTATTTAAGAAATCCCCAGTAATGGAGTCATTTTTTGATTTATTAACGTATATTCGGAATAATTGGGAATACTATCGAGTGTTATATAGTATTGAATCATCACTATACCGTAATGACTTTGCATTTAGTATCGCCATTCATATTATGAATGGTAAGATGTTTTCTGATTTTGCTGTAGCATTACCGGGATCAATGGTATTTTCAACGGATACCGATATATTAGTAAGTATTTCTGGTAATAAGGTTCAGATGCTAACACAAAAACCTGAGTATCATGGTGAATACTTACTAGTTAAAACAAGTGGAATGGATGTTCATATTATGAATAAAATGAGTTTAGCCAGATTTATTGATGGAGGTATTGGTGTCTAAAGGATTTGTTGTTGTAGCACAGAACACTGATAATGTTGATTATGTTAGACAAGCATACGCGTTGGCGCTCTCGATCAAATATAGTCAACCAGTTGTTAATAATGTATCAATCATAACAAATGATATAGTTCCAGAAACATACAAACCAATTTTTGATAACATTATTCCAATTCCTTGGGATGATTCCGCTAGTTTAAGTACTTGGAAGGTTGAAAACAGATGGAAGGTGTACCATGCAACCCCATATGATGAAACCATAGTATTGGATACCGATATGTTGGTACTTAGTGATATATCCAGATGGTGGGATTTTTGCTCAAATTATGATTTGCATTTTTGTTCGACCGTAAAAAACTATAAATCCGAGCAAATTGTTACAGATCCAGTGCATCGTAAAACATTTATAGAAAACAATTTACCAAACGTATATTATGGGTTGCATTATTTTAAGAAATCCGATGCCGCGCTTGAGTTTTATAAGGTGTTAGAGTTTGTATGTAAAAATTGGGAGCATTGTTATGGATTACTTGCCCCGAAATCATATCAAAATTGGTTAAGTATGGATGTTTCCGCAGCATTAGCAATCCAGATCACTGGCCATCAGGTTGCTAGTATGATATCACCATTTGAATTTATACATATGAAACCACCATTACAAGGATGGAGTATTATTCCTTCCGATTGGAGATACGCAGTGCATTATTCTTTTAGTAATAATGGATGTTTGTATATTGGAAACTTAAAACAAACACCAATTATACATTATATAGAGAAAGATTTTGTTACACCGTATATATTAGACATACTGGAGGCTTTAAATGGCTAGGAAATCTAAAAAACAATTAACAAATGAGTTCCAAGTTGCAACACCAAAGTACTATGCCTATTATAATCACCAAGATGGGACATTAATTAGTGTTTCGTCGGAAATATCGACAGTATACGAGCATGGTATAGAGATATCATTTGATGCATTTGAACGATTACTGACAGGGAAAGAAAGGTTTTCAGACTATAAAGTTGATGTTATCGTGATTGATGATGAAAAAACACTAGGGTTGATACCATTATATAACACATCATTGGATTTTAAGAACAATTTATTTGTTTGGATTCATTCACAACCATCAAATGATACGGATGTGGTGGTTAAATGGAACAAAAAAACGAATCATTGGGAATTTAATGTTACAAACGAGGGATGTAGACAGAGATTATTAAATGGAACCACCCCATCGACTATTTCATTTTATGTATTATTAGAGAGTGACTTTGATTTTTTAATTAGAACTATATCATTTCCGCCATCACAACTACTTATGGGTGTGTATGTTCCATTTGAAAGTAAGTTTGAGCATGATATAACTAAAATATCAATTGCAACTAAAACTATATTTGATAAGTATGGGTTAGAGGTGATTGATGAGTAATATAATAAAAGTAATTGACCAAGATATTGTATTTTTAAGTTACGATGAACCAAATGCAGAAAAAAATTATGCGGATTTATTAAAAAAAGTTCCGTGGGCTAAACGAGTTCATGGTGTTAAGGGAAGTGATGCCGCGCATAAGGCATGCGCTCGCGCGAGTGATACTGAATATTTTGTCACAGTGGATGCTGATAATATAATAGATCAGCAGTTTTTAAAGTTAGAAATCGATTTGGATGCATTGGAGCTTACATCCGACCACGTATTTAGTTGGTGTGGTAAAAACAATGTAAATGGGTTGATGTATGGAAATGGTGGATTAAAAATGTGGACTAAACAGTTCGTTAACAATATGCGAACCCACGAAAATGTACTAGACGGTGATGTAAAAGGCCAAGTCGAGTTCTGTTTTAATGACAAATATTATCAATTTCCAGAATGTTATAGTGAAAGTTTTACAAATGAATCTCCATTTCAAGCATGGCGAGCTGGATTTAGAGAAGGTGTTAAAATGTGTCTAAATCAAGGTGAAAAAGTTACCGATTTACACACGATCTGGTGGCAGAATTACCATAGGTTGTTAGTATGGTGCAATGTGGGTAGAGATGTTAATAATGGAATTTGGTCAATATTAGGTGCAAGAGAAGGATGTTTTAAAACAATGTGCACTGATTGGGATTATTCACACGTAAGAGATTTTGATTGGCTAACAGACTATTATAATACAAATGTATCAATGATGGATGCAGAAAGTGAAGCAAACATCTATGGGAATAAGATACGTGATTTATGTAAATTAGAAATCACTGAATTAGACCCAATTGGTTCAACCTTTGTGAAGACCATATACAATAATTCACCAAGACGGTTGGGTAAAATTCATAATGTATGATATAATTTTTATTTCATCATCAAAAGATGATACCGGTTTCAAAGAATTCAAGCAACGTTATCCACTTGCAAAGCACGCGACGAGCGCGAGCGAGGCGTCCGCGCGGGTGATGACTAAATTTTATTGGTTAGTCTGGAATGATATTGATGTTAATTTGGACTTTAAATTTGAGTATGAGATTCCTGAATGGGATGAAAAATATATTCATGTATTTAAGAATGGTGACACGTTTGATGGTGTATGCTTTTTATCAAAATATGCCAGTATTTCAGATAGAGAGATCAATAATAGATTTTTTATTAACTCAAAAGAAGTCGATATTATCGCCAGTATACCTCGCCGGTATAATGTATATTACACTGATTCATATGATGAATATGAGAGTATATGCTCAACGGAAACCAGAGATATGTTTTGGATTGTATGGAATGACATCGAGGTGTTGCCAAATTTCACATTTGATTTAATACTTCATCGCAGTAATACTTTTGATAAAACCATAACGCATGTATTTAAGAATAGTGGTGAAATGAATGGTATATGTTTGATGTCGAGTGAACATAAGGTATCCAAACGAGAATTTGAAAGTAGGTTTTTTATTGATAAAAAAGAATATGACATAGAAGCTAGTCGATATAAGAAATATAATGTTTACTATATTGATTCATACGACGAATACGTGAACGTATGTGCAACCGAACCCAGAGATATGTTCTGGGTGGTGTGGAATGATGTTGAAGTATTGCCAAATTTCACATTTGATCTAATATTTACCAGTGATAATATTTTTGATAAATCTATAACTCATGTATTTAAGAATAGTGGTGAAATGAATGGAATATGTTTGATGTCACGAAATACCAAGGTATCCAAACGAGAATTTGAAAGTAGGTTTTTTATTGATAAAAAAGAACATGATATCGAGGCTAGTAGATATAAGAAATATAATGTTTACTATACTGATTCATACGATGAATATGTGAAGATATGTGAGACTGAATTACTAGCCATGTTCTGGGTAGTGTGGAATGATGTCGAGGTGTTGCCGGATTTTGAATTTGATCTAATATTTACCAGTGATAATATTTTTGATAAATCTATAACTCATGTATTTAAGAATAGTGGTGAAATGAATGGAATATGTTTGATGTCGCGTAATTCCAAGGTGTCCAAACGAGAATTTGAAAGTAGGTTTTTTATTGATAAAAAAGAACATGACATAGAGGCTAGTATTCGCAAGCAGTATGATATTGTTTTTATATCGTATAATGAATCTTGTGCTGATGAAAATTATAATAGGTTAGTATCTATTACTGGTGGTCGAAATATTTACCGAATTCGTAATGTGAACGGAATTCATAATGCGCACAAAGCTGCTGCGAAATTAGTATCAACCCCAATGTTTTGGGTGGTGGATGCGGATGCATATATTGTGGATGGATTTGACTTAACCCATACTGTAAATAGATTGGAATATGACATAGTTCATACTTGGTACAGCAAGAACCCAGTGAATGGTTTGGAATATGGGTACGGTGGTGTGAAGCTATTACCAACCCATCTAACACTAGGTGTTGAAACCACTAGCATTGATATGACGACAGGAATTTCACCGTCGTTTAAGGTTATGCCACAAGTATCAAATGTATCAACATTTAATACCGACCCATTTACCGCATGGCGTTCAGCATTTAGAGAATGTGTAAAATTAAGTAGTGGTCTTATTGCTGGTAATAATCCCACCGACAACGAATATTGGTTAAATGTTTGGTGTTCTATTAATAATAATGCTGAATACGGTGAATATGTATTATTGGGGGCTAACTCTGGTAGAATATATGGTGAGGCTAATAAAGATAATACCAATGCACTATCACGAATAAATGATTTTGCTTGGTTGCATACTTTATTTTCCATTAATATAGAATAGATGGTCATCTAACGAAATCCCAGTTGCAGCAGCAAATTCTGGCGGTAATGCACCATATAATATATATTCTTTATTATTGTGATAAATTTTCGTCATATCACATATATTATGATCTCGGTACGGAATAATGTGTTGAAACAGATTAATAGGACATTCCGCAGAATGTATAATTATATTATCTTTTGTCATTTCATATCTTATATTTTCCATTGTATTCTGGCTGCGTCCATTATTTGTTTTTTATTTAAAGTGACATTATGGGTGGATTCTAACATAAACAATGATCTATATAGAAATGTTATATTATTTTGTACATAAGTCTCAAATGGAATACACCAATTTTTAAAATCCACCCAACACATGTCGTTATTATGAAAAACCATTTTTGGAATTGCATATGGGAAGTTGCAATTATACACATCTGCCATGTGATTAAAATGATTTAACAAAGTAGTTATTTTTTCAACTCTATCCAACAGTACATCTGTTGTTAATCCCTCTCGTAGTATCTTAATTAACAAATCATCGCCGAGTGTATTAAATGGGCGGTTAACAACGGAATACATCCAGTTTTCATTGTTTATGGTATGATATGAACAAGTAATTGGTATATCAATTTTACAATCATTAATTGATGAAATTCGGTCGTATAATTTATTGTGTAATTCCCAGTCATTTCTTGTAAAAATTTTAGTCAATTTATATATTGAACCATTATTGTGGAAGAATTGTGCGGTAACATTCCGCCATAAGAATGTCCCATCCTGGGTGCAGTCCCATAGGTATTCACCGTGCATACCATAATTCATAAATTTATAGTTATGAAATTTGTCAGCGTCCTCTTGTGTCCACGTGATTATTTTTGATTTTAAAATTTCTAGCATACAAATATGCCGGGTTTCCCCGGCATTCCTTGTGTTATTTTTTAAATAGTTTTAGTTTTTTAAACCAAGGTCTTTTTGCTGGTTTGGCAACAAATTCTTCTGACATTGGGAATATTTTGGAAATGGCTTTCGCACATTCAAATGCAATCAACCTATGTTCTTTTTGGGTTGATTTGTGAGACCGGACCTGAATATAATGAATCCAAGATCGTAAAGTCCCATTGATGTACAATTTACTTTCCATCAATCCTTCCGGTAATACCGCTCTTGCCTGTTCTTTTGCAATGTTGTTTGCGATAGCCCAAGAATACGTTTCTCTGGTTAGGCGAATTACATCTTTTTGTTTTTCGTCCCAGATTTTTAGGAGTTCTCGGTTTTCGGCAATAGTGAGATCTAATGTGATACTATTTTGTCTATTAGTTGGGTCTTGTAATCTAGCTTCACGCACCACAAAATTTAAATCTTTAACTGGGTCGGCATAGCGTTGGCTAAATTCTTGGAAAGAAAAACTTCGATGTCTTAGTAATTGTCTTGCAATATCACGAGTTGTATTCACTTCTAAGCAAACATTCACCATTTCAAGGGGTGACCAATGTGCGTGTGATATTAGATAATTTATTAATTTGTCGCTGGTTTCGGTATTGAATTGATTTGCTGGGTTTGATACCCGTGCGCAAAATGCAATTAATTCCTGCGCATCTGTGATGCCTTGATCTTTGAATTCATCCGTTGGTTGGGAATATGACACAAGTTTAACTGTCATAATTTTAATTTCCTTAATAAGTTAGTTATTGCTTTTTTTACGTCATTCTTGAGTTTCTTGGTATTGACTTTTACACTTATGTTGTCGATTTTATCTTGATAAGTATCGATAAATTCATAAATGCTAGCTTTAAAGGATGGATTTCGTTTGTCATTATTAGTGGTATTAATACACCATTCAGTCCCATCAACAAACGTGATTATTATACACCTAAGGTATGGGATGGGTAACCGATTAACGGTTACCTCATTAAATATACCTGGCCATCCATCAGATACCGATTTCGGTAAATCTGAATCGTCCCCTATCATGCTTTTTCTTTTGATTTTTTAGCTGTCGGCACTAAATCCTCAGCTAATCTACGGAAGTTTGCAGCTTCTTTTGAAAGCTTATCGGCTTGTGACCGATAGTATTTTGCTGCAACCGCAGGATCAGATAAATCAACCGTTGGCTCTGGGGTGTTCACACTTTCTGATGTGGTTTTTGTATAATCTTGGTCAATTAATTCTTTGACTTTTGCTAACTCATTTGCCTTTTCTTGTGAGGTTCCGGGTTGAATTGATAATTCATCGACGGCAATTCCTCGTTGATCGGCGATTATTTGATTTAGTTCTGACAAGATAATTGATGATGAATTGGTTGGCATCATTTCCACTTGGTTCGTAGGAATCTTTACCAATCTACCTTGTGTATGTAGAGCTGGCAACATTCGACTACCATCTGGGAATTGTGTTCTATCTAATGCCTCAGCGAATTCATGTGCGGTTTGTCCAGCATTACTTTCAACCAAATTAATTAACGCATCATGGTAACTATCTGGTAAGTTTTCAGTTGGAACGATCAAACAACTATATGCGTCACCTGGTAATGTTCTATATGCAACTAAACATTTTTTACCAGAAGTAATAATTCTACCAACGTGTTTTAACTCAGCCATTGGTGTTACCTGCTGCAGCTGATTGTTTTGCGATTTCATCTAAGAAACCAGAAAGTTTATTATAGGTTTGACCGATTGCAACCATTTCGTTGCCTTTGAATGCACCACGTGAAATAGCCACGTCCATAATTGTTTTTAATGCATTTAAGTCATTAATAGTTAAATCGTTGGTTTCGGGTTGTTGTGGTTGCGCTTGAGATTGTGCTTGCTCTTCTTGATTAAGATTTTCTGTTTCTGACATATAATTTCCTTATTATTATCTATTTCTATTGTTACTTATCACATATAAATATGTGGACAAGCAAGAATGAAGAAAGTGAGTTCCGATTCACTTTCAAATCCAATTCGTGTATTATACACAATTGTATTAGTGTTGTCAAGTATTATTCCTTGACCAATATAAAATCTTCCAGTTAAATTATCTTCAATCCATTCGGTAATATTATTTACTTGCCGTGGCATAAATCGAGATAGGTTATAGATTGCAAAATGCGGAGGTGCATAACATACTCTCCGCATTTTGAAATAATTTAACGGATTGGGGGTTCCGTTATGAATTGCCATTATGCTTTTTGTTTAGCATCATCAAACACATAATAAGCATGTTCACCCCAAGGTGGTACGATGGTTTCTGAACCGTGGATAACAAAGATAGTATCGCAATAATCTTCATCACCCCAACTACCACAAGGGTATCCATCAGTGAACATAATAAGCTTTTGTGGGGCAATATCATGTTCTTTCATGTAATCCCAATTGCACATGAATTCCGTGCCACCGCCACCGATTGGTTGATATGAATGGAAGTCATCCATCGAATACCCATCAAAATCTTGTTCGTTGTAAACATCAGTATCAAAACACCATAACTTAATTTTAAAGTCTTGATATTCTTCCATAATACCTTTGATTTCAGATAAGAAATCTTTTGCTTGTTCGTCACCAATTGAACCAGACATATCAATACAAATGCAAATGTCAATAGTATCGCGTAAGTTTGAACCAGGTAGTACCGCTGACAAATGCCAACTTTTACGATTTGGACGCATCCAAGAATAATCATCTTTAATTAAACTTTGAATGTGTTGTCTTAACATTGCACGCCAATCTAGTTTTGGATCACCAAACTCCTCGATCATTTTTCTAACAAGATCCGGTGTTTTTTCGGAACCTGCCGCTTGAGATGCTGAAATTATTTTTTCGCGCATTTCATCACGAATAGTTTGCAATTCGTCACTGGAATAAACTGGTCTTGATGGATCGTTTGGATCTGGTTTACTCCAATCAATATGTTGGTCAACCAATTCACCGAGTTTGTCTAACATTTCATCGTTCAAATCTTTGAGATGGTCATAGATTTCTTCAGAACCCATCCCATAATACTTGGTATCGTGTAACATTTTGTCATCGAAGAATCCATGATCACCAATTTTATCACGAACAATTTGTCCATTAACACAGTAATCATTTGCAAAATTAAAGATTCGTGGGTGTCTACCTTCTCGCCGTGACATATGGTCAAACACGTTATGCAAGATTTCGTGAGCGATAACAAACTCTATTTCACGAACTGAAAGTTTTTCAAAAAAAGTGCGACTAAAAAATATATGACGCCCATCGGTTGCGGCAGTTTGACACCATTCACCACCTTCCATAATTTTTAACCTAGCAGAAATATTACCAAAAAATGGGTGTCTAAGTAATAACCCAACTTTTGCGGTAATAATATTATCTGTGATTTTTTCTAAGACTTGATCGGACATTAAAACTCCTAATTAATAGATGGTGCCCCGATATGGGGCACCGGTTTTGGTGAATGATTATACAGCGCCAGCTGAAATATATTTACCATACTTTTTATTGAATTCAAAGAAGATTGCTACTTTGTCAATATTGATTGGTAATTTATATGTCGCAATTGCCAATTTAACACCCATGATAACTAATTCTGTTTCAAAATTTTCCATCATAAATGTAAAGAAATAATTGATTTTGTCATTCCAATCAGCATCGCCACGGTCACTTGCATCTTTTAACTCATAGCATAATGCAATGGTCAACGCATACATTGCTGAAATTTCTTTGTGTTGCAATGTGGTAATACGACCGGTTAAAATATCATCTGGATTAGGCATTTTGCCAGAAAGTTTTTGATATGCCGCAAACTTTGATGCAATACCTTCCCCAACCGCGCCACACAATAATGACATCATTGTATCATCATCAGTGTCATTTGCGTCAACTAATTCACTCACGAATGACCAAGAACGGGCGGTGGCAAACGCACGACTTGCTGATTTTGGGTCAAATTTGTATAAATCGCCTTTTGACCAGTTTAAGAAACCAACAACATCTTTATTGATCTTGTTTTCAGTTGCCCATTCAAACCAATCGTCAAATCTTGCTTCCATTTCTAAATGGATGAAACGGTTAGCCAATGGTGCAAGCATTTTAAACGCACTACCTTTATCACCTTCGCGGTTACCAGCTGCAACGATTACAACGTTATCTGGTAATTCATATGTTCCAACGCGGCGATTTAATACTAACTGATATGCTGCATTTTGTACCGATGGTGCTGCGGAATTCATTTCATCCAAGAATAAAATAATTCTTTTAAAACCAGCCGCAAATGCTAATGATGGCAATTCAGCAGGTGGTGCCCATTTCATCGTGTTGTCTTCTTGACAGAAATATGGAACACCTTTGATATCGGTTGGATCCCACAATGCGAGACGAATATCGATAACAAGCGAATCAGTTTCATCGCCAATTTGTTTAATTAAGTCTGATTTGCCGATTCCTGGAGGACCCCACAAGAATAGTGGACGTTTAATGTTTAAGCATTTCATGATTGCTTTTTTAGCAGCTTTTGGTCCAAGTGCACGGGTGTTTGTATCAATACTCATAGTAATCTCTCTCTGTGTGAAAAAATAAAAAAATAAAGTGTGAATTATACATCTTGTTTACAACATTGTCAAGAACTATTTTTTATCAATCTAGTGTCTCAACTCTTGGTACATATTTTACAGACTTTTAAAAACATTGTCAAGAACTTTTTTCGTTAAGTTTTGCAATTGCTTCATTGCGTGCTGTAACCGCTTTTAACAAACCGTATTTACGTATATCATCGGAAAATAAATGAAGTTCAAAACTTTTTATTTCTGAAAATACCGTAATACTTTGATGTGTCAAATAGTAGGGACAATTAATATACCTACTAAGAAATATCATTGTTTGAGGGCTTTTCTCAATCGACTCATTAAAGGGTACAGTATACGCTGTTAAATTCAATGTGTCAAGTAGAAATTTATATCCTTCGTCGGATAATCTATATGATGGATCACGAGTCCTAAAGGAGTGCCACCATTTGCGCGAATAAAACTTTACATTTACCTCATCCGCGCTAACGTTCCATTGATTAAGGAATATTTTAGTTAAATCATTTCTATTTGGTATCATACACAATACCACCATTTGATAGTTTTACAACATTAAACGCTGATGTATTAAATAATGTGTTTAACTTTTCTGCTAAATTATGTGCGTGTCCAGGATTGCTGAACGACGTCTTTTTATATTTTGGTCCAGGATGACTGGTCAATGCATTACAATTTTTTAGATTAAATGCGGTATTGTTATAGAACACCGCCCATACCGCATCTGCCTCTAATATTTGGGTAATTTTATAAGTTGATTTGTCAGTATGTTCTATTAATACATTTGGTTTAGGTCTAGCCATATACGTCTCCATTAACTACGTATATATTTATCCCTTTACTTATTAATAAACCCACCACCATCGACTTCCACTGAAATATTTTCAGTTTCTGCAGATGATTTTAGTAAATTATATAAAGATTCATAATCTTGTGTTAGTTTATCTAACACCTCCATCAGTGTAATATTTAACAATCTAGCTTGATTGATGGGTATTTTTACTTCTCTTTGCTGAGATAGTTCAGCCGCACGAAGTAATTGTGCAAATTGCGTAATTGGGGTAGGGTTTATTTGATGTTGCATTTAAAATGTTTCGCTTCTAATTTAGTATGAAATGGACCATGACTTTCGTATTGGTCGATAGTAACCAACTTTGGACAAAAGATCAGCACCCAGTTTTTAAATTTAACTGTGTACCATCCTGCACAATATAAACTTTTACTTTGCTTACTTTTTGTAAACAACGGCAATTTTCTTTTAACATCATACATTGCGTTATATGGTTTATCTTTTGTGACAAATCCATGACAATCATATGGCGCGATTTGTTTATTATTTATGGGTGTTTTTAAGAAAAAAGTTTCCCCAAAGGTGTTTACGACATCTTCTTGTTTGTTAAACCACATCTTGTTGTCATAGTTTGATGACAACAAGAATTTATTATTTTCTTGTTTGCGAAGTGTGGCAATTTTTTCACCATCTTGCTCCACCACCCACAAACTTCCATCGATTATCGGTAATGCGTGAATTTCACTCATGTATCCTCCATAAGTTGAGTGACCGCTGTACTAAAAACAAATAAACTGACAACTGGATTTTTTACCATAACCTCTAATAACGAATCATTAACGATTTTATGTGCTGTCAAAATAGCAGATTTGGTTTCTGTATTATAAAGAGATATTGCTACATTATATTTTTCATTGTATACAGTACAAGAAAATTTTTTTATAATTTGTTCGTGGGCAAATCCCTCAACTAAGGTAAAACCAAGATTATCTAATTTTGCCACGATTTCTGGTGTGGCTTCAACAAATATAAATCCTTGTATGCAAAGTGCGTCAACCTCAAGTAGTTGAGTATAGATATCACCATATTGTTTATTACGGTCTTTCCATTTTTCATTAAATTTGAACTTAGTGATAGACTTGGTGACCTTATTCTTTACAGTAGATAATAAAGATGATACATTGGTTGATGTAGGAAAAAGCAGCCGTGTTGTCATATGTACCTCGGTTGGTTAAATTGAAAATGCTATTATAGATTATTAACCAACCGATGTCAAGTAGTTTTTACTAGATTTCACCAACGTAATTTGCTTGCAACGGCTCGGAATAGTGTTGAACACTATCCATAATTCGTTTCATATCATATTGTTGACAAAATTTTAACATTTTAATGCCGACTTGGGAAATTCCCTTTGGAACAGCATTTTCTTTTATTGTATCTTCTATAGCAGAACGGAATTCAATTGGTTGTTTGGTCAAATCAATAAGTTTACGATTTCGTTCGTAATCATCTAATACGCGATGTTCAACACCATTGTGGTCAACCCATCTTTGCAGCATTAAATTATTCCATGCATAGCCTTTATCTTTACGATCGCCAAATGCTTCTAATAATCCTACTTTATTCTTTGTACCTTTAGTACGCACACCTGGGTATGCAGAAAAGATATTATCACTAGTGTCACCACGAATGCATTTTTCAAATAGCATCCATTCAGGATCTAATGGTTTTTTCAGTTCGCCAGTTTTTTTATCTTTGATTGGCGTACCTTTTGCATCGTAATACCCATCAATTGTGATATGTTGGTCTGCAATTCCATTATATTGGCTTACATTTGCATTTATTAGCTGTTGAAAATCACTATCGGACGATATAATCACATGCTTGGATTCTGGATGCATTTGGATAAATCCAGCAATCAAATCATCAGCTTCAAGTTGCGGATGATGTAATACTGTACAGTTGGTTTTTTCTGCAATAAATGTTTTAAATTCCGTAAATGCCTCCCAAAACAGTTGTTCTTCCTCTTGCTCGGAGACACTCATGGCTGCGCGAGTTGCGGTTCGGTTTGCTTTGTATGGACCATAGAAATCTTTACGCCAAGACCGCCCCTCTAAACAAACCACAACGTGTTTACCACCAAAATCTTGCCATGCTTTTTTAATACTGTTAAATGTAATATGAAATGCCATCCCCAGTTTCAAATCAGAAGAACCTTTGATTGCGTGTCTTGCTCGGTAAAATGTGTTGGATAAATCCACTAAAATATACGTCATATTAAATAATTTTAAGTGTTGTTGGGGTGGTGGAACCCTTTTTCCATACACAATGCATGTACTCAATAGAATCGGTTCCGCCAGTGTTTAAGAATTTCATTCGGGCTGAATGAACATAACACACCATTGGCATATTATGCTGCCAGAATGGAAATCTTGTTTTTGAACCAAGAAAGTTTAACCGTAATAGCATAATAACATACCCGCCCGGTTGCACGTCATCCAATGCCTTTTTGATTATTTCAAGTGCTTGGTTAAATGGTGGGTTAGTTATAATACAATCTGGTTGCGTTGGTAATGTACTTATATCAAAGTCTAAATAGTCGATACCTTTTAAACCAGCTAATGAATCAAGTCTTGAGTCGATAGTAGTTATATTTTTATACCCAGCTGCATTTAGTGCAACTGGATAACTCATTGGATTATGAGTATCACCGCCAGCGCAAGGATCTAATATTTCTGAACCGAGAGATCCGTAGTCTGCTTCAAATGCAGTAATGAATTCAGCGATACTTTTGGTTGGTGTAACGTAATAATCTGAAATATGTTTATCACGCGCACTTGAACGATTAGTTGAACTCATTGGTTATTCCCTAAGCTACGGTTAAAATTAGTAACGTTTAGATATCCAGCTGCTCTATCAGTCATATCAATACCTTCGGCAGCGGCCGCATTCATACATACATCTCTAAACCATCTTGAAACAATTTCTTCATCGGGATCACCATCGAACCCATATTCTTCTTTTTTTAATTCTATAATAAAATAATCATTCCAGTCAAGTTCGTAAAACCCATTTCGAATGTTATCCTTGTTAACTTTGAATCCGATTACATCAACCCACGGTTCTTTCTTTTTGTTGGCAATTTCTTTTGCCGTCAATGGTTTTTGTGGAAAAGGGGTACTAGGTAATTCTTTACTTGATTTAGAAAAAAACTTTTTAAAAAATTTAATCATTATTTTTTTTCCGTTTTTGTGCAAATTTTTGTTTATCAGCAATTGCTGATTTTAAAACATTAGCATAATTTAATGCTTGTTGTTCTGACAATATGGTGGTTGAATACGTTTTTATATAGCCTTGTGTCCATACTTGGTAAGTAACCAGTAGACGTTGGTACAACCCGTTTATAAATGAACGAATACTATACTCTAAATTCCATAAAAAGATGCTGTCAAATTTTGAGTGTTCGTCAACCAGTTTTTTCCAATGTGCATTCTTTGGTGTAAAATACGTGTTTACGGATATGATATCAAATTCGTCAACCTCGACTGAAAATTCAATTTCATCATCTGGACTACCGCAAGAACATGGAACGGTATAAAAAACAGAGTCGCAAAATTCGGCATTTTTGTAAATACCTTCGGCAGGTGTTTGTGCTTTCATATTAGTTATTCTTGCTTAATTGTTGTAATTGTTTGAGTTCGTCTTGTAGATACTCTTTATATTCAGAGAGAACGTTCAAATGTTTAATATTTGATATATTCGATGATATATCTTTTTCCACCATTGCTATTTTATCTTTTAATTCTTGTTCACTCAAACTCATCGAATTTTCCTATTATTGTATATGTTTTAGAACCATCGGCATTGTATGTAATAGAGTCGCATGTATTGACTAGGTTATCATTTATAATATCGAGTTCAACTGTATCGATTAGTTTATTGATAGCGTTTTGCTGACGTGGGGTTAACGTTAATCCGTTTAGATCTAAGTTCATTTTCATATAAGTGTTATTGATAGGTTGTGTTATTAATCATCGCCTTTAAGCAATTCCCAATTTTTACAAGCATCCGCAGCTTCTTGATACGCTAACCACGCGTTACGTAGTATTTCGTATTTCTGTTCTAATGCTAATTTACGTTGCGGAATAAACAGCATATTTTCTATTCTTGCTAATCTGTCTTCAAGACTTTCACCATTCATTACAATGTCACCTTTGATAGATAATGATGTGGTTGGTGGGCCATCTGACAGCGTGAATACTGGTGTACCACCACTGGTTGTAAATGTATTAGCTGATATAGTATTAGAACTAGTACTAGTACTAGTACTGGGGTATGCACCAGTTGTGGTGCTTATATAGTTACCGTTAATTGAATAAGTTGGGTATGTAAGTGCCATATCATTCCTTGATTTAGTACGGTGGGGGATTTCTCCCCCACCATTGTTCCTTTACTTCTTTTCAAACTTTGGTTTCTGGGTCCAAGGTTTATTACCTTGGTATGGTTTTTTTGGACGTTTACTGGCAATATATGCATTCCAGGATTTTGAATCTTTGCGATATAATTCAGCTGGATCATAGGGACGCAACTCAATTCTACAAAAATCGTGGAATGATTCTAAATCTTCAAAGATTTTTACGATATCGGGTCTGCTTTCAAAATATGAGAATGTTTTATAATTCTTAGCCATTTTTAGATTCCTTTCATTATGGTTGGTTGTAAAAAGTTTTGTTTTTCTGTGTTTCGTGTAACGTCAGCCGCGACCCGCAAAATAGTATTTTCAAATAATAGTTTGTCAATGCAGCCTCCTTTTAATTTTTCATCACTATGCGCTAGGTTAACTAGCGTTAACAACTGTTCTCTGCATTGAACAACCGCTGGAACTGTTGATACTAATGCTTTGTCGATTAGCCGTAACATTTCAAGTTCGTCTAGGGTAATGTAACTTTCCATTAATCTAACTCCGCTGGAAATATATAATCATATACTGCTATTCCACTATCAACTGATATTAGCATTGCACCACTATCAGATAATTTAATTGTTTTGTCGCCAGATAAGTTAAGGACACTCAATACGATATTTTTTGGAAATATCAAAGTTGACCGCAACTTTCCAGAAACATTTGATTGAAACACGAAGGACCCAGCGTGTGATACAATTGAACCGAATTTAAACACAATATCAGATGATTGTAACGAAATTGAAAATGATGGGTCCTCTAAGTGGGTTCCTATTTGATATTTAAAACGTTGGATACTTGTTTGAGCTGGTTGAAACTCGATATCCCATCTAACATCTGGGCATTCAAATTCATCAAGTTTCTGGTCAACAATTTTCCTAGACATGAATCGATATTCATTAGTATAGTCACCAACGCTATTTTTAAATAGCAACCCGGATGGGATTTGTTGTTCTGAACTTACATCATACATTAAATCGATAGATGCATTTTCTTTATATTCTGGACATTTCAGATGCAAATCTAACTTATTAAGATTAGGCATACCAAATACACCATCTAAATTGGCGACAGGTTGGTGTGTTTTTGCATTTAAAATAACAGAATGGTCTTCCGCTAATGAATCAACACGTACCTCACCGTTGTTTGCGGTTACTCTAATTATAGGTATAACCCCTAAACTATGAGTATGTGAAACTAAGTCCTTTAAAAAGTCTTTCATCTATAATTCCTAATTTTTGATTATTATATCGAATTTTTGGTTATTTGTCAACAGTTTTCTTTTTAAATAGTAATTTAAATGTGTTGTGTTGTTTTGTACTTTTAAGATCCCAGTTCAGTACGCCAATTAAATTATCTATTTTTTTATCAATCAACACCGCTTCCATTTCAGCATGGTCGAATGGTAAATCTTTAAACCACTGTGGTAATCTTAATTCATCAACTGGATATGCCACAGATGTAAATCCTAATGTGTTAGATTTGAGTTTACATACGATTACTTTTGCACCATCCGCAATACCCATCGAATATTTGTCACCAAATATATTTTTTAATGTATTCCAGTTGATACTAGCGCGAACATGTCCGGGTACGTTTGATTTCCCGTTTTTTTCTTCTAGTAATCTGTACTTGGTTGTATTATTGGCACGTTTAGGTGTTCCTTTTTCCCAGCCAGGTTTTGCTTTAAATTCTGAACGGAAACTGGATATATATTGCAACACTTCCTGCTCGTTAACACCACCTAACACCATTTCTAAGATTTTAGATAAGAAATTTTGAATATAATCAGGTGTATCAGACCGTTTGAGATCAAGTCCCATCGCTTTAATATCACCGTCTTTGCCGTTTTTATCTTTACGTTTACCATCTTTATCAAATACCATTACCGCATATCGTTTCTTTTTAATAAAGAGTGCTTTACTTCCAACAATTTCTCTACCTGCACGTATCACAGCACCGCGAGACAATGGACAATGGAACGTGGTTAACATAAAGTCGGAAAATGTTTTATTTACTTCATTACCAATATGGTCATATAATGTAATAATATCTTCTTTTGTCCAAGGAATTAACCCAGCATCAATATCTTTTTTATAGGTTGAATATGCTGAGAAATAACAGCTATCGGTATCCCCGTATATAACAGATTCACCTACGTGGTCATATTCACCGGTTATAAATTCATTAACTGACGCCGCCATATGTTTGGCGATTTGTCTACCAGTTAATGTGGTTGATTGTCCAATACGTTTATCATAGAATCGGCATCCCTCGTTTAAAATTGCACCATACAATGAATTGAGGTTAATTTTTTTAACTAATTGACGTTTATCCCAGTATTCGACTTCCTCCGCATTACCCGCCTTTTCTGCTAACGCGAGTTTTGCTTGCATTTCTTGTCGTTCAGCATACCATCTAGCCAGTAAGCCTGGAATCACACCTTCACGCTCGGTGGTGAATATAGTACCGTTTGCACTTAGCATCCAAGGCTGGTTACTTTCGTATACTATTTTGTATACTTCTGCTGCACTGACACGATCGCTAGTACCGTCTTCCCAGTCGATAATTAATTCAGTTCCTATTTCTTTATTGATAACTGCAAGAAATTCTAATGAACCGAATATACCTTCCCAAGCTGCGGTAATTGATTTTCCTTTTGCTATTTGGGCACGTAAATATGCATCAGTCAATACTGGTCTAAGTTGGCCGATAATTGTTTCGGGACCCATATTTAATGCTCTAATAACTGATGGATATAGAGAATTAATATCAAGCGAACCGATCCAATCTTGTATCCCACATTTTGGATGTGCAACATATGCACCGGCGGCCATACTTTTTTCTTTATCGTCTTTTTTTCTACGATTAGGTACTTGCAACCCACGGCGATGTGCTTCGTTTATGATTGCCTGTTCAGTTACCGCCACCGCACCCATTACTGTTGGTAGTAATACAGTGTTCTCGTGTGCAATCGCATTTGCTAATTCAAGAAATTTAAGTTTTCGATCAAGTTTTTCAAGAAGAAAGGTATCTTGTCTATTATATTCAATAAATTTTCTAAAATCATTGTTGTATAATTGATCTAACGTACCTTCATACGCAGTTTTATGATCTTTTAGTTCATATTCCGCAATAGCATCTAATCGATAGCTATGACGTTCCTCATATGTATATTTTCTATATAAATCTAAACTATCTAAGTGGATTCTACCCACTAAATCATATGTAACCGCGTTCTTACCATATTTTTCGTATTCGCGGCGTCTTGGTAATTCATCAAATAAGCATAATCTACGAGTATCGTTTTTACCTAACGTTTTTGCTATTCTATTTACGGTGTATGGTATATCGAATCCTTCACTGTTCCACCCACTTAGAACATCTGCATCCTCTATTAATGAAAGAAATGCATTTAATAATTCAGATTCAGTTGTATATAATATAGTATTGGGAATATCTTTGATTAACTCGTGCGCCTCCTCCATCGATAGTGTTTTTGGTGGAACCGCTAAACAAATTAACGTATCAAGCCACTGTAAATGTACAGCAATTGATGTAATTGGCATAAACGCATCATCTGGCGCGGCATATCCAGGGCCAGGTTGTAAATGCCGACAGGTTAGTACATTAACCCACTTGTTTTTATTATCATCGTATACATCATACGAATCTTTGTTTTCGAGTTGTCCTAATTGGAATACCGTAACCTCTTTTATATCAGAAAGAGATGAATGGTTTCTAATTTTAACAAATTGTTGAGATGGTACCGCAAATGGTTGCATATCGGTCTCGATATCGAACCAAGCAATGTTTAATTTTGGGGGTTCTTGATGTTCGTACTGTTCACTTAAACAAACAAAGATTGGATTTAAATCACTTTCAAATAATTGTCTACTATTGTTTATACTAAGTTCTTTACGAAATTCTTTTGTGGATTTACAATTGATTTTTCGAACGGGTGAACCAAATATTGATTCGTGTTTACCTTTTGTATCAGCGACATAAAATGTATGCTTGGCTGGGAATTCTCTGAAAGTCCGTTTGCCATTTGTGCGTTCTACAACTTTAATAATATCGGCTTGTTTGTCAAACATTGCATCGACGTAACTCATTTTCACATCCTTGTGTAATTTGCGGCTTACACTTACCAAAAATAAGTAGGGTTCGTCCTGAACCCTACTGGGGGTAACTTAAATACGTTTTGTAATATCTAAAATTGCTTCAACTTCTTCCCAATCTTCATTATGAGTTTGGAAATCGCCTTTGTGTGCAATTTTAATTGCTTTATTAATTACTGCTGGTTTAATTTGTAATTCTTCAGCAACCGCCTTAACTGTATCTTTAAGGCTTTCTCTTAAATCATCAATTTCACGAAGTATCGTACCACCTTCGTTAATTAATTTATCGAGTTTTGATTTTTCTTCAGGGCCATATGCTCTACTCATGTGTTTCCTTTAGTGGTTCGTTGAAAGAGTGTATATTATATCAAAAATTTGTTAGATGTCAAGCTATTTTTGAATTAAAAATGGGGTCATAGACCCCATTGTATTATCTGCGTGATAATTGAACTATTCGTTCTAGCTCTTTTGATTCGCGTTGATATTGTGGGAATATTTTCTCGTATGCTGATTGCATCTCTGGACTATATTTCCCATCGACTTTTAAGTTGGCACCGTTCGCATTCAATAACCGTTGCCATTGTTTTATTTGTGGATCACCAGTTGGTGGTGTGGGTGCGTGTGGTTTACTTCTAATATGTGGTTGTGCTGATTTTGGATTAGCTTTTACAGTTTTTGGAAACACTTTATCCATATCAGATGGTCCGCCTAAGTCGTCAACTTTTGGTGAGACAGGAGCGGTTGGTTCCGATTTAGCTATTCCGGGCATTCCTGGTGCCGATTTAGCCATTCCGGGCATTCCTGGTGCCGATTTAGCCATTCCAGGCATACCGGGCGGGGTGTCATTATCGCCAAGATTTGACGCCGCGATTAACCCTAGATATCCTAGCATACTTGCTTTTTTAGGGTTTTTAGTAATCCAATCTTTAATACCGTTCTTATTAATTGATACTTTATCAGCAGATGATAATCTATTATCACCCAATGCTTTTTGTTCAATTTCTCTAAATGAACCATCCGCGATATTTTTATCAACATTTGCGGTTTTTCCACCGACTTTCATACTTGGTATATATTCGCCAGTGGTTGGCGGTGTTTTTGCTACGTTAAACCCAGTAGCGGTTGAATCAATTGCATCCTTTTCACCCGCTTGGGCTGCTTTCGCAGGTAAGTTTGATTTTGGAATGAATTCACCATCTTTTGATGATTTTGCGACATTAAAACCAGTAGCGGTTGAATCAATTGCGTCTTTTTCAGCAGCTTGGGCTGCTGTCGCAGGTAAATTTGATTTTGGAATGAATTCACCGGCTTTTGATGATGTTGCTGGTACTGAGGCGTTACTTGGGACGTTTCTAATGAATGGTTTTGCTTTACCAAACCCAGAACTACCTTTAGTAAACGCATCTTTGGCAGCTTTTGCGCCCCACCCAATAATTTTATCACCAAGACCTTCCGCAAAACTTTCTTGAAGACGTTTTTCCATTCTAGCAATACTCTCGGCAAGACCAAGGACGTCCATTGTAGCTGCATCTGGTACACCAGTAACTGGTAAATTATTTGCCGCTTGCCATGCTTTTAATTTTGCTTTTGATTTAGGCCCAAATTTCCCATCCGGGGTGGTCCCGATTTCTTGTTGCAATTGCATAATTTTATCGGTATCACCTAGGGTGTGTGCGGATAATGCATCCGAGGCAGCTTTACCGGTCATTGAGCCAATGCCTTGGTAGGCCGCTTTTCCACCTATAGCGGCTGTTTTACCACCAATTGTCGCAGCTTTACCCAGGTTTGATGCAGCCATTGCAGTTTTTCCAAGTTTTCCAGCTGCCATTGCACCTTTTAATGCGGTTGCGCCAGGAATTGGCATTGCTACCGCCCCCGCGATGTCGCCAGCATTGTATGCTTTTGGACTTCTCATTTCGGCTTCACGGTCAGCTTGTACTTGTTTTTGAAGTTCATCTTTATACTTAGTACCTTTGAATAAACTATTGGCACCCGCCGCTATATTTTTATTAAATCCAAAGGTTGCACCACTTAGCGCACCACGCCCAAAATCACCTAGATCTTGCATTGAAAGTTCGTCTAATTGTGGTTCATATCCAAAACTCTCAACCAATGCGTTCGCCATATTCGATGAAATTGACATTTGCTGTGCATACTCGGCGGCATTTATATTATTTTGTTTCATATTATTTCCGTTTGTTAGCATTGTTTACAATTATATCGTATTCATGCATCGATAAAACATCACCATTGCCACTTAATTCTATCAATTTTTCCGTAACATTATGCAGGTCCATATCAGTTTGGGCATCTTCCCGCGCGTATTCGAGCAACCGTATTAGCAATGGAATATCCATACTAACCACATCTTTGGGATTATCGTGTTCCTCCATTGCTGGTTGAATACCAGGTCCCACCCCACCAGTAAATCCAGGGGAATGGCCAGGGATCGAATCTTTCATCAATACGCGTTCAGCGATATATTTTGCATACTGATTTGTTATGTTACGTTTTGCAATATACTCATCATTCTTTTGTTTGACGATTGCCGCATCAGCTTCAGCTATGTATTTTGTAAATAATGAAAGAGTGGCTGGTTTTGGTTTTTCAACTGGTGTAGAATAGTGATTCATTGCCATTTGAACTGGTAAGCTAACTTTATGGGGTGATGCCCCCTCGTTTATGATACCAATAAATTTCTTCATAGAATCAGAACCCTCTTTGGGTACAGAAGGTTCTGATAACGCTTGAAGAATTTTCTTCATATCCATTTTATAAACCACTCAACATTTTGATTGTAGAAAGTTCGGTGGATTCATTGATTTGTTCAACGTTTTCCTCAGATGCATCTTCAATTTTAAATGGTGTTTTGCCTGATTTTTCTAATTTTTTAAAATTACCTTTGCTAATTACATTATGTTTCATAGCTGGTTCTTTCTTAGCTTCTTTTGACATCATGCATTCATCGGTACCAGTTTCATATACGCCTTCACCAAACGCCATTTCAGCACTTTCTTTGATATTTTTCCACATTGCAGCGGCAGCAATTTTTTTACCTTTTTCACCACCACCAGCTTTTTTAGCTACTTTATCAAAGTTTTTACCTGGTTTACCAATGTCACCACCTTTTTGTGCTTTTTTTGCAACTGATGATTTTTCTTTTTTAGAAAGATCTGCACTAGGTTTTTCCGCACCTTCTTTCATTTCTTTTTCAAGGGCTTTTTTAAACTCATCGCCGCCTGTGCCTTTTTTCTTAGGGGCACCTGGTGTATTGCCGCCTTTTTTATCAGCAATCTTTGGTGTTTTCGTAACAGGGGTAACTGTTTCATCAAGTCCAGCCGCTTTACGACGACTACCGATTACTTCATCTTTTGAAGATTCAATCTCACCATCATCATCATAATCTTTATCAGCTTTGTCAGTTTTTGGATTCTTTGCTTCATCCATTTTTTGTGCTTGCGCTAATTTAAGAGCTTTAATTGACGCACGTGCTTCAGTTAATTTATTTCGTAATTCAGTTTTTTGATTTTCTGATAGTACATCGCTATTATCTAATTTGTGACCATATTCAGAAAACTTCATTTCGTATTCTAAGTAGTGGTACACTGATGCAATATAATCAGCAGCTTTGGTAATTTTTGCTTGAACCCAAGATTCTAATTGATCGTTGTCTTCAATTTTTTTAAATAATCGATAACTGTAATTCGATAATTTAAAAAGATCAGCTTTCGCCATTGCACCCTCTTTATCAGTTCCACCATCAGGTAGTGTTGATACAGCTTGTGGTTCAACCACCGCAGGTGGCGCAAACTCAGATAATGACTGAGTGGTATTTCGTTTAGTTGTCATAATTAACTCCAGTATCTAGTATTTATCATCGTTTAAGGCATTCCCCAGTGAATAGGTTAACGTTGCTATCAATAGCATTCTTTTTTGTACCATCTGGGTTTTTTCCTTTACGTGAGGCTTTTTTATTTGGGTAAGTTGCATTACCGATGCTAACATCAGATGATGAGGTTGCACCCGTGGTTGCGGTTTCTTTAATAATTTCTGCTATTTTCATCTGTACTTCCAGTTAAGTTAGGTTTCGAGAACCAAAGTTTAAACCATTCTTCTGTACCTGGTTTTATATTTTGTTCACGCATAATTTGTGCATTGTTATTACCAACAATAGTTGGTAAACTTGAATTATCGTATTTTGCCAATGCATCTGCACTTCCTAACCCACCTAACATACTTGCTTTTTTAAGTTCATGGATTGGATCATCTGGTGACAAATAGCAATCGTTATCTTCGGCTGGTAGTAAGTCAGCAGTAGTTATTCTTATTTGTCTCATTTATACACCATACTTATTTTTCTTTGCTGGTGATATTGCACTTTGTGTGTTAGTATCATCGCGTTCTTTACTTCTATTTGATGTAAGGCGTTTGATTTGTCCAACCCCAACTTGTTTTCCAGCATATTGAACCATTTTCATTTCTTCATCGGTATAAGTTGTTAACAAAGGATCACCGCCAATATCATTCACTGCTTTTGTTGGATAGTCTGGCGCACCAGCCAATGCTAATCCAAACCGGTATGATTTATATGCATCCCCGGCATTGTTATTTGCGTCTGGTGTTGTTACCGCACCTTTTATACTATTCTGTGCTTCTTTTGACAAGCGATGAATACCACCTTCCATCAAAGAGTTATACATATCAATTAATGCTTCTTCTAAATTGAATGCATCTAAGTTTTTTTGTGGTGTTTTTTTATTAACATCTTTTGTTGTATTTTGTTTAGTAATAGTACCAACAGCTGCGCATTCTTCTGAAACGTCTTCCTCTTTTACATCTTTTCTAGTACGACCTTTCATACCGCGCCCATGTTTATGCAGTTTATTCCAAGGGTTATCCCCTTGCCCTCTACCGCGACGTGTACCAACGTTATGTCTTGAAAACATTGACAATTCTTCATCAGCCATTTCATCTTCATCTGGAATGTGTTTTGTTGTTTCGACTTTGGTTGGTAAACCTTTGTGTTTAGTTTTTGCAAAGTCTGTTACATCTTTTTTCTTCATTGATTTAGCGACTTTTGCAACTTCTTTACTCGCAGGTTTTTCACCTTTTTGTGCAGCGTGAACCATACCCATAAATTGTTGTTGGTTCTTTGATACTGATTTTTCATCTAATTGAATACTTTCAGTTAGTTGAATTTTTTCTAATTTGTCTAATATATCTCTCATTTTATTATCTCTATTTTCACGGAAGTAATGCGCCTGGCGTACACCAGTGGTAAAGCCAACGTCAACAATAACCGGATTACCATTGTATAACCCCCAGTTACCAGGTAATGTAAAATCTGCTAGTAAAAGATCTTTTTTACCAGTTGATAAATCTGACACCAGATTGACATATTCTTCCAATGTTTCAACATCGTCGTCTGATAATTTATATTGCTGGCGAATTTCATCTAGTGTTCGGGTATAGCTATACATAAGTTCCCCAACATTGATTTTAACAAGCGTAATCAAATTTTCAAGAGTACCGCATTTCATGATGCTGCAAAGTTGTTTCTGTGTTGCTTTGGTTGCTTTTTCAGTGTGTATCCATACTGGTGGGTTGTGTTCTTCATCGTAGTCAATTAGCGGTATAACAATTCCGATACTCTCAATATATCCATCATTTAGCACAGATGCTTCTGCGGCATTTTGCGCCATACCTTTTGCATTATGTGCGACTTTAAGCACGGTTGCTCGTCCTTCGTATTCAATGTCAAACGCAGTTCTCGATGAACCTTTACCTAGTTTCTGTGCTCTTTCTACTGCATACTTAATTCGTTCTTTGTATACTTGATTTGGTGTCTTTACACCTTTGTTCCAATCAGGTTTGAAAACTTCTTTATCCCATTCTGGAGGAAGCGGGGCCTCGTCCATTTCTATATCATCAATGGATTGAAGTTTATTTAATATATCTCTCATTGTGATTCCTCGCTGGTCATGGTATTTACCTTGCGTTTAAATCCACCAGTGTTACCAATTGCAGATTTAATTTGATTTGATTCAAATGCAACCACAAATATTTCATTGTCGAATTTGACCATAACCCCGTCATATTTTAATACTTGTTTGATTGCTTGTAAAAACGCACTGGCACTATTTTTGAAAAAGTCATTGCCTAATGCGTGTAATGTTTCTAATATAGTGGTCGATCCATCTTGATATTCAAAATGCGCCATGATTGCTTCACGCATTACTTTATGTTTGCCTTCATACTTTACATCACCGTAATTGGCAAGTGAATCATCTAAATCTGGTGAAAGCATTATAATACTTTGAATTTGTGTGTATGATAATCTACCAAGTTTTGTATTCAGTAATGGTTTTCTAACATTTAAAAAAGTGGGGTATACTGCACCAGTTTCATTTGCATATCCAGATGCTGTGTGTTTTGCACTAGTAAAATAAAAACCAGAGCCATATTGATCCACTCCTGTACCAAGAAACTCACTTGAGAATTCGGCAATATCAGCTGATGTTCCGTGATACATTACCTGTGGTTCACCATTTTCATCTAGGATTTTACTGCATGTTTTACTCGATTCCCAGTTACCGAACCATGATTTGAAGGCAGGTGTTCTAACTTGAACATATTGAACTGGGTTCAAGTTACTTGGTTGTCCATTTGGTGCCAATCGGTGTTTTTCTTCTTGACTAACGGCATTTGGTGGAGCATCATGGATTGCTGCTTCGAATATAAATTCTCTTGCTCTCATAATTTTATTCCTAACGGGTTTGCTGGTTTAGTTGGTGCGAACTTTGGTTTAGTGAGTTTTTTAGTTGAGATTGCAAAAACTTTATCGAGAGATGATTCAGCTGGGGTCCATACGCCATGCGTAAAGTTTATTCGGTTCATGTCAGCAGGGGTTCGCAATTGTATTAAATCATTTTTTTCAAAATCGACGTAATACACATTTAATCCACGACCAAATGCTTGCTTTATTTTGCGCATCCAAAAATCACGGCCAGCGGGGGTTTGTTCTAAATCGGCGGTAACGGTATGATAATCGTCAATTAATTCAAAGAATATCTTGGTAGGTAGATCACCGATTAGATTACGATATTTAGGATTGGTCCACAACCATTTTTGTACGGCGTGTGGACCAATAGGTGGGTTTGTATCGCGGGAATATTCCATTAAATAAGCTATTTGTTCATCGTTAGGTTTCCCTTCACTATAAACAGCCATGTATGCATTGCGGCCACCGCGTGTGCAATAGTATAATGTAATATTATTATTGAGTTTACCAATAATGTCTGCTTTTGATTTATATGTTTTATAAATTGTATGATTTGATACTGGGTCATACAACTTTGAATCAGACACTGGTCCAATGAGCATTGACATCTCGTCAAGTACTTCATTGTTAAATAATTCACGTAACTTCATTAAATATCCTAAGTTTTCATATGTTCTCTCACTAGGTCAAAGAACTTAATGCCTTTGGTATTTATCTGAATTAGCGTATCTGCATCAAATCCTGATGCGAATGTAAATGCTTCTCTATCATCATTAGTTACTGCTTCCTTAACAGCGGTCGATGACGTAATTCGTTCAGTTTTAACTTGATTGATAGTGTCAAATTTAAAATATCCATGCATATTTTCATTATTGTTGTATAACCTAATAGCAGTAATCAACCAGTCTTCATCTGAATACACATTTAGTTCCAATGGTTCGTTAAGTAACTTCGTATCGCTATATGCTTGTGATGCTAATGTCAATAACGTACTAGATTGGTAAAGTTGTTTAATTATTGGACATAATGTCTTAATTACTGTTTCTTTTTCATCTGCTGGTAATGGGTTATCACTGTTTACTGTGTTTGGGTTATGTCCAATATATGCAAAATCGTTATCATTTATTAAAGATTCCCACATTTTAATGTGACCAATGTGTGGTGGGTTAAATCTGCCAAAATTAATTCCTATGGTTGCCATGTGTGCCTCGGTACTAGTTTAATATTTCCAAATTGTTTAGTGGTGTCTGCATATCTAACCCATCCTTCTGGATTAGTTACTTTAATATCACCAATTGTGGTTTCTAACTGGTCAATTATTGTATTTTTTAACATTCGTATCTGATTTACAACATTGAATAGTATAGATGCACCATTGGTTTCAGAGTTTCTAGCCAATATCTTAGATTTTTGGTTAGAACTAAGTTTACTTGTTGAAACCCATTGTTCAAAATCTTGACCAAGGGTATCAAGTTCATATCTTTTTGCTTTATAGTTTGAATATTGATACAAATAATCTTTAAATGCACTTACACCAGCAATTGGTTGCAGAAATTCATCAATTACCTTATCACTGATATTAATAAGATGGTCGAGTGCATGAAAATTAACAAATGGTACTGTTTTGTTGTAATAGGCTGGTAAAATAACAATTGGTGGTTTTGAATATTCAAAACTTATAGGCTGTTGTGCTGAATCAGGTTCGCCAAATTCGTCAAAAAACCCATGACACACCATCAATGCTTGCAATTCTGGTATTATTTGCCCAATAGTTGTGTTTTTTTTGATATGATATCCAGTTTTTGAGTTTGGATATAGATCATACGAGTTACTCTGCAGCTGTTTTTCGTAAAATAATACATCTGCGTAATAAAATCCACTTTGCAATGGGGTAACTTGTTCAAGAATGCCAAATAGTTGCGAATATTGCTTTGCAAACGCATCACGTTGTTCTGATTTAGTGCCACTGTTATCAGCAATAAAGGTTTCCATATCTTCAGCGGTATATGCGGCAACTCCTCTGGCCCAACTATTGTGACTAGCCATAACAAAGTTGTTATTGTCGTCTCTGCCCCAATATACTTGGCATCCACCGTCCCATTTCATTCTAAGTTGGTGTGGTGATTCACAAATTTCAGTTAAATGTTGTAGTGCTTCACGCGCACCCGCCGACCCGTAGAAAAAGGTTAAATCTTCTACGTGATTAAATACTCTGCCAAGTTTTTTCATAGATTATACTTATTTGTTAGTTCACTAATTGCGTCTTGGTTTTTAACTGCTTTTAGTATTCGTGAGGGCGAGCGTAAATCATCACCAGAGGCGTGTTGGCCAATAATAAATTTTGCGATCGTGTTTTTATCAGCTGTGATAAATTCTCTGGTATCTCTAATAAACAATCCAGTATATGGGCTGAATAATAAAGATGGAGATGACATTCTAGCCAAATCACACCACATACTGATGATAGTTTTTCCAGATACGGTATCATCGTCATATGTATGGTCATGTAATTGCTGTATAATCATTGGATAATCAACCGCAATTAAATCAACTTGAATTGTTGTATTGTCAAATGGTATACCAACGTGTACAGCAATACCTGACCTAGACGATGTTAGGCCTTGATTAATAAAATATTGTTGTAGGTGTTTTTTAGGATTATCGCAGTCGAATATTTTCTCTAGTTGATGATTATCTATGAATAGATCTAGGTCATTGCTTATTATTTTTTTACCAGCACTACCAAATGGAAAAATTTGTAGTCCATTTGGTAGATACGTTGATAATTGTTCAATTATAGCATTGAAATCATCTTTTTTGATTGGTGATGTATTTGGAATAGCGTGTCCGCCCATGTGTGTACCTGTTGTGTAGTGTTAATCATATTTTCCATTGTTGATTTCATCAATAACTTCATCATGTAATTTAATACAAGTATCTTTATGATGTTGTTTATCGATAGATTTGCCTAGTTCTCTGATTGGATATTCAGATATATAAGAATTATAACATTCTTTTACCGCATCTGCAAATAAAGATGGGTGTGTTTTTTTATTAGATGAAATTAAATCTAAACATTTAGCGATTACTGGGTATAAATGATTACGAAATGCGTTATCATCGTTCCGCATATAAAAAATAATATCTTCTGGAACGTCAAATGCTATTTCACGTTTTCCCTCGTCGCCAACTGGTTTGACAAATTCGTCGTCTTTAAAATTTATAGTCTCTAGTAATTCTATTATACGCATAAAAAAGCCCGGTTGATATTGTATTTATCAACCGGGCGTAGATGTTAAATAATAACCTCGTCAGTATCAACTGTTATAAGTAGTGATTCTTTCACCAGTTTTGGTTTAACTGATAGTGAAAGTTGATTATTTTCAACGCCAACGGTTAATGTTCCACCGTTTTGCAATTCGCCAAACAACATTAGTTTTGCTAAATCACGCTTGATTTCTTTATCAATCAATCTATGTAATGGTCTTGCGCCCATTTTTGGATCAAATCCGTTATCAAGTAACCATGCTGTGGCATCTTTTGTCAATTTAATCTTAACACCTTTATCTTTAACTTGTGCTCTGACTTCATCGATAAATTTATTAACCACTTTAACCATACTTTCTTTACCAAGTTTATTGAATGTAATAATACCATCCAAACGGTTACGAAACTCTGGTGTAAAGAATTTTTTTAGATCAGCATCCGAATATGCTTTCTCTTGCGACCCAAATCCGATTGCATTTTTTTCAGCGGATTGAGCGCCAGCATTAGTTGTCATAATCATTACAATATTTCTGCAATCCGCTTTTTTACCATTACTACCAGTAATAAAACCGTTATCCATCATTTGTAACAACACGGTTGATACATCTGGGTGAGATTTTTCAATTTCATCTAGTAATAACACCGCATTTGGATTTTCTTGGAGTTGTGTTATCAACGCACCAGCATTATCATCATAACCAGCATACCCAGGAGGTGCACCTAATAGTTTGCTAACACTATGTTTTTCTTGATACTCAGACATATCGAATCTAAGTAATTTAACATTTAAGTGGTGTGCTAATGATTTCGCTGTTTCAGTTTTACCACAACCAGTTGGACCCATGAATACAAATGAACCGATTGGTTTGTTGTCGGGTTTTAATCCAGCTTGCGCAACGATAATTTTGTCAACGATTTCAGTCAATGCCAAATCTTGACCAAAGACATCATTTTCAATTTTTTCTTGGAGAGTTGCAATATGGGCACTTTCGGTTTCCATAACTTGCTCTTCTGGTAAATTAACCATTTTTGCCAATTCAAATTGAATTTCTCGTTCAGCAACAACACGCTGATCCGCAACTTTTAAGTTAAAACGTGAACATGCAACATCAATTAAGTCAATTGCTTTATCTGGGAGTTTTTTATCAGCTTGGTATTTGACTGATAATTTAATCGCCGCATGTAATGCGCAATCTTTAATTTTAACATCGTGATGTTTTTCATAGTATTTTTTAATACCACTTAGAATCTTGAATGTCATTTCTTGTGATGGTTCATCAACTGTGATTCGTTGGAAACGACGCATTAATGCACGATCTTTTTCAAAATGTTTACGATACTCATCCCATGTTGTCGATGCAATTACTTTAATGTTACCTTTACTTAATGCTGGTTTCATCATATTTGCCAAATCATTGGCAGAATTTTGCCCAGCACCGGCACCATTAATCATGTGTGCTTCATCGATGAATAATACGGTTTTACCTTTTTCATCCAATGCTTTGATAACTTGTTTAAAGCGTTCTTCAAAATCACCACGATATTTAGATCCAGCTAACATTGCAGAAATATCTAAGTTGTACACAGTATATCCTTTTAGGAATTCTGGTACCACATCATTTACAATATTGTGTGCCAAACCTTCGGCAATCGCAGTTTTACCAACGCCTGGGTCACCGACTAGGATAACATTATTTTTACTACGTCTGCCCAACGCTAACGCAATATTTTCAAGCTCATTTGCACGACCAATTACCGGATCGATTTTTCCTTTGTTAACTTCGTCGTTTAGATTCGTTGCGAATGCTTGCAATGCTTTAGTTGACCGTTTGTCGTTACCGGATGGTACAGGGGCATCGAGAATTGCATTAGTTTGAATATAATCCGCAAATTTTGCTTTATCGATTCCCGCCTCACTAGCATAATATACAGCCCACGAATTTTTTTCGGCTAACATAGTTAAAAACGCATCAGTAACTTCGACTTTTTGTCTATTGTTAAAGATTACTTGCGTGAACACTTTATTTAACATTCGTTCAAATGCTGGTGTCTTACGAGGCGTTTCAACACGTGTCTTGCTAATAATGTCGTCACATTTATTTTGTAAATGTGCCACAAGTTTAGATTTTAGTGTACTAACATTACACCCATATCCCACTAGATATGAAGTGAAATCTTCACTTGACAACATTGCATGCATCACATGCTCTAATGTAATGTATTCATGATGCAAGTCTTTTGCTGTTTCTAACGCTACACCTAGTACTGCTTCAAATTCTGCGCTTGGCTCTACCATATTGTATACCTCGTTGTTAAAGTGAATTAAGTTTATTGTTTATATCGCTAAGTTGTGAGAGTAAATCTCGGTCAGTGATAGTTGGTGTTTTAATCTTAACAAGTACCACAAACCTACCTAGCATGTTGGTATGGATATTTTTGAATCCACCACCTGGTTTTGCAAATTCGGTGCCGGTTTCAACACCTGGACGAATATCAACTTTTGTCATTGCACCGGTAATTGTTTGTACTTGCTTTGTACATCCAATTATTGCTTCGATTGGGTTGATTTCGACAGTAGTATACAGGTCATCGCCCACTCTGTCAAATTTTTCGTCATGCTGTACTAAAATAGTTATATTTAAGTTTCCGCGAGGGATATTACTAATAGTGTCATCACCCAAACCATTATACTTTATTGTATCACCATTTGCAACCCCTGCTGGTACAGAAATTACAACACTAGATTCATTACCACTTGGTAATCTATATCTAGTTTCAAATTGCTTACCGATAAAGGAATCGGCAAGTGATATTGTACAGTTTAAATTTAAGTCTCGGTTTTTATGAACGGCGCGTCTACCAAACATGTCACCAAATGGTGATGCGTGCCCAAATATATCATGAAAGTTTCCTTGATGAAAATGTGCAAAGCCACCTCCACCAAATGAATGCCCCATTTGTTCATATCGTTGATGATTATCATATTCCGCACGTTTTTGGGGGTCGCCCACCACATCGTATGCGGCTGATATTGATTTGAATGTTGCTTGATCGCCGCCTTTGTCGGGGTGATGTTTATTTGCTAATCGACGATATGCTTGTTTAATTTCGTCTTGAGATGCGTTTTCAGAAACGCCTAATGTTGAATAATGTGTCATATAATTAGGTTACTCCAAAGTTGTATATAGGTAATTATACAATAATTAGAGTAACCTGTCAAGAACTGTTTTTATACAGGAACTTTACGGCCTTCGTATTTACGATGCTTTTTCTTTCCTGGTTTTCCAGCTGGTTTGGATTCTTCTTTTTTAACGTCTTCTTTTTTAACTTCTTCTTTTTTAACGTCTTCTTTTTTAACTTCTTCTTTAGCAGTTTCTGGTTTAACGTCCGCCGCTTGTTCAACTTTAACTTCAGCAGCTTTTTCAACAACTGCGTCGTCTGCTAAAATTGTGAATGGTACTAATAATAAAATGGTTGCTAAAAATTTCATATAATTTCCTTATAGTAATGGGTCATCTTCTTGTGGAACAATACGGCCTAATTTACCACTTTGAACAGGTGCAGCCATCGGTTCTGGCGGTTGGTATGCAGCTGGTTGTGGTGCAAATTGTGGCTGTGGTGCAAATTGTGGCTGTGGCGCCGGTGCAGCTGGTTGTGGTGCAAAACTGCTAATCATTCCACCAATACCAGGCATTGCTGGTGCAGGGGCATCAGCTCCATTAATTTTTTCTTGTGTTCTACCATGTGCGGTAATACCTAATACAACACCCATTGCGATATGGTATAAACCACCACCTTGTAGTGTTAATGGTTGCCACATATCTAAATGTTGCCCAGGATTGTAGTATTGTAATACATTATAAAGGATTGGTCCAGCGATAAAATCAAAAATACATGTCATCATGTATGTGATTGCCATCATTGGTCTCCAGTTTTTTGACATAAAATCTTCACCCGCCTGTTCTGCGGCGGTTAATTTGTTGTAATCTTTTGCTGACATAATTTACTCCATAATCGTGTCTATTAATATTATTGTCCTAAAACGTGCATTGCATGATGATAGTGTTTAATACGATCTTGAAGACCGATAGTTCCACCGTTAATACGTTTGGTTAACGTTAACATATCACCTTTATCTGCCCATTTGTTAAGTCCATTTTCTTCCCAGAACCAGCACGCGGATTGAAGTGCTCCTTCAAACGTGCCTAAATATTCAGGAATGTCGGCTAATGGTGTATCGATAGATTCGGCAAATTTAGTATAGTTGGTTTTACCAGTTAACTGAATTAAGCCACGACCGCAGTAACGGAATCCGTCACCTGATGATTCTGGACCGTTCCCCATTCTGCCACCATAGACTTTATTTGCGATTTTTTCTGGTTTTTGTGCATATTGTGCAGCCAATGCATCGGTTGGAAAGTATTTTGGGAATACTTTACGTAAGGTGACTGCTCTATAATTTAAGTTTTCTTTTAAACATTTATAGTTGCCGCTTTCATGCGCGGTTTGCGCAATAAATGCACTTACACGCAATAGTGTGTTTATTTCATAATCTGGCAAAATCATATTCAGGGCGTCAAACCAGTACTCCACGTACTTATTCCCTGGTAATAATTGCGCCAGTTTTGCTTCAGTAAAGCTAAAATCAAATGCCATTATTTCTCTCCATAGATACGGCCCATCCGTTATTCTCAAAGATAAAAGTATTTCCTATTTTATTAATATTGTAATTACCAATATATTTTGTATAGAACATTACTTCGGCAATATCTTTGCTTTCTATCATAATTGGGCCTTTTATAGATGCATACACATCTTCTTTCAACCCACTATTGATAATTCTGAACGAGAGTGGGTCAGCTCGTAGTTTATTAAATTTAATCGTTTCCCCTATTACATCAACTTTATCGGATGAACTATTTGAGAAAAAGTTACTAAAGTTATCCATGCTTTCTGGGTTGGTTGCACGTTCATATGATGCTTTTGTAATTGGAATTATGTTAGCTAGATTTTCTAAATTTGCATCGTGACTAGTAAAGTTTTTAAAGTATCTAAATCTCATATCTGGCATCCCAGTTATGCGTTCAACACCATCTAAAATTTCTAGGATTTGTTCAGCGGTATGTCGGTTGCGTTCTAATTCAATAAAAACTTTATATTTACCATCATCAGATTCACCAGGACTGACGTCGGCATCTAACACAAAGTCATACCCCATTTCTACAAAATTCTCTAAGTCTTTTGCTGGGTCTTCTGAGTCAACGGTAAAGCTCAATACGACCACGTTTTTATCATCACCGATTTTACTTTGGTATGCATCTATCTCAAAAACTTTATCAACTAAATGTATAAGGTCATTTTTTCGTAAACTTTCTTGTAAATTTGCCATATTAAATCGCCGGTGCTGGCGCCCCTCCTGCTGCCGACATATTAGGAGCCCCACCTGCGGCGCCGCCTGGTGCCATTCCTGGTGCCATTGCTGGTGCGGTTGGTGCTGGTGTCGCTGGTGCGGTTGCATTCGTTAATGCTGGAGTATTATCAGCATTTTCAGCTTTCATCTTGTCCATGTATCCTTTGTACATATCAAAGGCGACTTTTTTGGGCATCTGAATTTCGACAATCCAAATTGGATTTCTATCAACTTTTCCTTTTTTTGTACCAGGTCTGATATCATCTGGTGTGCGGATAGGGCGTGCTTCAAGTAAATGTGATTTTTGATATTTAACTTTGCATCCAAGACCTAATAATCTCTTTGCACCAATTGGATCAGGCATTTTTTTCTGTGGCCACATAAATCCAGCGGTAATCCAATGTCTATCAATTTTGGGGCCATACGCTAATTCCCCATCTTCCCAATTGTTATATGCATACAGATCCATTTCTGCTAAAACACGTTCAAAATCTTTCAAAGCTGAAAGATTGGAGTTGTTCTCATATAAACTTTGGATGTTTTTAATTACGTCTAATACATCTTTCATAATAAATCCCGTATATGTTATCTTTATTTAGCCGTTATTATAAATACTTAAGTAGGACCTATGTAGTTTACATGGCAGTTACTACACGTCCTACGTTGCTCAAAATCGTAGGAGATACTGAATGAGTAGAAAAGTGAAAAAACGTTTTACATCAGAAGTCAACATAATAGATTTTCAACCATACCTTCCACAAAAACGGCGAGTGGTATCATTATCACCGCGCAATCAACATCAGCGCGATTATTTGCGTAAATTACAAGACGAACGAAAAAGTATAATATTTGCTATCGGTCCCGCCGGTACAGGTAAAACTATGCTTGCAGTTCAGTATGGAATTAAGTTATTACAAGAAGGAAAAATTGAAAAAATCGTTGTGACACGACCTGCCGTATCTGTAGATGAAGATTTGGGATTTTTACCTGGCACATTAAATGAAAAAATGGCGCCGTGGACTAGACCAATCTTTGACGTATTTTCAGAATATTATCAGCAAAGAGATATAGTAAAATATTTGGAGGATGGTGTTATTGAAATTAGCCCACTCGCGTACATGAGGGGCAGAACTTTTAAAAATGCGTATATAGTTGCAGATGAAATGCAAAATGCAACCGTAAACCAAATGAAGATGTTACTAACAAGAATAGGGGATAACTCAACTATGGTGGTAACTGGGGATTTAGAACAAGCGGATCGTCTTAAAGACAACGGTTTGATTGATTTTTGTACCTTGATATCACAAAGAACAGATTTACATCATATTGATATTGCTAATTTTAACGCTCAGGACATAGAGCGTCATCCAGCAGTAAAAGAAGTATTGAGCATTTATGGAGAATAGAAAAAGGGCCTTACGGCCCTTTTTTTATGTGTGATAGTTTTATTAATGTGGCGGATAAATTGATTTCTGGGTCAATCACTAGGGTATGGTCAACTAATCCTTGCTTTATTACACAGATTGCCAACTCTTGCTGTTCTTCATTGTCACCAAATAGTTCGATATTATCATATAACCAGCGGTACATATCTTCAATTTCTTCTGGTCTAGCTTTACTGCATATCAACTTTCTAGCTTCGCTAATTTTACCACTCTTAAACAGTTCAACCATTCCAAACTTATAATCAGATCCATCTGCATCGGTGTCAGTTGGTGCAATCAATTTACCACCAATACTATATTGCTGAACCATGTTAATACATTTGCGTAAATCTGGATAATTGGCTTTAACAAACGTATCTAATGTATCCAAATCAAATACCACCTCCTCTGAAATTAGAATTTTAGCCACTCTGGTGGTATATTCTGTTATATCGAGTTTGTTGACGTGGAATCCCTGGCATCTACTTACAATCGCAGGTAAAATTCGGTTAGAATGATTACATGTAAGAATAAATCTAGCGGTTGAATGTCTTTCCTCCATTAATCCACGTAATGCCGCTTGTGCATTAGGTGAAAGATAGTCCGCTTCATCCAATAATACGACTTTGAATGGTCCAAATGGGGTCATTTGGGTAAAATTTACGATTGTGTCACGGATAAAATCAATCGATGTATGCCTAGATGCGTTAATTACTTTAAAATCTAGCTTTGGAATCTCTAATAGATGGCATAATACCTTTGCAAGAGTGGTTTTACCAGTTCCAGGACTGCCACTTAGTAATAAATGAGGGATTGAACGGTCGGTAACCCAAGATTCAATCTGTTTTTGTTGAATACTATCTTTAAATACATACCCGTCTAGTGTTGATGGGCGATATTTTTCAGTCCACAGCTCTTTTGCGGCCATTATTACCTACTTTTTGATGATTGTTAATGAAAAAAGTCGGGATATGCAATCCCGACTGTATTTTAGAACATTGGACTGCTAAAGTCAAATGTTTGGGTGGTGGATGCGTTAGATTGTCCCAAATATACATCATCTGGGCGAGTATTGCTGACTAATAGTATAGATTTCGTTTCAACTCTTAATACATCAAATGGTTCAACCCCAGGTGTTTTAATTGCGAGTTTCCGAGTCCATCTACCGTGCTCAACAAGTACCCAATCACCTATTTTTACATCAGTTTGGGTCGGTCCGATGGCATATACCTTACCCCATCGTGGTTTTATTCCTTCCGATTTGCCATTATCACTAGTTATTACGATACCGGCCTTAGTAACTTGTTCATCAAAGTTCATATCGGTAACGATCACGCCATCGTGCAATGGTATTAACTTATTACAGTCAATTGCACTCATGCATCACCCGCTGGTAATACATCATTGCTGTCCTCTTTTACTTGTTTTGCTGGTTTTGGTGGTACCACCACCTCTGCTTGCGCTGGTGCGGGTCTAGGCTGATGATTTTGAATACCCATTCCACCAGGTGTGGTTATATTATCAAAGTTTGATATGATTTTACCACCAGGGCCGATTTCATCCCCTCGTGCGTTAACTTTAGCATTCCCAACTGCTAAAGTCATCTCATTTTGATTCATTAACTTGTTCATATCAACAGCTTTACCGCGCATTGATTTGTGAATAATTTGTTTTTTAGCCATATTAAGTTCCTTTTGTATTAACGTAAAAATTCTCGCCAGTCTAACTTGTATTTAATGCTATTAATTTTATGTACCCCTAAAAGGTATAAAATGTAACTAGATACACTAGACCCTCTACCGACACCCCAAAAAATCTTATGTTCCGTACATGAATCAACGAAATATTTAAGCCATTGGAGGACCTTTTCCATTTTATATAATTTAAATGCTTCAAATTCCTCGGTAACTCTGGTTTTTTCTAGTTCAGTATTGCATTTGGAAAGACAATAGTTGTATACATCAAATGAATTGTATTCATCTGGCATTAACCATCTTTGTTGTCGAGAGTTGTCTAATGATTTGACAGATATAGCAGGATCGATTGGTGTTATAAAATCTATATCTGAAATATCTGTCAATTTAGTTAGTTCATCAGTAATATCAACTTGTATATTAGCTAATACATTGATATTACCTTCGTACATGATATTAAAAACATCATGCTCACTGAAAATTGGGTTATTATAGTTATCTAATCTCATTAATCTATTTTAATCGATATTAATGAGTTTGTCAAGTCCTTTTTCGCTTTTAGCCATTAATGCATTAAATTCAGCTTGTCTACGTGATGCAATTTCGTCTTTATATGTTTCAAGTATTGCAACAATTTGAGATTTTAGCTCAGTATTATGCGTCATAAAATATTTTTTTGATAAATCCGCAGCTTTGGCCTCAAGTTCTGCGGTGGTCGATGACCCTAAGTTATGCACTAACGGGTGCATCGAAAACTCCTAATAAACGCATGTATACATTTAACCCGCCGTCATAACTCCATGCTTCAACAACAGCTTGTGTGGCATCGAGGACAGTAAAATCTTCAGGAAATGATTGCTCCATATGAATAGTACCGTTATTAACAGTCGAAAAGGTTGGGGTTCTGGAAGCACCAGATTCATTAATTAAGTGAAGTCTAACAACCGCATATAATTCAGATGGCCAATAGTTAAATCTAATCGCACGGTTAGCGGTATATGTAAATGTTTGGAATGAACCATTTCTCAAATCAACATCTTTGACTGACGTTGTAATGGTGTCAGCATTGATTACACTATAAAATTGATTAAATGAACCATTGGTAATACTACTACCAAGTAAATCATTAATAGCTGGGTCTGTACTTTCAACACCAATATCGGTGTTTAACAGTGCTTTTGCTTCTAAATTTGTTATTGCAGCATCCGCCTCGCTTAATGCGGTCTGAATTGCCGCAAAGTTATCACGAAATCCTTGACTATTATTGTCTTGTCCCGCAATCGGGTATGTGACATCAATTGCTGCATAATTTATATTACTCATATTGTTATCCTATCGTTTCTAAATACCAAATATTTATCATTGGTATATCCATCGACCGCATCAATTATATATCTGTCAATGGTGTAATCAATTTGTTTAAAATCAAATGAACTGTGTTTTATATTTAATAATATGTCATCAGCGGTACCTGGTTTACAAAAACAGAGTGGTATCGCTAAAGTAAATCCAAGTTCTAGTTTTGTTTCAGATTGAATTGTTCTCATCCATAATGGTAAGAATTTTCTATCAGTTGAACCGATCGCACGAATTCTTTTACGCCAATTAGAAATGCTGTTTGGATAATAAGTTGATGGCTGCGAGTTCGAACTTTTATATCCGGTGCTGTCAACCGTTATTATATTATGTGGTCTATTTTGAGATGCATCTAATTGGTTTAAAGGCATATCCCAAAAATCAACACTTTCATCAACAGTAATCGGTGGTGACATTTTTCCTAACTTTGATAAACTTGGTGCTAATTTTTTACCATTTGGTTCATATGGATCTATCATTTCGATGTATATTACTTCATATATCACATCACTAGTGTATGTTTCTCTGGCCAACGCCTTTTTTATACTACCGAAGTTAAATCTTTTCTTTTTATGATTTAAACCCATTGCACTAATATATGCGGCGGCATCCGTTGTATTGATTCCGGCATATATGGTCATTTCCATGTTGGTTTGAATCCCAAAAGTTTGGTCATTTGTGCGGTAAATACTATCAGGTGGAAAGATGGTTGTGTCATTAATAAAATCTTTCCACATAGCACGATGCGCAGGTTTCAACAGTGGCATTACTTTAATATTACTATATGGAATTTTGTCTGGGGTATTAACACTCAATGTGAATTGTTTAGTGTTAGTGTTTATACTATATTGGTCACGTACTTGGACTGTAAATGTGAATACTCGGTCAAATATAGTTGTATTGTTATCGAAAGTGGTATCGTTAGTATCAAATGCTAGAATACCATTGATATTTTTAGAAACATCTTTAAATTGTTGAATATTTCCAACAATTTCCCCATTTACATCAAGGGTTAACCCAGGTGGTAGTGACCCGCTTGTAATGTGATAAATTAATACTGATGATGGTAGACTACATACCGCCGATACTTTTAATACAGATGGAGAATTTGCATCCAATGAACCTAAATTACTATCAGTCACCCATGATAACACACTATCCAGTTCACCAAACACGGACATGCTAAATGTTCTAGAAGATTCTGCTGTTTCATCCTTATTACCATACCGTGTGGCTGTGATTGTAAACGTATATGTTTTGGTAATAGCTGGTTGATATGGGATTTTACCAAATATATCACCGGTAATTGGATCAAATTTCATACCTGGTGGTAAATGATTAATATTATCTATACTATAGATTACCTGACTTACATCATAGGTATCTAACTTAACTAATACATAATTATTTGCTCTAAACTCACCCAAATTGGATTTTGTAAGCCATATTGGTGCAGACATATATGTAACGTCTGCGGTAAAGAATCCTGTATCATTAATGAAACTTGTACTATCGGCGCGGAAGTAATCATCACCAACAACATATATTGCAAACTTGCGTCGGACATATGAATCACCGTCAGTAACTGTTACATAAAACTCGTAGTTACGGTTGAGAGATTGTGGACGTGCTGCCGGTAATGAAAAGTCATAAGATTTTGATTCATAATAATATGAGTCATATCCATTTGATGATCTTATACCAAAGTCGTATGGCGTATCATCAAATTGGGCAGTATCAAATGCACCGTTTCCATCAGATTTTTTTAAGGTTAAGACTGGTTTTATAATGCCATATATTCGACCATCTTCTGTCAATGATAATCCAGGTGGCAATTCACCGTCTTTACTTGGTATAAAATAGCTTAATTTTTGGCCAGCCGCTGTATCTGGGTCAAATGCCTCTAGTTGATAATCGACATACGTGTTAGATACAACAAATAATTGGTGGTTTGGCCCTATATCGAGATTTCTAATCTGATTCCCAGCCAATGTGATAAATTCTGGTGTGTCAGGGCCAGCTATAGTTATAACCATAGTTCTATCTGAAATACCAGCACTGGATGATGCTCTTATACAAAATGTAAAGTTTGTATTTCTTGCCACCTCATATGCCATACCAATTATATGTTGGTTTTTTATGTATAACCCACCAGGAAGACTACCAGAAATGACTGTGAATGTCAAATCGGATGGCAACTGGTCGAACGAAATTGGCAATCGTATATCCACCGGGGTTCGTTCATTTATTGTTCCAATATTTTCACCAGAACGAATATTCCATATATTAGTCATTAATATTCTCGTAATTATGGGGTTGCATCAAAGAACCCAAATTCAACATCGTTTCTAGGATTACCAAGAAATCCACCAAAATCCAAAGATACCCCGCGAGGGTTCAACGATGATGCCCCAGTTGGAATATTAATATACCCAAGATCAACATGAATGTTAGTATTAGAATATAATAATGTGGTAACCAATGAACTTAAAAGTTTCATATCTTCACCCCATATTGTTGTTTGAACGTCACCTGGGCCATAAATATTATGTCCATTAAGGCCGAGATTTGCCCCTAATAGCGGGGCGGTGTCTAACTCAACCTGTGTTACTGATTGAAGATTAACCCAATCCGCCGAATGGGTTATAATAACACTATTATCATCCGATAACAATGATTTGAATTGTAAATTTGCATTAGCACGTTGCGCAAATAGTCCAGTACCATTCCCGATATTTTCGGCGTTGGCAATAGTTACCGTATGGCTAAGTTCTGTAAAATTTGCATTTACTTTTTGAAATGCTGTTCGTAAATCATCACCCGTTCCATCGTTGGCGTAACTTCCTAAGTTTATTGTTTGAATTGTCATATTTTAATATCCTATGGTGTATTTATTTCAGCGGTAATTCAATTTATTTTAAGACTTCTATCGAACAATAGGCATCACCGAGCGTAGTTATATTAGGTATATGTCTTACTATTACCGTTATTCGATACATTTTATGATAACTACTATCTGCAAAAATTGCAGTTACCATATCACCGGATGTTGTAAGAGTATTGGCATTTATGGTATACCATGTGGTTGTGTTAGCCTGTAGAACCGTACTACCGTTCCACAGGTTCATAGATTCGTCAGCCACTCCGTAAGCAACAGTTGTTGATGTCAATATAACGGATGCGGTAATATCCCGATTGTATTGAATTTCGACATTTAAGGTGTCACCCATTCCCGCCACTAGTCGTACACGTAAAAAATCGGCTGACAAGATATTAACACCAACCGCTAGTGTTTCACTTCCGTTTGCTCGATTGACTATTCCAGGATATGCGGTGGATTGTACTGAATAATCAGGGAACATAATTGCACCATCTGTCCCTCGTATTTGTACATAATGGCTACTGTTACCTAACATTAACGTTTCATTCGTTGGGGCAAATACTTGAGCGGTATTAAACTGAGATAATGGGACATTTAATACGCCAAAAGTATCAACGGATACGGTATATGATCCATTCACTATACTATTGGATGGTGTCGAACTAGGGGGTTCTATCGTTGCCCACGTTAGTTCTTGACCGTTGGTTGTAAGGTATTTTCCGTTATTACCAGTTTGCGCTGGAATTTGAATATCTGCGCCGACCGCGCTATAAAGTTCTGTAAAATTATGATTTGCTTTATCAAATGCTGTTCGCAGCGGGTCACCGCTGCGATCATTTACTGTTGTTCCAATATTAATTATTTGACGTGCCATTATGCTCTCCCTACGGCAATTTCAATTACACCGGCTTCACCGTAGTCTTTGTTTTCCAATGCTTTACCAATAATAGCACCCAATGTTGGATTTAATGCTTTAACCGCATATCCTGGTGTATTAGATGTTGTTAGTAATTCACCTTTTTTAATTCTACCAATGACTTTGCAAGGTGTTCTACCTATCAATGCAATACAGTTTCTGTTACCAGCTTGTTCTGCATTCATAATGTATGCTGGATTTGTTGTCACGACACCAGCCAACGCGGTATCGTTTACCGATGTTGAGATCGTGACTTCTTTATCACCGCCAAATACAAGCACGGTACCTGGTTCATATTCTTTGTCACCTTCATAGAATTCGGCCAAATCAGCATAAGTCGCTTGTAACTTACTAGCACCAGTTAAGGTCCAAGCCCCTTGAATTGTGCCAGCACCAGTATCAGTACCATCTGTCGTAATGTTATAGGCTTTTAATGTGGTAGAATTGGTATTTAAATCTAATATACTACCAGACGTCATACGCCAATTACCGGTAATGGTACCTTGGTTTTGAACTAAGTTTGTCAATCCAGATGTGATGGTCGTGGTTTTTAATGTTCCAGTACCAGTATCCAATGTACCAAAGGTGGTTGTAACTGTGTCCGATGACGTTGTACCAGTGGATGACATAAATTTATATGTGTTTGGTGTGTAGAAATCAACACTAGCTGGTGACGCGGTTGTATCAATAATCAACTTTCCATCGATTTTCAATGCGGTAACATCAATTTTTCCAGCATTGTCAGTTTTTACCAAACTATCACTAGCCCCGATGGTTGTAACAGCCTGAGAGGTGTATGTGTTATTTGCGGTATTTGACCCATCATAAGTCACTGATACAATACCTGAGAACGCAAATGATGTATTTTTCAATCCATTACCGTTTGTTACAACATCACCAAATGTTATTTCGCGTGGTACTGCAGCTGCACCAGTATTGTTACCCAATACGGTACCATTACTCATATACTGTATTTTACTATAAGTAACACCGGTTGCGGCCGATGTTGCGGATTGTAACTCGATCCATCCATTGGTTGCTGTAAATTGGGTATTGTTGAAACTTGCTAATCCACGGTCAGATTGGGCAATTCCAGCTGCACTTACTCGTGTTGTCGCGGCATTTAAACTTAGTTTACTTTGTGCAATCGCCGCATTACTATTAATCATTGAATCAGTAATAACACCAGTATTGATTGCTGTACTAAGCACACCACCAGAATATGTTATAGCTACATTTCCAGATATAGATGAATTTTTCCATTTTGAGGTGGTTCCATCAAATACAAAAAATTGGCCATTTGAAGGTGCGTTTGTAAGAGTGTCAACGTCACCAAGTTTACTTAATAAATTTAATGAATCGACATATGCTTTATTGGCAGCATCACCAGACAATGATGGTAATGGTAAGTTAGTAATCGAGTTCCCACCCATTAATAAGGTACCTTTCATTGCAATAATACCAGTTAATGGTAGGTAGCCTGGACCGACCAAATCCCTAGCAACTAATGGATTACCACCGTGATCTATACCAAGGCGTTTGTCAATATATCCACGAATAGCACTTTGAACTGGTATAACATCAGATGCGTTCGTTGTCATTGTACTATCGGTTGAGAATTCACGAACAACGGCGCCAGTTTTAAATCCTAACCCATCAATATTTGATAACGCAAAGTTAGAACTAAATGTTACAGAACCAGTTCCTTGGTCAACAGTAAAGAATCGACCAACTCGGAAAATACCATCTTGGTCAGTACTAACATAAAACACACGCCCAACACCATCTTCTTTAATCTCTTTTGATTGATCTTTTGATTGCGCTGGGTTTCCGTAAATTTGATATGGATAGTTCGATGTACTGTATCCACCAGTACCAATATCTAAGAAATCGTGCGATGTTGCACGACATGTACTGATTCGAGTTGTAATTTGCGCGGTAACATTTGCAGCATATCCAGCACGTAAAGTTGCTTGTGTCGCGGTGGAGAATGGTTTACTGATACCGATTCCATTACTTGTCGCACCGGTTATCTCAAGTGTTGCAACCGAAGTGTTAATAATAGTGGTTGTACCAGCACCATAGGTACCGGGATCACTAGAATAACTCAACTGAACTGTACTAGTTGTACTTGCGGTTACGGTGTAAGTTCCGTTGTATGCTGTGGTAGCGTTACCAGCAACTATCCATTTACTTCCAACTAATATTGGTGTAACCACAGTTGGAATATTTAACGTAACTAAGTATGGTCCTGTACCAGTTTTACTAGCAAATGACGATACCGTATAGGTATGACCAAAATTTGCTTTATTGGTATAGAATGACATAATTCCAGTGGCTGTTGTTAATGTGACATTTGCACTTGCTGCTGGTGTGGTAGAACTAGTTGTTATAGATATCTGTGTTGATGATACCACCTCACTGATATAATATACGGTTGACGCTGTTATACCACCAAATGATGTTCCAGTAAATATAATTTGATCACCAACCGAAAGACCATTTGATGACCCCAACGTAATTAGATTGTTAGTTCCAGTTATCGTTGTTGATGCTTGTGTAACACTTTGGTTAATAGTCCATGTTGTGCCAGAACCGCTAGTAATATAAGTTCCAGATGGGATAGTACCACCTGTTAAGTACATACCAATAGCCACCGTGCCTGTGACAGCACCACCGATGGTTAAGGTTGTACCAGCAATGCTAGAAGTAGCCATAGATGCGGTTGCATTTGTGGTTTCTGTGGCTGTACCAGCCTTACCTGGATCTAATGGCATGCGTAATGTCAACGAGTTTGCTGCACTTGCAGTACATTTCCAGAATCCATTGTATAATGCATTATTATTACCAGTTATTCTGAAGTAGTTACCGACAGTTTGTGCGGTTCCAGTGGTGGTAAATGTAACATCGTAATATGGATATTCCGGCACATCTGGATTAGCAGTTGTTACCGTACTAGCCGCCGATAATGTAAGTACGTTTGCACCACTTCCAAGTGTAAATGTACCTGGGTCACTCGCATAACTTAATGCAATGGCGGTGGTATTAATACCACTATTAGCGGTTAAGGTCGTTGACGTGGTATTTGTTATACTAGCGGTTAGGATAGCATTACCAGCCACCGCCACCGCAGGTACGCTGGTATAACCATACCCTGTGCTAATTATAACAATTTTTGAAATAGTTCCATCAATTACCACACAGGTTGCTTGGGCATTAACTAACGCACCACCACCTGTTATAGAAATAGTTGGTGGAATAGTGGAAGAATAATTTGAACCACCATTTACGATAGTAATATCTTTTAGTGTTGCTAATAAAATAGCATTGATCACCGTATTCGATGGCACCCAGCACGCTGGACTAACCACAAAAGAGTTAGTTGAGCTATTAATTGATTGAATAATACAACTATCAGGAATATACCCATCGTGTGCAGATATAATACCAGTTTGTGTTATTGAGCTAGCAACGGTTCCGGCAACCGTAATGTATGTTGAGCTAACACCAGTAATAGTATACACACCATTATATGCGGTTGGAATAATACCTGCAACTTTAATTGAACCGCCAACAACAAATGGCATTGATGCTTGTGATGCAAAGGTAAAGGTTATAGAGGTCCCGTTTCCACTTGCGGTAACCCCACTAATAGACGGTGGTAATATAACCATACCAACGGCTAGTGTTGAAACAGAGGATACCGCTATTTCAGTTTGACTAATATTACCGATAACTTGATAAGTTCCATTAAATGCGGTCGTTGCATTATTAGCAATTGTAACATAACTGTCAATTGCTGGTACAACGTTGTATTGACTGTATGGTATATCAAAAGTAACCGTTTTTGCGGTCAAACTATTTAATTGTGTTGCTGTACTTTTGTGTGTAAGTGCTGATATAACAGTTCCATCGGCAGAATTATTTGCGATTGGTGTGGATTCAATTGAAATATATGCATTTGCGGATATACCAAACGTAATAGAACCACTTGGTGTTGTTATTCCTGATGCGGTTGATAAGGTAACAGATGTTCTAAGAGTTTCAGAGTCATAAGTTGAGCTTACAACAGTTGGGTTGCCGGTAATGCCAGAACCAACCACGATATCATTGACCTCTATTACCCCATACACAGATGATACAACTAAAACCTTAGTTGTACTATTCCAACTATAGTAAGTACCGGTTGCAATAACTTGTGGTAAAGTGTAGCTAGATATCTTATGGATTCTTCCACTCCACGCGGTAATATATGTACCTTTGTTAATTTGGTCGATAATTGCTTTTTGTGAAATTGCAACTATCGCAATTTTAGTGTCACCAACTTTTGAACCTTGTGTTTTTGAGGGATCATTTGGGTCAACAACTGTTAAACTTGATGTATCGGTAAGTAATTGGTAATAGTTAAATCCAGCATCTGTTTGTAAAATAGCAATATTTGCTGGAAGGGTTTCACCGGTTGATTCTGTTAAATTATAAGAAATAACACGGTAAATACTTCCAAGATTATCTGTATATTGCAATGCGGTTGACGGACGAGTCGGTCTAACGTTATCAATATTGTAACATTTAACACTTTGGAATGAAATAATAGTTACCAATTGCCCATTATATAAGTCAGTTGCTAACCCAGTAACAGTTGTACCATCCATACCAGTTGACGAAAAGTTTACTTTAAGAACATTTTGGCCATTAATAGTAATATTGGTATGCTCAATTGTTGAAACCCCATATCTAGCAATAGGACCACCATATAATGAATGATCTATTTCAATTTCACATAAATTAGTCGGAGTATATTCATATCCGTATATCCAGATCGATACCACTTGGGTTTTGTCAGTGTTAACAACCATATATGTGGCGGTTGACCCTTGTTTATATATTTTAGCGGTCTGTAGTAAATTATTTGCTAATGTAACCGAATCTGGTAACTCAGTAACGTCATAGCCAGATGAACGCAACCCATAAGAACCGTGTGCGTTTGATCCACCAACCGATCTAATTTGTCCACCGTTGTTTGCCCAGTAATGGGTGTGACAATAATACGAGAATGTCGAAACCTGTTCGGATAATCCACCATTTGTTGCTAAAATTGCATAGCCTAAGTCATTGACCATAGCAAAATCGTTAGCTAACATAGATTTATTACCACCCATTTCTATGTTAATCGATACACCACCGCCTTTATTTAAGAAATCAATTACACTTGTTTGAATACCAGCTTTGCCTGCAAGGATAGTTGATTGTGCGGTTATTAAACCACTGCTTTGACCGGTAACAATTGGTTGTGATAGTATATAACTGGTCGTATCATATGCACCATTTGCCACATAATCGATTAATATATCACTCAATGACGCCAATGTCGTTGCAAAAGACCCATTGATCGTTAATGTTACACCTGATGCAACCGCTGTCGTAACATTATTAGAAATGGTTATAGTCGTATCGGTAAAACCAATTACATAGCTATTAGATGGTATATTTGTACCACTAATCGGTGAACCTATCCCAATATTAGATGGTACACTAGTACATGTAATGATTTTAGTACCAATTGCGGTAATTGCACTAGTTGTCGCTGTTGCTGTATATGTAATACTAGACGGTGCGTTTGTTGTAACTTGTGTTTCGGTATTTCCATATGTTTTTGTTACGGTGGTACCAGCAACAATTTGTTGTATAACGGTTTTTAATCGCCCATATGCAGCAACAGTGTACGTTTCTTCACCAAAAATACTACTAACACCAGAAGCATAATATGCTTCACCAGCATCTCTGGTTTGACTATTTCCACCATAAAATAAATCATAAACCATAGCATCAACGACCAAGCCAACGTCACGTTGACATGTCAATACGTTATATCTATTGATTAATTTGATTGAATAGGTGGCCGAGATGTACGCGGTAATTTCATTTTGTATAAATGCTCTATTTGCAATTAAAATATTTTTTGCTTTTGCGATATTTGATGTATCAGAAATACCTACTGGATTTGCATATACTAAAGATGGTGCATAAGTAATACCATCAAATATTACCCCTGTTACGATTGCTGACAATGCTTTAATAGTCGCTTGTGCAGAAGTATTGCTGGTTATTAACGCATTTGCTAAATCTCTAGTTTTATTAACCCCGGCGATTGTTTGTATTTTTTGCGAACTTGGTACAACACTTGAATATGAACGCAAATATGATGTTGCAGCTCTAACGGTTCTAAAGTTTGAACCAAGAACAAGATCGTAAGTGATTGCGTCTAATATTAAACCAACGTCACGAGAACACTTAGTATTATTATAGGCAGCTGCCGCATTGTATGGTGTGGCAGTATCCAATGTTAATACAACTGTTGCGGTTGATGCATCAAAACTAACAACATCATTAATTTGATATCTGTTTCCGTGTAAATAAAATGCACAAGGTGGTTGCGGCGGTCTAATATCTAAACCTGACTCTTTGCCTAGTACTAAAGTACCACTAGGTGTACTGTCTGCGACAGCACTCAATACAACAGTCGCAGTGGTACCAGTTTGTGTTACAGATAGAACGGTTTGGTTTGATATAAACCCAGACCCAGATACAACTGCGCCAACCAATATGGTGTTGTATACGTTTGTAAGTTGCATAGTCGTAGATGCAACCCCACCAGAACTATACGTCGCAGTGGCGCGAGTGGTTCCTTGAATAGTAACAGTGATACCACTATCCGCGATATCAACGATATTACCAATAAGACGACCGGTAAACCCGTCAACCAATTGGCCACCAGCGAAACGATGTCTATTATTACTTTGCGAAAAACTAGAACAAACTTGACCATATGGTGATTTTGTTTTTACTTGGCCATTTGGATCAAGTACCATCGCAAACCCACCGTGTCCTTGGAATGTAATATCGCATACTCTAGTGGAGTTGTTACATAACAGTACGTCTATTTCTTTGTTATTTAATGCAGTACTGTTTACATCAGATGGGTCACTTAAATAATGACGACCGTAGTTAAGACTATCAAATAATGACCAGTTTCCAGCTGCAATAGCTAACGAACTAAATGGATATATTATCGAACAAGTCATAACATTACCACTAACGGAATTGATAACAGCTTTACCGCGTTTAGCATTACCATTAGATATATTATTATCTGCAAGTACTCTACCAATCCAACTCGATGGAACTTGGCCACTTCCTAATGTTATACTAGGGGTATCACCATTATCACTGATTGTAATAGATGTACTAGGGGCATAATTAGTACCAGTGTAATTAACAACACCGATTTCAAGACCGTCGATAACAGCATCACGATAGAAGAATACTTTCCGCCAAGGAGATTGACTAATTCTGTCAAGTGGTCTAATTATTGTTCTACGGAAATCATCACCTTTAATAGAACAATTTTCTGGTAATTTGATAGGATAGTCTTCATAATAGATACCAGATTCAAGCATTATTGTTATGTTTAAATCACGAACGGTTTCACCAAACTCTAGTTGTTCACCAGGAGTAAAGAACCCAGGTTTGGTTAGGCGTAATTGAATGGTATCCATTCCATTACCACCAGTACTGCGAAGATATTTTACAATACTACCATACGCGCTTGATGTTAAACCGATCAATACCTTTGCAGGGATAATATCATTATTACTAGGCGAACCTTGATCAACATAACCTTTACCACCATTTGTAAATACAACACTCCATATACCTGTTCCGAACGATGGACTAGGCGCAGCACTAATTCCGTTTTGAATAATGCTAATAACAGTTGACATATTCGTATTAAACGTGGTTTTTGCATCAGATGAGGGTGCTTTTGCGTTGTTGAATACTTGTGGAACTATTGATTGGTATCTAGTGGCGGTTGTTTGATTTAAAACCTGCAAACCAACCGTTTTAGCATAGTTGATTGCATCTAACGTTTCGGTTAACTGAACCCCAATTGCGATAGCTTTTGCTGATGAGTTCTTATAATAACTTTTACCAGCATAGACAGATTGCCATGTTCCACCAGTTACCAAATCAATCGCCATACCATCAATAAGATATCCGACATCACGTTTACAAATGGCTTCGTTGTAATTAAACCCACCTTTATAAGTATCATCCAAGTAATTGGTGGTATTTTGCGCAATAGTAGCTGCATTGGTATTGATTAATGCACGAACCGCAAGGTTGTTATCATCGTATCCGGTTGTAACTGGTTCGATTGCGGTTGTGGTACGAGTTCCACCGATACTATTTACAATTATTTGGATCAAGGTATCTGTATGTGAGGCCACTGCGATACCATCCGCCCAAACACTATTGCGTACTTGAGGGGTTGCGGTGTGTGTTGTTGTAACTGTTTCATTTTTTGCAACGGACTTAACTATTCCTTGCATATATGTAAGAGCTGCACTGCATATAGCTGGTGATATCAGATTTAATGTGAATACATTGGTTGGATTCTCAGTCCAATATTGATTACTTGCGTGTACAGTTGCTGAGTTTCCAGTGGTCCCACCATATGTAATATCATAACAAATAGCTTCGATTATATAAGCAATATCACGCTTAGATTTAGCCAATCCGGTGACTGGGTTTCCGTTATAAGTAAAAGTTGGGTATGTTGTTGCAATCCATCCTGATACCTCATCCGAGATAAATGATAGATTTGCCAATAATGCGTCTCTAGCATGGGTAACGCCAGGCATAGTTCCAGCTGGGCTAGTATAAGTTGGCACCGATGTGGTACCAAGTGTTAACCCATCGATCATTATATCAAATAGATTTGTTATTGTTGTCAATACTACTGGATCATTTACAGATGGATAATGGGTATTAATATAAACACCTGCAGCTTGTGCATATATGCTAGTATTAGTGGTAATAGAATTGAATGCATTAGTTAATATATCGCCAACGTCTGTATATATAGGATAAACTATAGTTGGGGACGTATTGTTTACAATCTTGTTTTTAATTAACGTAATACTAGTTGAAATAGCGGACGACGTTGTTTCTGCCCCGACATAAGTTTCATTACGGTACTGTTTTACACCTTGTTGGTATACAACAAGGGTGGTTGAATTAATAATACCTTGCATTAATGTGTTAACGTATGTCAACGCCCCGGCCACTGCTGCGGTATTGGCTGATAACCCTTGGTATGTTGCCCAGTTTAGGGATTGGGTGTTTCCACCATATAAAACATCATAAACAATATCATATACTAATTTTTCTATTTCTAAAGATATGGTTTCACGGGATATAAACAAGGTTGGATATTCCGCGTTGAAATATCCGATTAATTCAGCTTGGATAAATTCAATATTATTAATAATTAAGTCGCGTGAACTTAGTTGGCCAATTGTGGTATTTGGTTTTTCTGGGAATAAGAAAGTTGGGTAAAATCCATCGGTTATTATATCAATTATGCTTTGAATATTTGATTTTACGTTCCCAACAATTTGTGCCGATGCAGCTATAGTTGGCAAAACTTCTAATTTATCAGAAATATCATTTAAGATACCAGTAATTTCTGTTACACCAAGGTTAGTTCCGGCCGATGCAAATTGTCTAGCAACTTGAATACTTTGATAGTTTCCTAAAAATACAACATCGTATTTTAATGCAGTCATTACATTAGTAACATAGGTTATTACGTTAGTATTGTTGTAAGAAAACCCTAACACTTGATTTTTTACAAAATTTATGGCATCTATAGTTTGTGCAAGTTGATTTGTTATGACTTTTGCGGATGTTGCATTAAAATACTCGTTTGCAGCACGGGTTGAATTGAAGGTCGTTCCAAATAGTAAGTCGTCCCCAATTGCACTTAAAATTAACTGAACGTCACGTTGACATTTAACTTTATCATATTTGAAATCATTTACATATTTTTTGTTAATATATGCAATAACTTCAGATTGGATAAATGACTTATTTGCTAGTAATAGATCATATGCATCCGTATATCCAGATAATGCAACATTCCCACCAGATAACGTAGCTGATTGTACAGTTGAAAAAGATTGATCGGCACCAATTGTATATGATAGTCGTTGGCGATATGGGCCAGGTTCTTGACTAGCAAGTTCCATTAAGTTATCAGCTTGTAATGCGGCGGCACCTAATGATTTATAAGCATAGTTCCAAAATCTACCTTCTTTACCAGGAGGTGTATTCGTTTGTAGATCATCACCAGTTGATGCAGAAACATATAAGTTAATATTACTAGAAAACGTGCTATTATTAACATAAAACTTGGTTGCAGCTTGAAGATCGTCCGCATTTAATGGCGTACCGTACCCACTAAGTGGTGCAGGATGATCACTCAATGTCAAAACACCAGTCATGGTGTCGCCAGAACGACGAACGGTGTCTTTTCTAGGCATTACTTCATTTGATAGATAGTTTCCAAGTAAGGTATCATCGTAGGTGGGATCAGTTGTATCCGCTAAGATTGGTTCATCTCTAACACGTAATGGTGCCTCGATGATTCCATCAGTTGTTATAGTACCAACGATTCCATCTGTTGTTTTAGCAACAAACGTGTTATTTGTATATCCAACAGTTGCTGGTAGTTGTTCAATTGTGGTTGTGTTAGGTGCCCATACTGCGTTATAATCATTGACTGCTTCAACGGATGGATATCTAAGGTTGCCGATGGTTACCCCAGAAGCATTTAATGGTCCTGATAATGATGGGGTATGGTCTGATTGTAAATTTGCTGCAGCTGCAGAAATAGTTAAATCGGTATCACTTTGTTCAATTTCTATACCAACCCCCGCAATTAAATCTCTCGCGGATAAAGTCCCCCCAGTTGAGTCCCCCATAATGAGTTGATTTGCATCATATGCAACGCCATCTTGTAAACTAGAGAATGAAATCGTGCCACTTGCCCCAAATATAGCATATATTTCATCAAAATTTTCGTTTACTTTTCTGAATGATTCACGAATACTGTCACCAGTTCCATCATTCCCCTGTACACCAATATCAATTACCTGTTTTGTCATTTGTTACACCTCGTGGTATTATTATTAGGTATTTAGCAACAATTTTTTATAATCTTAATGTAAATAAATAAAGGTATGATTATTAAAACCGAATATATTGTTTCTAATTATGTTAGAAAAAGTAAATTAGGAAAGGAACACACATATACTCGTCAAAAGAGGATTATTACTTTTAGATGTGACAGTTGTGGTTGCACGTTTAATCGTGAACGCGGAAAAATGGATCCAAAACGCTTAAACAATAATGTTTATCACGTATGTCATAGTTGTGATTCCAAAAGATTTGCTCAACAAAAAGGGGTTGAGAATAAAAATATTTGGGATTTACCGGTTAGTTCTCTCAAAACGATAGATAAGTTAAATTAGTATTTAATAAATACGAAAAGGAGAATAATATGTTTAATTTTATAAAAAGATTGTTTGGTAAGTTGCTACCTGCACCAACGCCTGCCCCAGTACCACCAAAGAAAGTAAAAAAAGTGGCTGTTACTAAAAAACCAGGCGTATCAAGCCCGAAAGCAGCTAAACCAACGGTTGCTGCAGTCGAGAAACCAGTCAAAGCGGTAAGCAAGCCGCGTACACCTAAACCAAAAGAAACGGTGGAACCAATTACCGAGACTGCCCCTAAAACTCGTAAAACACGAAAAAAAGTGGAGACAGTATCAGCCGAGGTGGTTAGTATTGTTAATGAACCACCTGTAAAAAAACCTCGTACTAAAGCGAAAAAATAAAAAAGGGGCGTTATGCCCCTTTTTTATTATCATCGTTAATATCGTGCTCTATTTCATGTAAATTATCTATTATTACTTTTAATACCTCAATTTGGGATCGTTGATTTTCTAGTAATGTGTTAATAACATGTAATGTCCAATACCACCAATTAACACTAACCACTAAGAGAACTGCAACAACAACCCACCATATTGATGGTTCATGTATGTCGGAAATACTTGGCCATTTAAATATGGTTACAACTAATGTAAAGAATACTAACGAACTAGCATATAGCCATCGACGTCTTCTATCATTAATTTCATTAATAGATAGTTCTCGTTTTAAAATTATATTTTCTATTTCTTTCATTGTGTCCCGATGGTGCCAAACATTCTCCATTCCCCAGGGGTACCATCAAGAATACAAATCCAGCCGACGTTCCCTTCCTCTGATGGATTAGAGTGCCAGCAAATGTCACCTTTGTAATATATCCCAGAAATGGGCGGTTCAGTGCCGGTAATGAATTTTTTATTAGCGAAGCTTATGTTTCCTTGTACCGATAAACTAATACTTGGGTCCGGGTTGTTAACACCAACTGACAACTGACCAAATATCTTAACTGGTCTGGATTTTGTACTAAGTTCACCTAAAATAATCTGGGTTTCGTCTGCAAATAGTACTGGTTTGGTGTTTGATTGAATTGTGATAGCGCCATCCGAGGTAATACCGGTCGTTGATATGTTTAGTACATTGGTTTCACCACATATGGCAATATTTTCAGATATAAGTGTTGTAATATTGCCTTCACCATTGACACGTAGTGACCGTAGTACCCCTACTTGTTCTAAATTAGAATGAACAATACCATTACCTAGCCCTTCCGAGGTTAAAACAGGGGCGTTATTAATATAATAGGCTTGATCTGGTGATAAATCGATTGAAATTGATGAATGCAGCCTAACTGGGTCAGGTTCTAGTACCAAATATTTGGTTTCACCATCCCCAATCCATAATAATCCTTTCCCGTAGATTGGATTAGATGGTGTTGCGGTAAATTCAATCGAATGGGCGTCTGATACAATGCTATTGGCATATAAGGTGCCATGAATTTTTACAACACTATCATTTGTGGTCGAATTACCAAAATGGATGTCACCATTTCTTGCTATTTGAATTCTTGGTATACCATCAGTGACAAGTTCTAAATTATGATTTGAATATGTACCAATTGACGCTGAACCGAATTGGTGACTACCAATTCCAATTTCAACATCGTTGTCTATAATGGTAATAGATGCGGAGGGTTCATCCGTACCTATACCAACTCGATTAAATGTGGTATTTACATATAGAAATTCACCAATTGAGGTATCACCGATGACATTTAACGAATTTAAAGGTCCAACCTTGCGTAAATTACTATTAATTATGGTCGAACCCAGTGTGTTCAGCGTAATAATAGGTGTACCATCTATATTATACGAGGATTCTGGACTAATATCTAGGTTTGCGTTGGTCCATAAGGTATTCCCTGAACGATACATCAATTGTGTACAGCCATCGCCATATGCCCATGAGAATCCTTTGCCATTAAGCTCAGATTCGGTATTAGTGGCCCAATTTCCAATGTCATAAATTGGGCCATTATCTGTAATTAAGTTTTTTACTTGTATTGTATCGGCCGTGATCGTATTAGCAACAGTTAAGTTACCACCTAATGATATAGATCCACCGATTTGTAACTGATCTGGTAATACAATCGGACCTTCTAGGCTAGATACAACTAGTTTTTCGACGATTACCTTGTCATCTTTGATATTAAGTATTTGAGTCATGTTATTTTATCTCGCATTTCTTGTATTTATGCGTTATTATCATAACTCTTTATACGACATTCTAAGATGCGGTTTTTAACAAGATAATTTCTTCATTTATACGACCGTTTAACTTGGTATCTGTCGCATTTATATCGTCCAAAAACTTTCTCAGTGCAATTTTTCCGGCGGTCTTAAACTCAGATAGTTTTTCAGCAGGTTTTCTAATAGTTTTTTGAATACTTTTATGTTCATCGTAGCCAATTATTGTGGTACCTTTGATGGTGAGCGGCCCAGTTAATTCATCCGCCACATATTTGCCTAGTTTTCTAGTCTTAGTATTAAAAATCCATAGTTCTTTACTATTAATAATATCGGTTGGATTGATTGATACTAATTTTAAGGGTTCATAAGTCTTCAAATACTTTAATTTTTCGACTATCTTGTCCTTTGAAACAGCTTTTTTTGCACGTGGGGCGCGGGTAAGCTTGGCTTCTTCCATTAACATAGTACACGCAGCATCTATTTCTTTATATAATGATAATAATGTGTTTAATTGCTTCTTTGTTCTATGTTGATATGCTTCTTTTAACTGTTCATCTGGTTCTGTTAGTAATTCCGTTATTTCTTTTAGCCCAGATGAATAGAAATCTTTGATAATTCTGGCGTGGGCTGGTTTAGCATCATTGCTTTTAAGTATATTCAGTATTTTTATCTGTTTTAAATCTATACTATCTGGATTATTGATCCAATTATCAATTATTTCTTCAATCCCTTCCGCCATTCTGATGGTTGCGTCTTTTACACGTTCTTGAATAGATGGTTGTTGTTTAGTTACGGGCTTTTCACCATCATCCTCATCGATGTCATCTTTACTATCTTCAATTACAGAATAAATTGCGTTATTTAACCATTCTTTTGCACATCTGCCTTTGTTAAAATCATCCCGTTTCTCAGGCATACCTCTTAAAAGACAACTCGCCAATGCACCCATAGTTGTTCCACATCGCCAATCTTTGGTTTTCTTAAATTCTTGGATTAGTTTAGGTTCATATGCATTAAGTTCCATCCATTTAAGTACAGCGGGTTTTAGATCTTTACTATTGAATTGAATATTGTAATATTGCATTGATGTTTGAAAATGCAGTAAATATTCCGGTGCAGTCATTGAGTCAACGTCCGTCCATACTGGACTAAAATCTTTACCTCTATTTTCTCTAATTGTAACCGATGTGATTTTTGATTTTTTTGGTTTTTTAGCTAACGATATAGTTTGTTTTTTAATTTTGGCCATACAATTTCCAATTTAAGTTATTATATATAGTATACCATTCGTTATATTAGTTGTCAATATATTCCTTTATGACATTTAATTCCGGTATAATAGTAAATATATTTTCATTTCTTACGTTATCAAGTGTCGTTGATAATTTGATGAAAGATTTTGCCGCAGTCTCATCAAATGGTTTTGATAATTCATGAAAAATCTGTAAAAACATACTGTCGATTTCTGTTTCATACATACTATTAAACTCTGATATGAAATTGGTTAGTTTAATAATAATTTCATCTTTGTATTCATTTGGAAGAATACTTACATGATAGTGGGATGGATATTGTAGTAAGTTTAAGTGAAAATTAGTATACTTTGCTAGGTTTTCGTAATGTTTAATGACTCCGATATCAACCAAATGAGTTAGTATTTCTGGTAATCGGAATACATTCCACGCACCAACTGTTATACTCGGGCGAATAATGATATTTTCATGTTTAGTAATGGTTATTAAATTAGCTTCAACTTTTTTCCAATTAGTTCCCGACCGAATTAACTCTGCCCGAACACCGATTTCGTCAATACTAGCGGAAATATCTAATTTTTTGAACTGCCAATGTTTCCAATAATCTATTGCGTGTTCACCACCGAAGGTAAGAGTCGAACAATTTGTATTATACATTATTTCAACATCGAATTTCTTACGTTTAAACAATAATTTTAGAATTTGCCAATGTTCAGCCATTAGTAGGGGTTCGCCACCCGCAAAATAGATTCTCTCAACGTATTCAATTTGGGATTCAAGAAATTCATATGTATTAATATCATAAATCGAGGATACTTGTGTAACTTTTGAATCAGAGGTTGATCTTCCAAGTTTTACCGCATCTGGTATCCATGATGAACTGTATTTCGGACCGCAACTTCGACATTTAAAATTACACAAATTACTAAAACGAAAATCCCAATATTTTAGTTGCATTTCAGTGCAGGTACCATCTGGGAGTGTGGTAGATGAAACATTATCAATGGTGTTTTGAAAATTTCTAAGTCTATGTATCCTATTACTTACACCAGTAACCCGTTCTCTATCAAAACAGGTAGAACAAACACTAGGTTCCTCACCATTCATGAATTGTTTTCGCAATGTTTTCATACCATCGCTGTTCCATATTTGTGAAATTGGTTGGGAATGTACATTCCCAACGATGTATCCAGTATGTGACATTAGACAACAAGGATATACATCCCCGTTTGGATCAATATTTAAGTGAACCCAAGGTATTGGGCATATTTTAGATGTCATTGTTTGGTGGTTCAATCTGTGGAAGTAATACTTGCATTTCTGGTATTATTTTATACAAATCTTCATCTCGTATATTGTCAAGTTTGTCAGTAAGAGATACAAATCTCTTAGTATCGTTGAACGATTGTGGTTTTTTTAATTCATGAATTATATGTGTAAATAAGTTAGTAATATTAGTATTATAGTTGGTGTTATAATCCAGGATAAATGATTCCAGTTTATTCACAATATCTTTTCTAGTATCTGCTGGGAGAATGTGAACATGATAATATGTTGGGTGTTCTATTAAATTTATAAAAAAATTACTATAATAAAGTTTTTCTCTTAGTACACCTAGTTCATTTAAATAGGTGATTATTTCTGGTAGTCTAGAAACATTCCAAGCGCCAACGGTAATACCTGGTTTTACAATTATGTTATCATACTTTGTTAATTCTTTAAGATTTTCTTCAACCTTACTCCAAACAGTACCAGAACGAATTAACTCAGCACGTTCACCAATTTCATCAATGCTAGCCCATATTTCTATTTTACCAAAATCCCATTGTTTCCAATAATCAATCACATTTTTGTTGTTATGAGTTAATGTCGAACAGTTAGTATTATAATTTAAAGTCACATCAAACCGTTTATTTTCAGTTAACATGTCTAATATTTGCCAATGTTCATCCATTAATAATGGCTCACCACCGGCAAAGTAAATCTTTTCAACATATTTCACTTGTTCTGCTAGAAAATCAAAATTTGCGCGTTCATTGACTGATTGTATATACCATACTTTTTCTTGTTCATTAATTAATCCAAGTTTTTTTGCATCTGGTACCCAAGATGAACTGTATCTGGCACAACAACTACGACATTTGAAATTGCATAAGTTACTAAAACGAAAGTCCCAATATTTAAGTTTCATTTCAGTACAAGTTCCATCTTCTAGTGTAATTTCTGGTATGCGTTCAATTACATCTGGGAAATATCTTTCATGATGTATTCTACTACTTTCACCCGTAACTGCTTCCCGTTCAAAACATTTACGACATACATCTGGTTTAACACCATTAATCATCTGTTTGCGAAGTTGTTTCATATTATCACTATTCCAGATTTCATCAATAGATTGAGTGGTGAGGTCTCCAGCAAAGTAATTATGAACTGAGGTTAAACAACAAGGAATAACTTTACCACTTGGTTCGAATGCTAAATGCATCCAAGGTATTGGACAAACTGTTTTTTTAAATGTTTTAATTGAGTTAATTTGTATAGTCATATTGATTCAGGTGGTTGTGTCTGATACTTATTACATATAATATCTGCCCAGTTCTTTACAGTAATTGGTCCATAGTGTCCGGCGTCTCGTCCGTAATCAACTTGGTTTGGTGGGTCAAAAACATATTCTTTTGGAAACAACTCACATAACAGTTCAAATACTTCAGAATCCCATGCCGACCAAAGAATTGTTGTATTAGACTTTTGGGCTTGTGCAGATGCCCAATCTATGTAATCAATAACGTATGTTAATATAACATCCGATGTAATAATTCTTATTGATTCATCGAATAGTCTCCCATGCATGGGATGGATATTATGATATTCCCATTCTCTAGTTATATCGTTATATTTAGGTAAATGAAGTCTGTGAAATCCAGGTAATACAATAATAGCATACGTAGTCGGAAATATATTATTAAATGATATAAATGTTTTTAAAATATTAAGAATATTTGCACCTGGTTGACCTAAATTATAACATGGCACGTTAATACGAGATTGAACTAATTCAGAAACCGGAATGTTTACACCAATTCCAAATACAAAGCTACATCCAAAAAATGGTATGGTTGGCGATGTGAATTCCCAATCGTCGCCGCGATATCCATATTGATTTATTCGATACTCCCAAGGATCGTTTACTGCATTTGGCTCGCTAAGAAGCAATTCACGAGTTGAATAAGATTTACCCAATAAATTATTCATGCGTGAATAACAATGCACAAAATGATTTAAAATGTACAAGTCAGTGATTTGTATTTTTGATGGTTGCAGTTGATTTAATAAAAGTTTACTCATTTCTAGAAAAATCCATAATCCTAACCCCAGTTGTACTCCGTTGTTCAATAGATTGGCTCACCGAACTAAAAAATTTTCGATAATTTATCTCCCAGTCGGCATAATCAGTTAATTTGTTTTTTGAATAACAATATGCGTTGTATAGTAAAAATTCAGTTACAAAGAACGCACCGTCAAGATTTATCGCAAATAAAAACGGAAACATTCCTTGCATCATACTTTTAACATCTTGTACCATATCTTGCATCATAGATGTTTTAACTAAAAACGGAGTTAAAAATGGTAAGTGATAATTTTTACAATCTTCGGGGTCAACATTAAAAAGAAGACACGAGTTTCGAAATGCCGAACTAAACGGTCCAAACCCCCAATGAGTCATTGGTTCATTTTGATCGGTATACCGATTGTGATCGAGATGCATTATAGCTTTTCCGTCTTGAGTAAAGCAATCGGTAATTCCGGTAGGAGCATTATAAGTATCTTTACAATCGTTTATTAAATACCATTCTGTTGTAATTTTTTTAGATATTACACATTTAAATAATTGTTGGCTAGTCCAATTTAACAAAAATACTTTTGGTGCTAATTCATAATGGAATACTTTATCTATTTTAAAGTCAGGAACCGTGACCTCGTCGATTAACTCATTAAATTGAGAGTAATATTCAGGACCGTCATTTAATACAATTTTAATAGAATCTATTTCTACCGGGTCCCAGTAAGCATATATTGAATTTAATAATTTTTTTAGCAACTCAAAGTCATTATGAAATGTAATTATAGCGATACTTATTTTATCAGGTCTGCACATAGTTGGTGTTATCCATGTAATTTATTAGCGTTTCTGCATACATCCGGTTAGCCGCAGTTCCTGGATGAATCGTATCTCTAGCAGGTGTAGAACCTATAGGGTACATATTAAAAAAGGGTGGGTTGTATTCAGTTACAGTTTCGATTATTTTTAATGTATGCGGATCCCAAGAACCTAAGATGAGTTTAATCTTTTTCTGACGTGCAGTTGTAACGATCCATGTAATCGCATCTTTAGCCGCAGATATAAAATATTCTTCACTAAAATGTTTAACAAGGTCAAGCCTAACAGTTTCAGCTTCATCGGGCATAGTAGGATGTGCTGGTAAAATCGAATACATTAAATTGTATTTAGATACATAATTAAATCGGCTGTAATTCGGTAATGTTACTATAGCAGTATCTATTTTCCATATGTTTGCAGCAGCCGAAAAAGTCATGGCAATTCGATGACATCCAGTACCTGGCATTCCTAAATTAAGTATCGGATAATTTCTGTGTGATCCGACAATAGATGAAAAGAGCCTAGTTTCTGGCAATCCTTCACCAAATGTACAACTACATCCAAAAAATCCTATAATATTTTTTATATCAGTTCGGGGATAATTACCTCTAAAGCCGAGCTCATTGATATAATACGAGAATGGCTCTTCCCAGTTACTATTACTTCTGTTTTTTTCTTGTGTGTTTATAAACGTGTGAAATCCCGGTGGTGGGAAACCTTGAGCTAATTCGGCTCGATTTTGCATGTTACTGTAATACAGTATGTCTGATGGAGTTTTCGCTAGTAATGGACTCCTTAGTTTTAATTCAGAGAGGGTGTCGTTATTGGGGCATTGTGTCATGTTATATCCTTAAAATAGTTGTCCATTCGGAAAAATGTGTTTGAAAATTTTCGTTTCTTGATCGGTCTAACCATCTGTTATATTCAACGCCTTGCTTGAATATTTCTAAGTCTTCTCCTGTCTTAATTAACGGTATAAGCCAGTTAAATTTTGTTCCACTAAATTTTTTAAATAATTCTTCTTTAGCATAATTTGGAATTACAAATGGGCTTAAAAAAATCGGATCATAGACTAAATTAATATGCGTATTTATCTGGTGTGATTCAAAATAATCATTAAATTCGGGAACATAGTAAATGTTTAACCAACTGACGGTTTGAGTGACATGCAACTCGATCCAATCTAAAGATTTTAACTTAATTAAGTTAGATTCTACAGAATTCCAATTAGTACCTTTTCTAATATATGAGTTGCGTTCGTTAATATCGTCGATTGACCCGTGAACAATAACTTTCTTAAATTGTCTCCAGATATTAACAAGATTGTCTGGTACATTTGTCATATTAATGTTATACCAAAGAGTAACTTGTTCATTTAAATTTGCGTCGATCAATCTTTCAAGATAAGTCCAATGTTTCTCAACTAACGTGGGCTCCCCACCGTTAATATAAATTAATTCTATGTCCTTACTATTTTCTAATAAATCATCCCAAAACTTGTCACTTTGTGTCCAATCTGTATTAATCTTAGTGTCATAGTTTGCTACAAAATTTAATTCCTGTTGTAATTTATTATATTCTTGTATCCACTGTGTGCTAGATGCAGGATTGCATGTTCTGCATTTAACGTTACATAGGTTACCTAGTCGAAGTTCGATAAATTTTAAATTAGGAATAATAGATCCGTCTGTATTAGTTGAATAATCGACACTAAATTTTAATTTTTCGGATAATCGCTTACTTTTTCCGGTTAACTCTTCCTCTCGATAACATCGAGAACACGCGGTAGGTTTGACTCCGGCTAACATTTCTAGTCTTGTTTTTTTAAAGTAATCGTTATTTACAATTTCAAATACAGAGTGTTTGTTTAAATTTAAGGTCTCGCCGTTTGTTCGAGCAGCACTCATATTACAAGCATGTTCACTAATACAACATAGTGTAACCTTTCCTTCTGGGTGACTTGCTAAATGTATCCACGGTAGAGGACATAAGGTACTCATATAGAATTCCACCAATTAAAAATTTTGTTATTTTTTTTGAAGATATCTTCTATTGTCACAGCTATTTGGCCGTCTTTCCTAAATTCTGCGATATTTTTGTATCGTTCCTTACCTTTAATTAGTCCTTGTCTATAATCAGGATATTTATCCTCAAAAGTCGGTCGATTCAGCATATCTCGGAACGTTTGACTATAGATTCTAGTTAATAAATTTCCATGTTGGGTTTCGTATTCGATTAAATCATTACAAATTTCATTTAAAATTTCTTTAGGTAAACACATTGGACTCATAATTGCACTAGAATCAAAATCAAATGTAATCTTCACGTAACTTTTAACATTTAATTCCACCGCTAAATCGATCATATCCTTGATTCCTAGTAAACCAGGTAATGTTAATGTTACATCTAACACCATTGCGTCCATTCCATATTTTTCATTTAAAAAAATACCGGATTTAAAGTTGTCGAGCCATTCGTTCCAGTTAAGACCGGTTCGTATCCATTCTCCAATCTCTTTTGTTGCATCTATGCTTGCACATATATTCACCCTCTTAAAATGAGTTAGTAAATCATATAAATTGTTATCTTTATAACTAGTACGACTTAAATTAGTATTATATCTAACAACCACGTTCTTGCTATGCCCTGATTTGACTAAGTAGTTCATAACATCCCAGTGAATGTTGTACATCAATGGTTCACCGCCTACCCAATAAATTTCTTCTATAGTATGATTTTTAACACTTTTCCATAATTCTTGTTCAGCAACTCCTTGCTGGAACTCCTGGATTAACTGTTTATTTTCTAAAATCATCCACTTGTCGTGAATTGAACTCCAGTTATTCATCTGGCGTTTTTCTGATTCCCAAGAACTAGATAGCTGTTCTCCACACATACGACATTTAAAATTACATAAGTTATAAATTCTATAATCAAAACTAATCGGATTCATTGTCGTATAGCCGGTTTCGTCGGTAGAATTTATAATATCTTCTATTTTATGAGGAAATAAAGAATCTGTAAAATATTGTCTATAAGTATGAAGGTTTAGTAACTGATCATTGCATACTTGACATTCTGGGATTTTTTCCCCTGCTAGAATTCGTTTGCGAACACTTTTCATGTGTTCGCTATTCCAATGTTCTTCAAGAGTTTTTGGAGAGTATGTATCGCAGTCTGTACCTTTCGAATCTATGTATTGCCGTTGCCATGCTGCTGGTTCCCGACTTGCGCAACATATACGGCGTTCACTTTGTGGACTTAGATATGTATGAGTCCATGGAGCAACACAAAAATATTTTCCGATTTTATTTGTCATATGTTGCCGTTGGGTTATCTATATTTTTGTTATCAGGTGTTAATATCCAACCTTCTTTCTCAGCTAATTCTTGAATAGCAGAATCAGTATCCGGAATACTTTCAATCCACTCGGTTAATATCGGAGGGAAAACATTTATATCTTTGTTTCTACGGACATCGTATTGTTTATAGAATGTTTTAAAATCTCTCCATAATGTAATTGAATTACTTGTGCGGCGGTGTGGAGCATCAACCGTGATTAAGTAATCGATTAACCGTTCAATATTTGTTTTTTCAAAGGTATCCCAATACGGCAATGATTTTTTCTGTTCGTACCATTCTGAAAGATTTTTATGCAATACATCTTTTATGTGTGTTGGTAATGCGAGAGGACTTTGAAAACTAGGAAATCTAAGTAAGTTTAAACTAACAGCAGGACTTTTACTTTGTGTTAATTCTTTTAATTTATAAATTTCATCTAAAAAGTCAGTAATGCTAAACAAGCAAAGACTATTAATGGTCATCATTACATTTACCTCATGATAACGAGCTTCAGTTAAAACTCTAGTCAAGTTTGCTAACCATAGATTGTAATCTAATCCATCTCGGATATACTCAGCATGAGCACCAACTGATTCGCAGCTAGTATATAAATCAAAATTCTTAATATTATGCGATTTATCTATTAGTGCGTCAATAATATCTTTTTTTGCAATTAGGTTGGTATTAATCGCAAATCGAATATCTGAGTTCTGTGATTCGAACCAATCCATTAACTTCCACGTATTTCCACTCATTAGAGGTTCGCCGCCAGTAATTCTTAGTTCTTGCAAACTGTCCGAAAGACCATTGTCCCACCACTTCCAAAATGCTTGTATGTATGGATTTTCTTGATCATCCTTAAACGGTTGAGCCCAATCTCCAGCATGATGATACGCGCCTGCACCGTCACTGACTAAGTTCTGATAAGGACCATTGTTTTTAATGTCCTTAGCCCATGTAGTTGAAAAAGATGCATTACAATACGAACATGCTAAATTACATACTCGGTCGAATGCGATTTCAAATGTTTTAAGTTGCACGTTTTCATCTTGATGTGTATTATATGCGATATCAAGTTCTTCGTCTGTGTAAATTATGCTTTTGAAAACACGATCACTCACAGCATCTTTACCCATGTCTTCCATCTTCCAGCAATATTCGCATTCACGAGGTCTTTCACCTTCTTGCATCATTCGACGCATTGCTTTTTTATGAGAGGTGTTATGTATCGCTGTAAAATTTTCGTTTACTTCGGATATTGGAATAGTGTGTGCAGGAGGGTGATGACAACTAGCAGTTGTTCCGCTACCTAACCATGTGGTTGCATTAAACCACTTTGCACCACAAAAGCTATTGCTCTTGCTATCTAATACACGAATTCGGTATTGTTTTAAACTTTCTTCTGGTTTTTTAGGCATTCCACTTCTCTAATAAGTTTTTATATTCTGGAAAACATTCTGCGAAATTTTTTCCTCGTCGAAAATCGTATGTATTTATATAGTTCACAAAGTCTTTTCTGTAATTTAATTCAGTGACGGATGTTCTTAAATAATCACAGAATCTTTTTATTTGATCAAACTCTTCAAGGTAAATTCTTGCATAAAGTTCTGGACTATAGTATTTCAACCATTGTTCGCAAAACTCTTCAATTTCAGTTGCATAAGTTGTCCTAGTATCTTGATCCAACAGCGTTGCTTGCAAATGCGGTGGCCACCGTAAGTAATTTATACTTAATGGGATTCGATTGTATGCAAAATCTTTATTGTAAATTTTACGAAATTCCATAATTAATGAGATGAACTTCGTAAAAGTCGGAAGACTCAATATATTAATAGTTGTCATTAATGAAACTGTTGACGAAGTTTCGGAGAGAAAACGATGTACATTCCTACACCATTGATCGTATGATAACCCATCTCTCACATATTCGGCTTGCTCACCAATACTTTCTAGACTTGTGTATATATCAACAGATATCCCAATCTCTGTTAATTTGTTGATCTTTTCGATTAGTTTATCAATCAGTTTATTGTCAACACATGCATTTGTGTTAATCGCAATATTTAGATCTAAATTTGGATTCTCAATTAGGTAATCTAACAATCGCCACATTGATTTTGCCATAGTGGGCTCGCCACCAGTGATTCGAAGAACTTTTAAGTTAGGTAACGCTTCTGGGAACCATTGCCAAAATGCATCTACATATGGATTCTCTTCATTGTTTTTATACGGCATCTTACCGACACTCTCTAAATAACTTAGACTATGACTGCTATGTTCAGTTGGATATTGGCCGTACTCAACTATGTCTTCCATCCATTTACTGCTTATTTCTGGAGAACAGTACGCACATGCAAAGTTACATGCATTACTAAAACTAACTTCAAGGTAACTCGGAAATACGTTAATGGTAGGATCAGATGCGGCAATTTCATCAAATCGGGGCCATGCCCACGTATCAGATGTTTTATAATGCCTGTCAGAAAAATAATTTTTATTAAGGTCTTCAATTTTCCAACAATATTCACATTCAGGCGGTCGTTGACCTTGCTTCATCATAACACGTTGCGACTTTTTAAAAGAGCTATTGTGCAATGACGCAGGATCTATTTTAATTTCAGCAAGTGGAATCTTATGAGGACTAGGATGGTGGCAACTATGGTTATACCCGTTTTGTAGATATAAAGTTGTTTGCAACCATTTTGCTGTGCAAAAACTAGGACTTATTTCATCGATTTTTTCTCGCTTTTCGTCTAAAATTCTAATTCTTTCTTCATTAGTCATGTCCACAATCCTTGCCTAATTTTTATTAGCCTAATCATCATTTCTTCATCCTCATTTTCGTAAAGTTCTTCCAAATCTCGTATCATTTCATTAGCTTTTTTAGATTTGTCTTTATCCATGTTTTTCAAAGATGTAAAAAATTTTGCATCCTGGTCAATTAACTCATTAAACCCACTGGCATCATATGGGTCAACCCGCTGTGGGCGTTGCACTTTCCACCAGTAGTAAAGTTCTCTAATCTCACGTGCCGCTAATGCTTGGTCAGTAAGATGGCCAAACTTAGGATGATCAGATGCCATTATATTGGCATCGTATCTTAATTCACTTGCCCAGTCTAAATATTCTAACCCAGCTTCCGGACATCTCCAAGTTCGAGTATTAAAATATCCACTAGCATTGAATGGTGCCTCGTATTTTTTACTAGCATCCTCATCCCACGCAATATGATGCCACGCTTGCTCAACCTCAACAAAATTGACTAATTCGTTGAATAAACAAGGCAAAAACCTATTACCTACATCACACCATTCACCTGGTTTAATGTCCTGCGGCGCAGCTGTAAGTTGGTGTGTTTTGGTTACCCATCGGTTTACACAATAATATTTGATATTATAAATTGTGTCAATCGGCCACATTATAATATCCTGTAGTTTGTCCAATGCGGTTTCAGCCAGCCAAAATCTAATTTGATTATTTGCTTTTGCTAAAGAATCCCAATCATCCCATTCATCGCTTGTACCATACGGTAACTTTTTAGTTCCACGCAACCAATCAGCAAACTCTGAACATGACCAATAACTTTTTCTCATAGTATCTCCTGTGTAGTAAAAAGCCCTGGAAATTTCCAGGGCTTTAAATGTAATCTAATCGTGCGTTTCACTAAGTATTCGTAAGATACTTAGGAATAAGTTGATGAAATTCATGTATAACAATAATGCGCCCATTAATTCTAAACCAGTATTTTGTTCATAACGAATCATTTCTTGAATCGATTGTACATCATACGCAGTTAGTCCTAAGAACACAATAATAGTAATACCACTAATAATTAAATTTAGCATAGAGTTTAACACAAAAATGTTAATAAAACTAGCTATAATTAACGCAATTAATCCAACCATTAAGAAACTGCCCCAACTAGATAAATCTCGTTTGGTATATGCACCATACGCAGCCATTGTGGTAAACAGTAACGCCGCTGAACCAAATGCGGTTCCAACTAATTCTAATGGGGACACTATTACCACAGGCGCCAACGACAGACCCATTAAAACAGCAAATCCTAGAAATGCAGCATAGTTAAGCGCATCTGTTTTGCAATTCTGTAAAATAGATGATACCGCAAATATTGCTGGGAGTGGTAATAATATTGTCACCCATAACATCGCACCATTATACAAAAATGTAAACGATGGAAAGTGTGTTCCAACGAAAAAAATAGTGACAAAGGTCGTTAAAATCGATAATAGCATGTTTTTATAAACACGCACCATCGGCGTATATACCAATTCTTTTGTCAATGTTGTCATTTTATTCTCCGCGTTTTCTTAAAAATGGAATTAGGTTGGGGGCAACCCAGCCTTCTGGTTTTAGTACTTTCCCATCGGCTCGTTTGTTAACTTTACCAGTCGTTGGGTCGATTTTAGCAAAGTTAGTTTTCATAACTTCGTCCCAAGCGCCGTTTGCATCAAACCCAGCCGAATGAATAGCACCAGTTGTTACAACTAAGATATCAATCAATGCATCTAATTGTTCGGTAAGATCCCCATCTTTGATGGCATCGTTCAATTCTTGGACTTCTTCTTTGATTAAGTCGATATACAGCTTATATTGTGGGTCGTTGAACTTATCAACCGATTGGTCACATGCTGTCATAAATTTTTCTTGATCTGTAAAAACACTCATTTATTGTCTCCTTTATAGTTTGGTTGATTGCCAGAAAATGCCATAATAATTTCTTTATCAGAACCGCAGGCATAAAAAGCTACTTTACGTAAATCGCGTGCTTGTCCTAAAAATGTGCAGCCAGATGGTGTCTGATTTTGCAGCTTTGTTTCAAATTGTGACTCATTGTATATCGCAAATCCGACAGCACCTACTAAAATAACAATAAGGGCACCCGTGATTATCGCTGCAATACTGGTTTCTTTCATAATTACCTCTGATGTTGTACTAAGGGTTTCTGTTTCGGTGACAATAGCCACGTATATTCTCGCCTGCAATCATTGCAGCATTTTAAGTTCATTGACATGAACAGTAATAATGGTCCGCCACATTCTGGGCAGATATTTTTAGTATAGTTACTTTTATCTTCTGATTCCGTCGCCATTTACTCGTAGTTCCACTGTATTAATTTTTTTGGCAATTGTCAAATTTGGGTAGTATCTCTTTTTGTAGGTTGCTTTCTTACGCAAAGCACACCCTGCATTTGACAATGGGCCAACTAATATTTTTTCACCATCCATAATAAAGAATGTTTCGAATGTAATGGTTTGCATCATACTGTTTTTCTCTTATTCCTACGTTTATGGTAAATGTCTTTACGTATCTGCTTTTCACGGTCTTCTAATTCATTATTGAGAATTATTAACTCGTTTTTTAGCTGTCGAAGATATGGTTCGCCATGTGTTTGCATACGTTGTGGCGGGTAGTTTTTTATTGATTGTTCATAATTTTTAATTTCAATTTTTTTCAATTGAATTCTATGTTCAATGTTTTCAGGTATTTTTTGCATATTATCCGTCCATTATTTTGGTTTCCTCTCTGTATTTACTGTGTGTTTTAATAGGTGGTGTCATTTATGCACCATAATAATATGGTATTTCTATAACATCACAAGAAGAATCTTGCTCAGTGATAAAGTCCACATAATCTAATGCATCTTGTTTATTTTCATATGCGGCAATTACGTCATCCTCTTGCCGCACCGCATAAATTGTTTTAAGGGTCATCGGTATGTCCAATTAATTTAGGTGAGAAGTATATCATATACTTCCCACCATGTCAATAGTTATCTATTTTTAGATAACTCATATAGCGCAAACGATGCAAGGTTTTTTGCTTTGGCTTCGACCATAATGTCAAAACTATCTAAGAATGTTAACGCCCATTGATTAACAGCAGAATTCCACATAAAATTGGAATGCGCACGCAATTTCTGTTTGTTTAGTCCAGCCTCAAGCAATAGTTGAAGTTCTGGCAAAGTTGATTTGCAATGGGTTGGTAGTACATCTTCCCGACTAACAGAATAATGCATAGTGGGGCGACAACCACGCCAACTATCAATAACAAGTTGTACACGCGGGTCATTGGGTTGGATATATTCTCCTGTCTTAATAAAGTGGTGGTGTATATCCAAAACCACAGGAATTCTACTAGCAAGGGTAAGGCAGTCATCAAGTCCAAAGGAAATCTCCTCATTTTCAATAGTAATACAATTTTTAGCAACATCGCTTAATCGGTCATATGCAGCAAGCATACCAGTAGGGCCAAGTTTACCAGCAATATGCACGTTAATTTTCATATCTTGGAAAGTGGTACCAAAACCAAGCCAACGTACCATATCAGCGTGGTATTCAAATTCTGCAATACTGTTATCGACAACATCTGGGCGGTCTGACGCTAATACACAAAACTGGCCAGGATGGAATGATAGACGGGTATTAGTTTGTCGTGCAATCTCGCCAATACGAGCAAACTCACGTGCGGCATAGGCAACAACATCTGGACGACGATAAAATTCAGCATATTTAGTATGTGTATATACTGGGAGTATGTCACTACTTAGACGCACCATACGCAATGGTTCAGCAAGTGTAGAAACTTTGTGAACTAACTTGCGAGTTGCCTCGATATTTTGTTTGAGTAAGTCCCATAATTTTTTCTCAGCAGTATGTGGGGTTTGGCGGTCAAGCCACGCAACAGTGGTTGTACCAGTGTTATATTTTTTGCAATCGTCGGATGATTTGATGCCATCGACTTGTGATGCGTTGTCAATCCATTTGCATGCGAAACCAATTTTGTGTGTCATAGTATTACCAAGTGTTAGTAGTGAAAAATAGATTATACGTTGATTTTGAAAAATTTACAACACCTATTTGTTTTCAATTTTTTTGATAATCATATTCAACGCTTCTTTGCATTTGTCGAACTCTTGTGTTTCAGATAGGATTTTACTGTTTGGAATAACCCCATCTACCGCACAATCACCGAGAGTACGTTTATATTTGATACGTTCCAATCTGGTATTATCCCACGACCATTCATCACCGTTATTCTCAATTATAACTTTTGGTATTACAATTTCAATATCAGTAAAATTACTACCTTGTCTATATAAACGACACACCAATTGCTGGTACAATGAATGTGTCCATGGTAAAGAAACAATTATCATTTTATTACAAATATATTGCAACCCATCGACCCCTGTGCTAATCGGGCTAGATGCGATCAAAACATCAATTTGTTTGTTCTTGAATTGTTCCAATCCAGCCTTATCATTACCAGTGAAGAATCCATGTGAAATACTGTTTTTACTAAGAACCTCTGATATTTCATCCACAATACCATCAACATATTGTGTATAAATGATAGTTTGTGGTTGGCAATTATCAATAATCGTTTGGATTTTTGGTTGCAATAACTGTTGTTCCATTTGAAGCATTGCTCCTTTTGGTAATGCCGCAATATTTTTAATTATTTCTACATCTGAAACAGGAATATCAATAATTGTTTCATTTAAGTGCATAGTGTGCAATGTTGGTTTAAATCTGATGCCATTAAGTACCAAATACTTATGAATTTCTATAGCATTGTTGATCGAATTAGTCGTCGATAAGAAACTATAATCGTCACCAGTAACCATTTCCAGTAACGACACTGCTTCTGCCAAATCATTTACTACTGGAGTACCTGACATACCGAGAACTCGACATGCTGGATTTTTAGTGGTTGCCGATGTAATAAATGCATTGATATTAGCACGTCGGATACTTTCTTTGGTATTATCACGTTTTTTCGCACTATGAATTTCATCAAGTACAATCATATCAATTTTATGGTTCTCAACCAAGTTGATAATCATATCCTGTGTACCAGGTAATTGAAATTTTTCATAATTTAACAATAAAAAATTTGGATTGGTAGTATCAAACTGGAGATATGTTGTGTCTTTTAATAATACATGTGAATCTGGGAATGCATTTTTAATTTCACCTGCCCATCCAGTAAATTCATCATGTACCGTATTATTAACCGTAATTACAACTGTTAATTTTGAATTTAATGTTCTTGAAGCAAGAATAGCACTCAAAGTTTTACCTGCTCCCATATCTGACCATTGTCCATATCTAGTTCTAGTTGTCAGAACATGAGAAATATATTTCTGCATTAAGTTTGGTTGCACCAATTGCCCATTTTTGTGGAATGAATATCCATTTGGTAACAACATATTATAAGTTTCATCAAATTCATGTAAAAACTCATTCTTAATTTTGGTACCATATTCACCAGTGTTATGATGTGTGATTTCTGAAATTACATCGTCAACTGGCTTGTTCGTATTGATTACTAGGTTCCAGCACATCATCACACGAGTTTTTACAAAGAAATCACCTAAGACATCACCACTAAATTGTTTTTGAATTTCGGTAACTGTATCAATAGTGTCTAAAATTGCTGGTACAGACATATTATGCTTGGAAATATCGTTAATCATTGGTTCTATCTCGGCAAATTGCATGGTATCATCAATATCAATATCAATATCAATATCATTATCATCAATATCAAAATCAGTTAAATCATCTACGCTATATTGTTTACCATTTAGTGCATTGGAAATAACACGTTTGAAGGCTTGGTTTTTTGTGTTTGTCGATAAGTCTAGTAATCCTGCCGCAGCCAAAATACTGTACCGTTCAACTGATGATAATTTATCAATAGTGGCAGCCATTGATTGTAAAAAGTTCCGTAACCGTTCTGTATTCCACAAATATTTGTAGGGTTTTCCAAAAAAGTCCCAAGTACAAAACCCATGGTGACGATACGCTGTCCACGGCGTTCTTGGTAGTTTTGCCGGTAATTCAACTCCAGAGTCATACCATTTATGATACATTTCTTTTGATTTAATTTTCGCACCATTAAATTCAATTGATTGAATATATGCTTTTGCGTCTTCATATGGCATATAATTCTTTATTGAATAGGTCAAGCCCTCGGTGCCAAGAAAATCCCTCCATTTAAAATTTTGATTTCTATATGCATATCCTGGTTGTGTAGGAAACATTTCTGGTAGTTCAACACCGGAGTTTATCCATTCTCTAAATATATCACCGGAGGTGATAGGTCCCCCATTAAAGTTAATGGATTGTATATATTTCTGTGCATCCTGATAATTCATATATGGTATGTTTCTACGGCTAAATCTACCAGTCCCCAGAAAATCGGCCCATTTAAAAGTAGCAGTGATATAATAACGATGTGGCCGCTTTGGTATTGAAGTATTATAATGGTTGCTGTTCGTCCATTCAATAAATTTTTTTTCAGTCGTAATGTACTCACCGTTAAATTCAACTGATTGTATGTACTCTTTCGCTTCCTCATACGTCATAAATGTTCTGCGAGAGTTTGATATTCTCCCAGTTCCAAGAAAATCGCCCCAACTGAAATTATCACGGCGGTAACGTTTGTCCGGTGATCTTGAAAAATTATAGGGGATTGATGCGGTTTTATGCCATTCACAAAATTGTGTGGATGTAGTTATTTTTTTACCATTAAATTCAATTGATTGAATGTATGTTTTTGCTTCATCATATGACATAAATGGTGCATTTCGTTTTGTATTAGTATTAAGAAAATCAGCCCATGTAAAATGGCATCGTTGGTATACACTTTTTGGAGAACGAGGTAAGTTATCTGGGACGTTATCCGCAAGACACCGCCATTCATTAAACTGTTTTTCAGTTTGGATGTTTACACCATTAAATTCAATTGATTGGATAAATGTCTTTGCCTCATCATATGACATATATGTTCTACCCAAAGTTGTTATTCTACCAGTTCCCAAGAAATCCCCCCAGCTGAATTTATTTTTTTTATAAACAGAATTAGGACTACGAGGAAACGTCATAGGTGTAACTGCACCAGATTTTCTCCAGTTCCGATATTGCAGTGAGGATTGGATTTTCTTACCGTTAAATTCAACTGATTGAATGTATGATTTTGCTTCATCGTATGTCATGAATTGCTTTTTAGCCACGCGTAATCTCCGTAATTGTTAAAGTTGATTCATTATAAATGGTATTTTGTAAAAATACCAGCATTAAAAAAGGGGACCGAAGTCCCCTTTTTATCTCCCATAATAACCTTGTTAAGCTAATTCGGATTTAAGCAATCTTGAAATTGCTTGTACTTCAATGTTAACCACACCTAAAACCCCAAGTGCAGCCCAACCAAAGAATACAAACCCGTAATGCAATGGAGCTACGAACAATTCTTCCATAAACCAGAATGTGTGACCCCATTCGTTCAGACCAACATTAGGAAGAATCATGAACGGACCAATTACTGATACCATATATTGTAAAGGTAAGCCTTTTTGATATGATGGTAACCGTGTTTTTGCGTATAAGAAAGCAGCAACACCAGTAATAATGTAAATTGGATAACTTAAGTAAAACTCAATCACGTGACTTGGAGTAAAGTCAGTGTCACGAACGATTGTTTGATGCCATGTACCATCTTGTTCAGTGAAGTAAGATGCGCCATAATAGATAGCGATACCATACATTACCAACCATACCCAATGTGTGAAATGACGACGCAATTCTTCACGCGGTGTGATTGACATCACTTTACGATCACGGCTTTTCCAGATATATCCCCATAATACTGAAGCAGTTACGATTTCTAGTACCATTTCGATATAGAGAAAGTTCATCCAGTATGTTTCGAACTCAGGTGCGAATGAGTCCAAACCTGCAGACCATCCATAAACACCCTCGTACCAGCGAACCCACCCATAAAATAAAACATATAAGGCAGCGCCAGCAAACATATTTCTTTTATTTAACATCGGTGCTTCCGCAACCGCTAATTGTACATCTGTTGAAACAGCAGACATAGTTACCTCCAGTGGTAAAAAATGTAAAAAAATCGTGACTTAACGCCCGTCAAGTCACGGGTTGGGAGATTCTGTATTCCATACTAAATTAGTATGGTATTTCGTATTATTTATACGATTGGTTCCAAGTTGTGGTATATTATACTCGGTTTTTTGTTTTTGTCAACTACAATTTTTCACCTTTTTCAAATCCTCTAAAACATTTGAAACGTGGGAATCTTAAACTGTAATTTCCATTTTGATTTTGTGTAATTTCACCAGCACGAACTTCTACCATGCGTCCGACAACGTTTTCACGGTCTGCCCAAATTTCAGCACGAGTTTGTGGGGTGAAACCGCCACCAACTGTTACAGTTATTGCAATTCCATCATCAACACCTTGACAAATCAATGCACCAAGCGAACCTTCAAATTGTCCTTCACCTTCTTCATATCCAATGACAGCAAGTGTTACCTCAATAAATGGTTTACGTTTCATCCAGTTAGTACCAACTTTGCATTCATATGGTGCAAGTGGGTCTTTAACCATAATACCTTCATATCCCTCGATCAAGGCTTTATCGTTGAATGCATTATACTCAGCAATACCTTCCTCAGTATCTAAATCAACCTCGAGCTGTGGGAGAACATTGATATTTGGTAAGGCATACGAATTTTCAGAATACCATAGGTTAAGATATGCAGATCTGGATGCCTGCGGCATTTGACACTTGCCTTTTAGAAAATCCTCAAGTGGGATTACATCAAACAGATTTAATTGCAAATTCTCAGTTTCAACATTTTCTTCACGTCTTGCCTGTTTCATTAGATCTTGGAATGATGTACTCATAACCTCGCCATCAAATACCAATGGTTTAGTTAGCGTATAGGCAACCGTTGCGAATCGTTCTTTGATAGCAGTGAAATTGTTAAATTCTTTACCAGAACGAGAATATTGCGTTACCTCACCATTTGGGTAGACCACCGTTAACACTCTAACGCCATCCAGTTTAAATTCGAGTAATTTCTTACCAACACCTTTTGCGGCGTGTTTATCAATATCTTTAGCCAATTGACATTGAAAGACTGGGACAGTAAATTCTGGATGTGACGAATCCATAATAGCGCTGTTAAGAGTTTTAACATTAACTCCACATTTTAGATCTTTAATCAGAATAAGGCGATACCATCGATTCCATTGTTTATCAGTCGCAGATGCCATAAGTGTGTCAATTGCGGCTTTGGCAGCATTACCAGTTAGTTTGCGTGATCTTAAATCGTTTGCAACAGTTAAGAAATCCTCCCACGATAACCCAGGTCCGTCGGCGTCTTTCTTAATTGGGACTTTCTTTACCCCAAACGTAATCATGTTGTCTAATGCAAGACGACATCCTTCAAAAAATTCAGTATTATTTACATTTGCTTGGTGTTTAATATATCCTACTTTCTCTAATCTACTGTTTGTAGTTCGAAGTTGTATAATAGCTTGGTATGGTGTAAGCATAATAATCCTTAAAAAAGACCACCCCGAAGGGTGGTACCGTTGAAATTAACGTGATGTAATAATTAAATCTGCAAGCCCGTAATCAACGCTTTCTTGCGCACTCATGTAATAGTCACGACTCATATCCTGTTCAAGCTTTTCGTAAGAATGTCCAGTGTTTTTCACATACACCTCAGTTAAGTACTTATTTAACTTCAATGTTTCTTCGAGCGCAATTTTCATATCAATTGCGGTACCACGAGTACCGGAACTAACTTGATGAATCATATGCCGTGCGGATGGCAGAATTTTACGTTTGCCTTTTGCACCAGAGGATGCGAGCAAACTACCCATACTGCACGCTTGCCCCATTACAATCGTCGAGACGTCTGGTTTAATAAAGTTCATTGTATCATAGATAGCCATACCAGCGGTTACTGAACCGCCTGGACTATTAATAAAGAAGCTAATATCATCATTGCCTTGACTTTCTAAAAATAGAAGTTGCGCAACAATAACACTTGCAGAATGTTCATTTACATCTGTGTCAAGCATTACGATACGATCTTTTAATAATCTGCTATAGATGTCATAAGATCGTTCGCCGTGTGCTTCTTGTTCTACAACCATTGGAATTAATCCAGCCATGTGTGTCTCCAGTAAAGTTAAAATTATTTGTGATCGTCAATTTCGTTGTCTAACGTTTTTTTCAAATCATTGAGTTCGGTCGTTAGTTCACGAATTGTTTGTTCAAGCTTGTCGATGTGGTCAGCAACTTGCATATAAAAGTCATTACTATTTGTAACAGTTGTTCGCAATAGTTTACTAACTGATAGTTTTTCATCGGTCATCGTATTCTCCAAAATGAAATGATATTATACCAAGTTTTATTAAAATGTCAACAATTAAATTTCAATTAATATATTTGGGTCCCAACCGGTACATTCATTATATGAAGATCCTTCGTACCCACGTGGGTTACATACAATGCGGGTAGTTCCTATACAATAATCCATTGGACAATGCGAATGTCCATGTGTCCATAATACAATTTCTGGATGTTCTAAGATATACTCATCCAAATTGTTATGGTACGCATAGTTTACCTGCGAATTCGCTGGATATTTAGTTGATAAACTTTTAAAACTGGGACTATGATGCCCTACTATTACAAATTTCTCAATCCCAGAGTCTTGTAATTGGGTAATAGTGGTATCAAAATAAAGTATAGTCTTATAATGGCGTGCAATGGTATCAAGTGCTGTGATTTTACGATACCCATTTGTATCATCTCTAATCAAGCGATAATCATTTAAACTACCTTGTACCACGTGTGAACTTAATGGGTCATTTTTATTACAATCAGTCCATAACGTTGCGCCAATAAAAGCTGTATCATTAATAATACAATAATCTTTTTCTAAAAAGAATACGTTTGGATATTTGGCGCATTCATCATAAAGATATTGAATACCTTTGTTAAATCCACCATGATATAGTTCATGGTTACCCGCAACATAGATTACTTTTGGAAAATCATTATTTACTTGTGTGAGAAATTCTCTAAATCTTTGTGCAAGATCAGCATACCCAGATTCACTTTCATCGTTTTCCGAATAATCATGTAGATATTGTGATATCAAGATATCACCCGATAAAATGAGTAAATCGTAATTCTGATCATTTGGTATTACAATTGGACTGAACTCCAAATGCAAGTCTGAAACTAGTTTTATGCGAAATTTGTCTGTCATGATAGTGTCCTATAAACGGTAAATTACTCGACCACGGTTTAAATCATATGGACTGACCTCAATTTTCACCTTGTCACCCATAATTACTCGAATCTTGTGTTGTTTAAGCTTTCCTCCTAAGTAGCAAATTAGTTCATGCGTGGTATCATCGATTTGCACTTTAAACATATTGCCAGGCAGCACGTCATTAACCACACCTGTCATTTCTATTAAATCTTCTTTCATGTATTTTTAAGTTTCTCCTAATTTCTAACTGGGGCCCATCCCAGTTTTTTTAAATCTTCTTTGATTTCTTCAGTTACATAACCTTCTGAAACATCACTATTACTATCTGATGAACCTTTCATACCAGAACAATACCAATCTAAGTAATCACCCTCATCACGCAAGTTAGCAACAATTCCACCAGCTGTACGCCATGAACATGACCACCAATCTTCGTTAAGGATACTCCAAGTATCGTCCAATTCTGCAAAATCATTATTGCACAGGGCTGCGTATAAATTTTGTGAATAACTTTCGGATTGTTTAACTTTTTCAACAAACCATTCGGTGTTCATCATGGTATATTCCATATTATGTTCAGGCGACATTTTATCATCTCGTATCCTTAATCCGGCAAGGAACGCAGAAAAATCAAAGTCGTCATCCTCTAAATCATTTAAATCGTTCATTTATGAAAAGCTCCTTGAAAGCAGTGTCTAATTTCATGTCCTATTGACCACATAGATACATTTTTACTTGTGATAATGGTACACGTTGATTTTTGACCATTTGCATACCATATAGAGCAAGCTTGTACAGCATAGGTATATGGTTGTTCACCATTGTCAGTACGTTGTTTATTACACGCTGTTTGTATGTCATCGGCAGATTGCCATTCGACGGTTACTTTGTTGGTGTAATTATCAGCTGTAGAAAATTTATCGTATGGACTTTCAGCATATGCAGATGTAATAAAAGTCAACATAAGTAAAATAAAAGTAATTCTCATACTAAGCACCGAATAGTTAAAAATTGATATTATATAAGATTACAAACTAGTTGTCAAATTTTTAATGTATATACATTTGCGGTTGTATTAAATTATTATGTTCGGCTAGTGTTATATCAGAATCAATTGTATGGTCATATGAACACGGATTAAAATTATGAGTTGAGCCATTGAATTCTATATACAGTCGGTCATAAACTCCGGTATGCCGTATTGGTGCTAAAATCAATAGCAAGTCAATTGGCACTTCAGCACTATTGATAAGAGTACCATTTTTATACATAATATAGTTTGCGGTTATTTCCATGTATCAGTTATCCTTTCTATCACTGCTTTTTTATTTAACTTTTTACGTGTCATCGATTCAATTGCTAGCATACTATGATATATGGATGCGGTTGTATTGGCTATGTATTGGGATGGGGTTAGTGACCAATCTTTAAAATCAGTCCAGCATATCATATCATTGTATATTATTCGCTTTGGTGTAATAGCTGGTAAATTACACTTAGTCATAGAGTTTAATATTTTTAAATATTTTAAAAGTGATGAGTGGTCATCGACTAGTTTTAAAAAATACTCAGTATCGGTATGTTCTCGGAGTATATCCTCCATAAAAGTACACCCATTCCTCCCCCAAGGTCGTTGTACAACGTAATATAACCATAATTCTTTATTATGTTCAAATGTTTGAAACTCAATTGGTTTCTCTATACAAAATTTTTGATTGTTAGAGGATATTTTGTATAAATTAGCATGATTGGCCCAATCATTGACTTTTTCCCAATTTGTTAGTTTATAAACCATACCATTATTATGAAAGAAAAATGCTTTATACTGTTTCCACATAAAAACACCATTTTCAGTACGTTTCCACATATATTGATCTTCAGGACCAATATTTATATAAATATTATTATGGAACCGATATGCAACATGTATATCCCATTCATCTAGTAATTGTTGCAATTCTTTAATCATTTGTTGACCATTTTATAAAACTAGCGCGTCCGTACAATGTACCATCAATATTACAAAATTTACAAGGAATTAAATCTCTGGTTTGTTGTAATAAATGTTGCCGGTATTGTTTATATCCCTCACCTAACCATATAGCTTGTATAGTTTCATCTAACACATTCCCTATAATTGAGGTACGTTTCCAATCATTTGCGCATAATATCACATTTCCATCTGTATCTATAAACATTTTATAAAATGGTAGATAACATTCTTTTTGTTTATATAATGTGGCTGATTCTGAAAATATTTCAGTTCGATTTACCATTGCAAAACCATTGTATGAATCTTTTAGTGTCAACTGAATAGACGTATTTTCGAATAATGGTGCAATAATTGCCGTTTTATCGTAATCGTACATACTAATGGTGACGTTAGTGCACCCAGCAGTTTCCAATTCGGCAACCATTGGCTTTGTTAATAAATCACCATTTGTAATTATTTCAATATACTTGGCGGTTGGTACGGTACTTCGAATTATTGAAATTGATTCAATTAGATGTTTGTATAAAGTTGGCTCACCAAATCCAGCAAAACTAATACGTCCATCAAATGATATTTCTTGCAAATCCGTTGCTATCTTTTTTATAGTATCTAATGATAGTTTGATTTTGTTAGCCGAGTATTCTTTAATACTTCTTGGGCAAAAGGAACACGAACGATTACAAGCATCAATTGGGTTTATTTCTACGACACGCAAAGTTGATAATAAATCAGTAACCCCGTGTGATTGCATTTCTCGAAGTGTGTTAAAATTTACAAGCATTTTTTATCATAGTCAAGTCGGCAAGTGCCATTCTACAAATACCATTATCAAGGGTTCGCATTAAAAAATGATCACTCAACCCAATTGGTGGTTCTTTCATTAATACAAAATTCCCATTTGACGGAATACAATCAAAATTAGATTCTAAGAAATTACGGGTTTCGTTCATCCTACTTACGTGCGATGGAATCAAATTAAATAAATCTGTTATTATCGGGGTAATAATCCCACAAGGTACACCACTTGGGCGTGTTAACTGAAGCTGCTTTATTATTTCTGTGTTAGCAATGGCATACCCTAATCGTATACCAGCTAGTGATAAACTTTTAGAAAATGTCTTTAAAACTATTAAATTATCAACCTTTGCAGCTATATCTATCACGCTGTATTGTATAGTTGCAAATTCGCCGTATGCTTCATCCACTATTACTAAATCAAATTTCGGTAATAACTCTAATACTTGTTGTCTAGTGAGGCATTCACCAGACATTCCATTTGGATTAGCCAAATATAAGGTGGTTGCTGTTTCATCAAATTTAGTACAATACTCTATATTAAATATTTCACTATATGTTTCAACCATCGGCCAGGTTGGGCTAACAATTGATATTTTTTTATTTTGTTTAAGATTCAATACTCTAACTATTAGTTCACCAATCCCAAACCCAATTGCAATATTATCCATTGATATTTCATGATGTGCAGATATAGCTCTATAAACATGAACCTCCTCTGGGTATTGCCGTAAGTCGATTTTTGTCGATTTAATTAAACTTGATACTTGGTTTAGCAAAATTGTATCATAACAAACGTTATTTGCCAAATTTATTTTTGTATTATTATATTTTTCTATTTTCCAACTTGGTCTCATAATTATTGTACGCAATATATTGTGTTTTTCAATTCTTGATGCCATAATTCATTCATTGGCGTAGTTTCGTATCCATTAAAGCACGGTGCACCTAATGTGTAATGAATTATTTTTGCTTTTGGATTTTCACCAAATTCATCAGGTAACCAGTTCCATTCGATCGGTAATTCTCCTATCTCAAAATCGTCCAACCAAGAAAACCTATGTAAGAAACTACCGGTTGATTCAGATATTGTTTTTGGGGTTAATATTTTATTTTTGTAATAGGAACAATTCCATAATATTACACTACTCCAATTTTTTCTCGGATAATCATCATTCGTATGGTTTAGATATTTTATTTTAGAGTTGGTTGTATAAGAATGCTTAACAACAACCACCCCTTTAGATGGGTCTAAGAACTCTGTAAATAATGTGGTAATATCATCGGTCACGACCATATCCCCATCTATAAATAATGCCCACCCAGTAAAGTTTTGTAAATATGGTACCAAAAATCGAGAGTATACGAATCGGTTACTGCCATCAGTATGGGTTTCGTTATATGGCAACGATGGTAATACTAATGGTATTAACGCTACCGGTGTGGTACTTTTTCTAATAATACTGTTTGAACAGACGTGATAGGTAACTGGACTGTTTTCGTCATATCCTATATAGATTGTATTCATGATTTATATTTATGGTTGTGTGCATACCGTATTACTAAATACGTGATATTTTCGGAGACAACTCATTATGGAACAAATAAAAGTACCGCCTGGATCATCTGGTCAACGACCAATATATAATTCGGAAAATATCAATTTAGAAACACTAGCAAATGAGGTATCTTTGTCCAAAATTGGCGATTTTGAGCCGTTAGATATAAAGATTGATTGTGCGTCATTTATGCAAGAAATAGCAAAATATGATGGGGAATGGGTGGATTACTTACCAAGAACCGACCGTGTTAACAATAGACAAGCATTGGTGTTATATAATTTACCAGGAAAATTGCATAATGAGGATCCTAGTTTAGCAGAAGCAATTGTTCGGGCTGGCGGAAACAAACTTTCGGAGTTATTATTCAATTCACCAACCGATGTGTATCATAGTTGTCATAGTTTACGCCCAATATTAAGTTTATTCGATTCGCTAGGCAGATCATTTTTAATAAAGTCAAATATAGGCGGATATTTTGTTCCACACAGAGATCACCCTGTAATGCCTAGAGATGTATTTCGTATTGTGGTCTTTTTAAATAACTGTTCACCCATGGATTATGATTGGATTCAAGGGGTCGATAAAAAGATGTCTATTGAGATGGGGAGAGCATATTATGTAAACACAATGCAAACTCATAGAACAATATCTTGGGTGGATGACAGTATTCATTTAATATTAAATATACCATTGACCTCTGATAATGTTGCGGTAGTCATGTCACATTTATTACATAGGCATTAAAATGGAGTTTGACATTTATAGTAGCAGTTTATTTAATCTGGGTAATTTTATTAAGTTGTCACCTAGGTTTCATAATATGGATCAATATATTAAAGGTGATATACAGTGGGGTGAATATAAGAATAATATCTTAACTATTCCAGCGAATACGGCCAATGATATTATTAACTGTGATGAACTTTCCAATGTCTTGAATATTTTTGATAGTGCGGTAATAATAAGCGCAGATATTCGTAAAGTTACATTAGGGGGATATATTCCAGAATTTTATAATCACCCTAAAACTATTTCACTATTTTTATTTTTTGGTGATTATTATGAAGGACATGTCAATTTAGTTTCAAATAGTGAGATTGTTAATATTCAAGTAAATTCGTTGTATTTGTTTAATACTAGCAAGCACATATCATTTCATAGTTTTATCAATGGTGTTTATTACCTTGAAATTAAATTAGGTTCTAGTAAAGAAACATATGACATTATAAATAGTATTTTAGATACTTTTTAAAAAAATGTTAATGGCACTATATTAGTGCCATTAATTTATGTGATTTACCCTAAAACAATCCATCCTCTGGTTGAACCAGCATATCCAATGAATTGATTTAATGTTGAATCGTAGATAATCCATCCAGCTTCGGGGGTCGATGGGTAATTACTCGTTGCATACGACGCTGTTTTCAGAATCGGGGCGCTAAGTACACCTTTTTCAGTAAACGAAAACGTATTCATTGATGACGAATTAGTCCCAGTAAAAATATTTACAATGGATGATGGGAACTGCGTATCAATATCGGCGGAATCGGACAACTTAGAATAAATTCCAGAGGTAACGGTCCAGCTGGCTGATGAATTATATCCACGGAACAGTAAACCACCTATATGGTCATCGGATGCAAGCGGGGTTGGTGAACCCAACGTACCATTAGATGCGCTGATAGCAAGATGAGAAATACCTTGAATACTATTTTGCGATGATAATGTAACCAGGTCTAATACTCTGGATCTAGTTGAATTTACAGTTAATCCGTTATCACCGGTTGTAAATACACTAGCTGATAATGTTAACGCGGTATTAGTATATGAACCATCTATATTAATATTACCAGTTCCTGTAATATTGTGACTATTCAAATCTAAATTCGCACCCAATGATGGTGATGTATCTGATTCAATATTTACGGTTACAGTTGATGTTATTATATTATCAACGTCATTGTACGCATATGTTATACCACTATGGGTTGAATGCGTAAAAAGTCCTGCAACCGCATCCTGTGCGCGTTCTGGTGTGAAATATAAGTGGGTTGAATCCTCACTGATGTACCCAGTTGATAGGTTTGCAGCACCAATGTTTAATGTTTGTGTGCTATCATCCCAAACTAATCCAACACCAGCGGAAGTTTTTAAAACGTGGTTTCCACCATTCGCCACCCCGTCACCTATATATAGTTTTTTTGTATCTGTTGTATAAACTAATTCGCCCGGATCAAAGATAATACCTGATTGTCTATCTGCATCCGTTCCTCGTCTTAATCGTAGCGACATTTGCTATCTCCATGTTTTATGATCATTAGATCTTTCTTGTATTTATGAAAAATCGCAAGTTATTCATTATCAGTATACTAAATATGAATTATGAATTCAGATATAATAGACCGCGCATTATTATGGGATAACCTAGTGAAAACCGCACCTTTCCGTAAGTTAAATATTAGTATTTTACAAGATGAGGTAATACAGCAGTTGGTGGAATTTCAAGATAATTGGTGCCCATATAACATTAAAAAAGACAAAAATAATAATAGATGGGGTTTGCCGATCACCAGCCACAGCGGTGATGTAATGGATAATTACCATTTAAATAGTTTTGGTTATATGCAGAAATATCATAATACGTTGTTACAAGAGTCGGATTTTACAACACCAACTGAGGTTTATTATAAAATACCAGAATTAAGAAAATTAGTGGATTTATTTAACCCAGATATTGGGCGGGTACATTTATTGAGGGTTGATACGGGTGGATATTTTCCGCCACATAGAGACTTTCAAGGCATTGCCCCAGAATACTTTCGAATCTGTTGTGTATTTGGAAATTGTAAGAACACAGATTATGTTCAAATTTTAGGACAGAAACCATTCTATCCAGACGCAGGGGATGTTTATTTTGTAAATTTTCAAATTTCGCATAGTGTAATTAGTTTTACTGATAATTTATATAATTTAATTTTAACAGTTAAATTAAATCAACGAACCCACGACATACTATTGAGTTTGATGGTATGAATTTTTTTATCCCAACCCACCCACATTTAGAAATTAGACTGCTGCAAGTTTCGGATTTTCCAAAGTTACAAGTATTTTGCAATACATGTAAAGAATTCGGATGGGCAAATAATAGTGATTTTAATTCAATTAAATTACAGACGATGGTAATGCCATATGGGGCTTTTTTTATTGGATTTGATCATTTACAAAATAAGATATGGTCTTTGGCTGGGGTACATCAACTTCCTGAAATTGGTGAGAATGCGTGGAGATGTTTATTCAGAGGGGCGCAACTACCAGGATATTTATTGTCAAATAGATTTAGTAAAAATGTTATGCATACCGGTATGCATATTAGTTTATTCTTGTGGCTACAAATTGAATATATTTCTAGTTTATATAATAACGCTGAGTTCTATTTAACTACTAATAACCTCTCTAATAAGACCCATTTTGCGTCTAGTCAACGATTAGATTCACGAATAATGCCATTAGTGGCAAAGACTGGGGTGATTGAAAAAGTTTATGACAATTTTATGCTTTATTCAACATCTCAAACAGTATGGCGAATAAATGTGGATAATTATTACAACGAGCGTAAATTAGCATTAGATTTACTTGGTTTTCCAAGTTAAATTTTGATTGCCATTTTTTCTATACAGAAATAAATTTCTGGTTGTATCAAATATATCACCAGTTGGTGCGCCATTTATTATACATTCACCATCTTGTGCAAAAGTTACCGCATAATGGTTAGAGATTGTTTCAAAGCATTCTGAATTATACCCAATCATCACGGGTGGAGGGAATTCTGTCATTCCATACCAGTTAGCAACCAATTTCACACCTTTTGAAAGTAACATATCAATCATCTGTTGTGGTACAGGCTGACTGCCCGTGACCATATACCTAACCGATGACATATCTAAATTTGCCCATTCTTTTGTTTTTTCTAGAATGGTAATATGTCTAGGGATCAATGAAATATACGTTGGCTGATATTGATTAAATGTTTTTATATATTGGTATGGGTCGAACATCATTGAAACTAAATGGGCACCAGCAATTAACGCTGGTACCGCTGTTATAGTGTAATGTGCAATCACGTTAGATGGAAATACGTCCAACACAATGTCTGAACTGGTCAAATTAACCTCATCGACGCATCTTTGTGCATGATGAAGTATATTTTGATGTGTGATACATTTTGGGTCAGCAGTACTTCCAGAGGTATTCAACGTCAAAACCATATTATGATCCGAGAAATTCTCTAATTAATTGCAGACGTTGTTGTTCTGTCATGATTTCAAAACTTTCAACATTGGATTTAATGTGGTCAACCAATGGGTAGAATTCTTCATCCACTCGATTTTTGACATTATTACCAAGTAGTTTACTAGTATCTTTCACTCTTGCCATTAGTTTTGACACTAAGTAGAAAGGTGATTTTATTTTAAATGAATGATACCCGTTGGCCGTGTATGCGACATAGCCTTCATGTTTTACACATTTGGCCAATCTAATCAAATTACACACATTCGTTTCAATAAATTCTGGTGTATAGCAGTTAAATTGTTTTGCCAACACATACAGCACACCTGGATCTACTTCAACATTACTAATCCAAGAATTCTTACGAAAGCCAAGTACATACATTCCTGTTTTTTCTTGGATAATATGTGGATCATTTTCATGAACACATTCAAACATAAACGTATAGCCGTTCCAATTGTGACATACTTCACGATATGCGGCAATATCAATATGGTCGTATGCCATTTTCACAAAATCAGAATCAGTTGAGCCAGTGGTGCTAACTAGTATATCACCGTTATGCCAAGTAATTGCCACCATGAAACCATTGACTTTTCTAAACGCTCGCACCCGTGTAGCATCATCTAACTTTGGAGCATTTTCTTCAACACCGTAGTTATAGATTTTAGTAAATGGTCGTGATACCACGTTATAATCTTTATCGACTAATGTACCACGACATTCTTCCAAAAAGTCATTCCATAAATTATCATAGAATACTTTACGTTTGTATTTCAACACATAAACATTATCATAGGATGATTGTTTGCATGTTACCAATTCTGGATTGGTTTCTACAAATTGTTTCATATCGGCACTAGTAATATATCTATCCATTTATTCCACCATGATTTTTAATTTCACCTGTTAATGCGTCTGCTAAAATGTCGTCTAGCAATGATACAACTTTACCAGTTGCATCCATCCCAACATCTCTAACTCTATACCTTTCAAGTCCAGATGGTGCCCCATGTAAATGTCCGTGTAGATGGATACTTCCATGGTGGCACGCATGCCATTCTGATATAGGGAAATGAAACATACATATTTTATGTTTGTTATGTTTTATTTCGAGATATTGATGAATTTCAGTAAAGCAGTTTACAAAGTGTTTATTTTGAACAAAGTACTTATCATGGTTGCCTTGAATCAAAATTTTACTTCCGGCTAACGCCGCCATCGCATCGATAGCTTTACGTTGTGAACACAACCCAACATCACCTAAAATATAGACGGTATCATCATCAGTAACAGTGTTATTCCATTCACGAATGATTTCTGCGTTCATGTGTTCTACTGATTGATACGGTCTAGTGTTACTATTAAACGTAAGAATGTTTTTGTGATGAAAATGCAAGTCACTAGTTATATATACCGCCATGTTTCCTCCTTAGTAAATGGATACCACAATATTATCTTTAACCACTAAATTAAACGCGTCACGTTTAATTTTACCATTACGTTTTATAAACTTAATATTTGCAATGGTTTTTTCATCCAAGATTTCATCTTTAATTGCCGTAATATCAAGTCCTTTAATACGTTCAAGATATCGTAAAATAGCGTGTTCAGATATTACAGGCTCTTTTTCATCGGATGTTATTTCAGCAATTCTAGTTTGCATACCGTTGATTTTATCTGTCAATTCAGCAAGTTCTTTTTGTTTAAGTTTTACATCATTTTGCAAAATCTCTTTGTTTGCGATAGATTTTGCAAGTTGGGTTTGCAACCCTTTCAATTCCGCCGCAGCGTTAAAGTCTGTCATTGTATTCTCCAGTTGTGTTATAAAATACAAATTATACACAATAAAAAATAAATGTCAATAAATATTATTATGAATACACTGTTAAAACCATTAGCATCAGCAGAGATTATTAAAAGATTAAAAAGTTCAGCTAAAAAAAGAGGGATTTATTTTGATTTAACTGTTTCAGATATTGAAGAAATTGGGATGCCATTGACTTGCCCAATCTTAGGGATACCATTGAAATGGAATAGAGGAGCACCCAAAGATGACTCGTATTCTTTTGATAGAAAAGATTCATCTTTGGGTTATGTTAAGGATAATATTGAAATAATATCATTTCGTGCGAATCGCGCAAAGAATAATCTTTCAGAGGGTGAATTGAAAAAATTTAGCCAGTACTTTGGGTGAGCAATTCATCGATGGCAGCGGATGCAATTTTACCATCATATTTACCGGCATGATTCTCTTTTAAAAATTTCATCCCAGCAGGTTTACCACCGTGCTTGATGATGTCTTGTATTAATTCTTTAATCTCAGCGGACGTTAATTGTTGGGGTAAATAGGTATTCAGAATATCTCGTTCCACCTCGTATGGGCTGATATCGATTCCTTTAGACGAACCGGCTGAAATACATTCATCAATACTTTTTAACAATTTTTTTATTACTGTAATTACTTCAGCATCGGTGGTGTCACGTTTACCATCATTGAAACCCACGTTAATAGCTTCGTTAAATAGTACGGTAAGTAATGATATTTTAATTTTATCAGTTCCGTTTTTTCTCGCGGCAAACTGATCTTCTTTAATTTTCGTTAATAGTGTCATTTTTAGTGTCTCTAAGTTCTTGTCGCCATTTTATAGCATCTCGGAATAATTCATCATCAATTTTACCAGCAATAATAGCATTTGCTAAAATGTCACCGATAAAATCTATATCGTGTTCGCTTAGTGTATAATTTTGTTCAGTAAAATATTGAGTTATTTTTCGTAATCGTTGGTTTATATAGTTCATTGGTTTAATATGTGGAAAACACAGCATCAAAAATAGTTGTATTGATTTGAAGTGTAAAGGCCGATACCAAAATATTGTACACTTGGTACAACCTCTAGTATCAGCCGAGAAAATATTCTATAACAGCTTTAAATGGCCAGTTATTTTATCTATTTTGTCTGGGTAATCTGGCCCAATTGCCAAGCAAGTTAAAGTCGGTACCCCATTAAATTCAGTTAAACCAGCGTCCTTAATCAATTTAACATTAAGTGCGGCATCCTTTGCATTTGCGTAGATATCTAATAGTTCTTTTTCACTTTCAACATACACACAAATTTTGGTGAATCGACCGGCTAACCATTCTTCTAAGGCATCAAAATTACTATCATCACCTTTGTTCACTTTGTTCATACATTTAAGAACTGCGCCTACGGATGCGTGACAGCCTTGGCTTATCATTTTACCTTTGCGCATGTTAAGGTCTTTTCTTACTACAATTACTTGTTTTGGTTCAATTGTCATATTATCCACATAAAATAGATGTAGTTGTTCTCGTGTGTCAGGTACAACTACAGAAACCCCGTGAGAGCAGCCCATTTCGGTCATTTCGCTTCAGCCGAGGCAGTAATACTGTTATACAGTGCCGAAACTGCCTAAAAATCAAGATACTGTTCTAACTGGAAGCACGTATGCTTTATAGTCTTTAAAAATCAACTTTGACAGCCCGGTACTCATATTTGTTGCCCAAGATAAAAAGTAACTTTGTGCTTTGTTTGCCCAGTAAAACTCTTTGTATGAATATTCTGAACTTTGTTGCAATTCTTCAAGTTCAGCAACAGTCGGAAGTCGCCAATCATGTTTCCCACCATAATCTAAATGTTCGCAATAACTGTTGGCATCTTTCCAATTTGTTAATATATGGTCGGTTGGTGCAATCTCAATATTCATTTGTTTTATATATAAGGGGGTTGAAAAAAGGAGGGGTAAAACCCCTCCACTGTTATTACTGGTGGTCATACCGTTCATTCATGATTGTTTTAATCATAATGCCGTATGGTGTAAACTCAGACATATCGGCAGATAATAAACTAGTCATAATTGATGGTGAGAACCCAGATACCAATGCTGCGCCAGATTTATCCGATGTTACTGGGACATTCCCACTTGCATTTAAATTCCAGAATACAATTTTAGGAACAGAATATCCAGCAGCGGCATATGCACGTTCAATCATTTCCATTGCGGTATCACTTGGAGATGTAACCGCCTGGTTAAATTGCATATCCGATAAAATCAACAAAATTTCTGGCATATCTGCGTTACGAACATTGCAACTGGTTGCTAAATTTAAAATCAAGTTAAATGCTGATTCCAAGTTTGTACTCATGCCCCATTTTGATCTTAGCATTTGCTGGTTCTGTTGAACAATATCCCCTTCAAGTGTTATCAATTCTGGTTTTTCATGAAACGTAATAAACTTGTTTTTGAATTCACCTAAGTTTTTATCTGAAAGATACAACCCAAGGGAAACTGCAACATCCATACAAGTTAGAGATGCGTTTTTACCACCCGCTGAACACGACATAGAACCACTAACGTCAACTAATGGTAAAATATTAGCGTCACCAACAAAGTTTGGTAATGCGGCCCATTGTGCAATAACATGGTTTTTAATCGTTGAATCAACATTATAACCTTTCAACGCACTTAAAACATCATATGGATAGATTGCACCAGCATTGACTTTAACTGATGTATCACCAGAAACCAGTGCATTAACATATTCAGCAAACTTAGGTGTATGTCTATTGAAAGCTTTTTTGTATCTAGCACTAGCAACAGATGGCACGTGGCTGAAATTGATGTTATCCCAATCATTAGCACACATTTGGGTTTCAACCACTGATGTCAATGCCACCAATGTTTTACGATAATGCTTTGGACTCCAACCCAAGTATTTGCGTAATTCAACCGAAATTGGTCCTTTACGTGGGGTCCATTTAGCTGCCAATCCATTCTTAGCTGCCAACGCTTGTTTAATTAACTCAAACCCAAATTCTTTCATATGTTTGGTTTTAAACACAAACAAATCATCCCATCTGCCCAATTCACCAACGCGGTTTGCTAATGCTTCGGCGGCGGAAACATCGGTGTTTTCTAAATGATTTAGAATATCTCTGAAAAGTTGTCTTTCACCAGCGCCACCACGAGCATCACGCGACCATAGTGCAATTCGTAATGCTAACTCACGATTTTCAGATAATGCACTGGTGAATTGTGGAATAATATCTTTACCACGCATAGCACCAATGTTAAAGAATAAATCGGTAAGGGCTGTCGTTGATGTGTTTAACGCCGCCATACCATTTGTTGTTGTTGTTGTTGTTTTTTCTGCAATTAATGTCATGTAATTCACCTTTCAGTTTAGTGTAAAAAATAGTTGCTGTATCTAATCTATGTGGGTAATTATACCAGGTTTTTGGCGGTTGTCAAGTAAAATTAAATATTTAATTTTTTAAATGTTTCTTTAAGACTTTCTTCCGCATATTTTTTAATCATTGCGTCGTGATCATCTGGATGACAATACCAATCTGTATCCTTTACAGTATAAAGAAATGGGTAATCATCTAAATCGTGCTCCGGTTCAACGATATTTTCTGTTTGGAATTCGCCGGTTTCAAAGTTTACGATTCCAACAAGTTCATATGAATCCTCATCGATGAGATGTAATAAAAATGCCCGGCGGGTTGAAAGTTTATCTCTGATTACAGCATATTCTGATAATCGTTCGTGATGCATGTCAATACTCCTAGTTTATAACATATTTATTTGGAGCACCAGACAGGAGTCGAACCTGCATTAAACAGTTTTGCAGACTGCTACATAGCCATTCTGTCACTGGTGCATTGGTATGGGTAATCAGGTTAATGATCATATTTGAGATTTTTCATATCTCACCACTGATCAATGGGGTCTTGTACATCTCTGGAGAAAAATGGTATGCGGAAATTAACCTTTAATACTATATTTTATTCTATGATACCAAGAATTTCTGATTCTCGCAAGATAAGATATTCAACGCCATCTAATTTAGTTGGGATACCGGTATTTTTCATGAATAACACATTATCATCAACTTGGACTGTTAATGGGATTATCTTACCATTATCATACTGTTTTCCATCACCAATTGCAATTACTGTACCAGTGGTGGTTGTACTTTTTTGTTCTGCTACTAAAACAATACCAGAACTTAATGTTTTGTTTTCTTCAATCGGTTTAATTAAAACCCGATCATATAATACAGTGTAATCCATATTAAGCGGTGCGATTAATTAAATGGTATCCAAATTGTGTTTGTACTGGTTCACTAAACCCACCGACATCTAAGCCAAATGCGGCATTTTCAAATTCTGGTACCATTTGGCCTCTACCAAATGAACCTAAATCACCGCCACGTGTACCACTCGGACATTTGCTGTGAGATTTTGCTAAGTCTGAGAATGATGCGCCTTCCGATAACTGGCGTTGTAAGTCTTGTGCTTGTTCAAGCGTTTCTACTAAGATATGGTTTGCTGTAATATTAGACATATTTTTCTCATTGTAAGGTTAAAGGAAACAGAATAGCTTTTTGGGTGAAATTAGTTTTCAGTCAGTCTCGGTCTACCCAACCAGATCCTATCTAGTATTCTACTAGCCTATTTGGTATTCTACCAACACTAGATATTCCATCGGTTTTGTTGGGCTAAAACCCACGATAAAATACCATTTCCAGTAAGTTATTTGTAGTATGTTGCTGAAACTATTCTTGTAAGAGTTACACGGATTGTAATCTGAGCGGGATACGAGAGTCGAACTCGTTTCATTAGCTTGGAAGGCTAAGGCACAACCTATATACCAATCCCGCTCAGATTACACTACATGTTTAATTCTGGATACATAGTTGTTTTCAAGTTTCAAGTCGAAGTTAATATGCTGTAAGTATCCAAAAGTGGTTATCACCTGTCGCCAGGGATATCAAATGGGTCTAAATCATCGTCATCAAAGTCTACGCCCCAAATATCTTTCATTTCTTCAATCGACAGTTCCTCATCGTCGTCGAACTCGTCGTCAATGTCAGAATTTATAGATTCGTTGATGCTGTCGAAATCGTCATCAGTAAGATTATTTAAAATGTTTTCTAAATCGTCTGGTTCCGGTGTCATAAGATCATTTAAGTTATTGTGAATGGAGCCACCGAAAGGAATCGAACCCTCAACATCCTCATTACAAGTGAGGCGCTCTACCGATTGAGCTACGGTGGCATATTAATTTATGCTGGATGCATTTTATTTTCACCAAAAGAAATTATAAGTAATTGCTGTTAGCATCCAAAATTAGGTGTAACTATTTGTGTTTTGCACCACAAACTGTACAATTGTATTCTTTTTTCAAGGTTTGATTCATAACGCGCATTCCTTGACCATATTCTTTATCTTGGAACTTAGCCGCTAGTGAACCACTGCAATTACATTTTTTTACTTCTACTGCCATAATACACCTCTAGGGTTGTTGTGAATGATTTTTAAGTTTAAATGCAATACGACTTCTGATTTTTGATTTATCACGGCCGCGTGTTGCTTTTTCTAATGCTAATACTAACTGTTTGTCACTTAACACGTTAATACGTGTTTTGTCATTTTTAGTTTTAAGCGGATTCGCTTTTCGGTTTGCTTTACTAGCTACTGTCATTTTATGTACCTATTATATCAGTATTTATTTATAATGTCAAGTATTATTAATTTTATTTAACAAATCAAGTATTGGAATATTTTGACCAACTAATGACTGGTAATGATAAATTAAGGTTTTATTATATAATAAATAATCGTCAATGTCAACATCTGATTTTAATTTATTAGTATATTTTTTATTAAAGCCAAGGAGCATACTTACCCAGTTCCATTGATTCAATAGGGTATCCCCTTTGCCAACCCATTTACTTGATGCCAAAATATCTATATAATCAGATACCTCTTGCACTGCGGTTGGATCGTTACCAACTGACCGCCAATATGGTGTATCTATTCTTTCAGATAGTCTATAATGATATAGAACAAACTTTTTAGTATGGTCAATAAACCGTTTCATTATTCGATCATGAATTGAACTAGTTTTTGCACTCCATATTTTATGCTTATTGTATAAATCACTAAAACTGCGTACTGTTACGCACGTAATCATTAAGCTGGTGGCTTCCAATGGTTCTATAAAACTTTGGGCCAATCCATTGCTAATTACATTTTTAAATGTAACATTGTTTAATCTTCCGGCGTCAAACGCAACTTGTTTTCTTTTAACAAATTTGTAACCACGTTCACGCCAAAAGTCTGTAATTACTTCTTCGGCCCGTTCATCAGAACTAAATTTATTAGAATATACATACCCAGAACCAATTTGGTTCCATGTTGGGATAGTCCATATCCATCCTGATTCTTGCGCATATACACCCGTAACTGGTTCGTCTGAGGTAACATTATGAATTTCACCCCATATTGCACGGTCATTTACTAATTCAGTATATGAATCCCAGGTTGATAGATTTTTCATAAGTACCCTAGTAAACCCAGAGCAATCAAAGAATATATCACCATAGATTTTTTCACCAGTGTCTAATACAACGTACTCAATACCATCATTATTTTCTACAACTTCAATTATGGTTGCGTTTATTTCTTCATATCGGGTTTCTGGTACGTGATTTTTTAAACATTTTCCAAATTCAAATGCATTAACATGATACCCATATCCTGGAAATTTGTTTATATTGTTAATTCCATTTTTATTAAATGGACTTAATTTATTTTTTATCAAGTATTCTTGTGGTCCATGGGTTTCGTTAAATAATGAAACATCTTTACCATAATGATGTAAAAAATAATCAACACTAGTCAAATCACGTTTAAATTCTTCTTTACCATTATCGCATAATGGTCTAGTAAATGCCTGATGTGGTATCATATCATCAAAGGTATGTACCCATCGTGAACCTAAACTGTTAAAGTCATGGAAATCAACACCGTATTTAAATGTTGCTTTGGATTGTTTCATCCATTCGTATTCCGGTACGCCAACGGTTTCCGCAATATGTTTAATAGTTGGTGTTGTGCTTTCGCCAACTCCAATAGAATCGATTTCATTTGAGTGGATTAATACTAGTTCAGCGTCGGTGGTTGCTGATAAATATGATAACGTAATCCATCCAGCTGAACCGCCCCCGACAATTACTATTTTATTTTTTTTCATTGTCATCTTTTTCTTGGTTTGGTTTATTTTCTTGGACGTTATCTGGGGTTTTTTTAAAGATAGCGTCCCAGTTGTCTGAAAATTTTTGTCTATCAAAGGGTCGTTGTTTAGAACCCTTTCCACCGTGCCAATTGCTCATAGCATTTCCTTTTTAATGTTAAATTGGCTCCCTAAGATGGGCTCGAACCACCGACCGGACGGTTAACAGCCGTCTGCTCTACCACTGAGCTATTAGGGAATATTATTTTTTATTGTTAAATTTTTATGCGTATACGTTTATTGTGTTTATTTCAGACACATCTTTAACGCGATGCATATGTATCCCACCACCTGCATATAATGTATAGAATAATACATCAGCAGTTTCTTTTTGTGTTCCAACATCATAACGATTTAATACCAACGCATCTTTTGGGCAAATTACATATGGTGCTCTTGAAATATAATTTGCAACAACTGGTACGTGGTACGCTGGGACTACTATTCTCATAAATGTCTCCTTAAAATTTAATCTGGATACCTCCGGTTATCACCCGGAAAGGTCATTTGCAGTGATTTTAAATATGCTGTATGTATCCAATTTATAGGTAATTGGCGGAAGGTATAGGGTTCGAACCTATACAACGGTTTCCCGTTGACGGATTAGCAATCCGCTCCAATACCATTCTGGCAACCTTCCAATTATTGTGCGTCGTTCTGCTTTTGTTTAAGCTTTTCAAGTTCATCTCGAAACAGTTTTGCAAAAGTTTCGGGGTCCATTGTTAAAACAGCTTCATCATCCGATGTATCAGTAGTCATTTGAAAAACTCCGTAATTTTGTTTGAAATCTTTGTCCAAATACGCCAACCAAAGTATATTGTTAATAATAATATAATTGATTCAGCAGTAATAAGTATAAACATAGTGTTACCAAAAGTCAAAAGTTACTGGTTGTATCCCACCTGGGAAAAATAAGAAATCGAATCTTTAAAATTGCTGAAAACAACCAAAATATATACTGAATGCATTTTTTTATGGCCAGATGCTCTACCAACTGAGCTACGTGTAATTACTTACACGGTGAGATTCGAACTCACGACACGTCAGGTGTTATTAAATTGCTGTTAGCATTCATAAAATTAACAGGTTTCATTTTTATAATCGGCGGCACCACCCGTAGCCCTTATGCAATCATACGACTGCATAGTAGGACTCGAACCTACCATTTCCGATCCCCATAATACTTGCTGTTAGAAACCTATAAGGGTCAGGATCTTATTTTTATCGTGCTCTATCCCGTTAAGCTAACGTTATTTGCTACATTAGTCCGCAAATTACGTGTGGGATTCGAACCCACATCTCGTGCTTAGAAGGCAAATAGAATATGCTGTTAAGATCCTATATTGGTTGCGGGGGCAGGATTTGAACCTACGACCTTCGGGTTATGAGCCCGACGAGCTACCAAGCTGCTCCACCCCGCGATAATTTGTTAAAGAACTGTTTCAATATGTGACAAATTATACACTTATCTTTTTAACTTGTCAAGCATTTTTTTCATCAGTATATTTTGCAATCCATCCATCTTCGTCTGTAAAAAACCTAATTGCCGAAAAGTCTGGGTTGTCACCAGCATCGAACCAATGTTTGGTATTAGCTGGTATACTGATTAAATCAGCTGGTCCAACAACTAATTCATAAACTAAATCATTAGCATTTATGAAAAAAGATGCTGTACCGTGTGTGAATAATCTCATTTCAAAGTCATCATGAGTATGTTCACGTTTAAACTTGTTTCTTAATTCTGGATAATTCTCAGTATTTTCATTTACAGATATTGTATCATGATAAGGAACATTATGCAAGAACTTTATTTCACCAATGTAACTACCATCAAGATCAATCCGTGTATATGTTACACCAATTTCGTTTAATTTGTCAATCTTATCATTAATATTTTTAAAACTACCCATCAATTCTTTTGTGTATATATTTAACATAACAATATTTAGTGATATGATTATTTCACACCGATAATCATGTATCTAGTGAATCCCCAAGATGGGTATTTAAAATCTAATTCACCAGTATAGTATATACTAGTTAATGGGTAGTTGTCAATAAACATTTTAAGTGATTGACTGTGTATAAAGTGATCGTCATGTGGCATATTGTTGCCTTGTAATATCACTCGTGTACCTGGTTTTATGTTATGAAACCAGTCCATTTCATCAAAATGTTCAGTTGAGGTATTAATAATTAAATCTGGCTGTGTTAATATATTATTACAATCAGCGGTATGTGCTTTAAATTGCCAATTTTTAAATACCCAATTTTCATTAATCATATCAGCAATAACCTGACACGATGGGTCAATATCATAACTTTCTATGCGCGTTACTTTGAATTTTTCACGACTTAATAATAAAAATGCGGTAATTCCATACCATCCACCGTATATTTGCGTTAGTTCTGACGTCCATTCTAAATTTTCTAATTCTTGGCATAACCATAGTTTACTATCAATTTGGCCATTCGAGAACGCATCTTTGTTGATCATATCAAATGTGTAAAAAAACTTAATCCAAGTTTGGATTGTTTAAAATTTGTTGAACAGTGTAAGTTTACTGTATCAAATACTATACCACAATTCATGGTTTGCTGAATCATTTCTTTTATAGAAAGCCCTTGTAACCATGATGGTTCTAAATGGTTTAAATGTTTTATACGAAAACTTTCATCAAAATCACCATCGACCAATCCTTGAACACCAGAATATTCATATTTTTGTAAATTATGATAGGTTGGTATATCAGTTGACCCATTAAAAAATTTACATGGGCCATCTAGGTAGAATTGATCAAAAATACACAATGATGTTTCCTCACACGTTTCGATTGGTATGTTTATACCTTTATACGGCACGTTGATACTTAAACTATCATCATTATGAATTATATGTGGTCGATTCGTATAGAAAAAATGCCCAAAATATACAGATGAATTTAATAATTGCTCAACTCTAGTTTTTATACCATACAGTACTTCATTCTGGTAATCATATTCAGATAGATGTAGTACAATAGGTCCAGTATTTTTAATTATTTTATGTGAACTATCGTTAAAATAGTCTTTTAATAAATTACGCTCAGTTTCTGTTATAAAATTATCAATCCTATACGGTGATGAAAGGTTATTTATTATTTTATTTTTATATTCATCCGACCGCATTATGTGTATTTTAGTAAAAACCAATTATACTTTGCTTCATCTTTAAAGGTAATAACTGCATAATCACAAATAGCACTTGGATCGGCCATTAGTGATAACTCAAATGTGGCATTATATTCTAATAATATGTTATTGGCTTTATTCGTTAATATTTTTGCATATTCATCATATTGGTATTCCTGTATGTCAAGATACCCGATGTCTGACGCAAATTTATCCCACCAGAAAGGGTCGGATTCATCATCCGTAAAATTAGGAATTGCTATTTTTTTCATCATCAACCATTTTTTCTATGTTGTTAATATAATTTTCAATGAAGTGATTAACAAAGAAATTTACTTTTCCTTTCTTAATACCAGTAATGAAACCTTTAATTCTATCAATCGCGGTTCTAATTATACTCATCGTGGCAAGTTCACCATGATGATTCATATAATATAGTATACCGTGATGACGATATGGGAATACTGGGTTACGTGTAACCATATCCGCATTATTGACCCATCTATGATGTTCAACACCTAACTCGATTAGATAATCGTGTAAATCAGCATCGCCAACACGAGGGCTACCAAATGTAAATAATGTTGGGGTAGTGGTCTTTAATAATGGCAACCTTGCTGTAATCAATGTTGCCATTGCTGCACCTAGACTGTGTCCAGTACACCAGATTTTTCTGTTTGAACCATACTTAATAATAAGTTTTTCCAGTTCTGGCCACAATAGATCGACGCTGTGTTTAAATCCGGCGTGCGCTCTACCACGGTTAGAATAGCTAGGTACCAAATTGAGTCTAATATCAGCTATAATGTCTTCAAACTTATTTGGTTGTGTACCACGACAAACTATAATAAAATCGTCGTTATCCCACAAAACATATGCTTCGGAACCTTTCCTAAATATATACTTACTATCATATCCGAGATCTTTGAATGATTGGTCAGTATTATATGCCAATGAACTTAGTTTAGCCATTAACAGTGATTGTTTATATATATTAAGTAGTGTTATCATAGTCTATTCCGTTACGTAATTTTCCATCACCACTTTAACATAATTTTTAGTTTCTGGGTAGTTGGGAATTTTGTAGTTATATTTAATGACTGCATTTTCCCCTGCATTATAACCAGCCAGAGCAAGTGGTGTGTTCTTAAACGTATTTAGTAGGAATTTAAGATACTTGGTACCACCGTCAATATTCTGTTTAACATCAAATCGGTCGGTCACACCAAATCTAGTGGCAGTTGCTGGGATGAGTTGCATCAAACCAGCTGCGCCTACTTTACTTATTGCATTTTTTCTATAACTACTTTCAGCCTTAATAACAGCGTGAATCAGTTTTTCGTCAACCTTGTTCTTAATTGATGCTAATTTGACAAATCGATTTATGTCAGCTTTTGAATAAATCTTTTTATCTATATTTTTAGCTAGAGAGAAAGAACGTGTTTTAACTAATTCAATATTACCGGTCTTTGTATCGATCACTTTGACCACATCAGCACACGCTGAGTGTGATAGTAATAGAAAAAATATAGTTGATAAAGTTTTCATTATAAATCCTTGACTTCTTCTAATGAATAAACTTTTCCTTTTCTAAACACAAACCCACCGATATTGCTATCTTGGATTGGGAAATAATTTTTACTCATGTGGTTATATACGACATATCCACCAAACGTCGAACAGATAACCGCAAATATTAAAAGGAATAAGCCAGTGTACATCATTCTACTAAGTTGTTCAGACATCGTGTTTACCTCCAATTAAATAAAAGGTTATTCTAGTGTGTGTTTATAGATTTGTCAAGGATTTTTTTAAATTACTTAATTAGTGCTTTGTTGAAAGCGTTATCAAGTTTTCTATCGAAATTGTTCATTCGACTTGAAGAAAGTTTACAATGATTAATACATTGTTGTTGTGTATTTGTCAACGATGCGGTTTTATCAGTTAAAGTTTTCAAATCGGTTTTGAATACCTTATCAGCGGCTTCTAGTTTGTTAACACGGTCCGGAACTGTATCTAATTCACCGGTTGCAGCACAACCAGTTACTAATAAAGTTAGGCCAGCAAGTAAAAGTAATTTTTTCATAATAATCTCTCAAGTTGTTTAGAAATGTTAGTTCTGAATGGATTTTCACCAATATCTTCCCCAGTGGTGTGGGACATATTTCACTACTATGTAGCTGTTATACGACAGAACATTATTTAAGCTGGATGCATTTAAGTTTCACCAAAAGAAATTATAAGTAATTGCTGTTAGCATCCAATATTTGGCGGAAGAAGTGAGATTCGAACTCACGGACGGGACTAACCGTCGGCGGTTTTCAAGACCGCTGCATTAAACCACTCTGCCACTCTTCCTATTTTTTGTTTGGCATACCGGTAAGGATTTGAACCCTAATCTCAAGGCTTTGGAGGCCCGTATGTTACCATTACACCACCGATATATTTGTTGGTGCCCCCAACAGGGTTCGAACCTATAACCAAATTCTTATGAGGAATACGCTCTACCATTGAGCTATAGGGGCATAAATTGTTATCTGTTTTTAACGTGGGTCACAACTAACACCACAAACTAATCAGTTTGATATATTCTGTTTTTAACGTGGGCCATATCTAGCACCACTGGCACCCTTAGAAGGAATCGAACCTCCATTCTGGGAGTAGAAATCCCATGTCCTATCCATTAAACGATAAGGGCAATTTAGTTGGTGGCGACAGTAGGAATCGAACCTACGACCTATCCCGTATGAAAGGATTGCTCTAACCAACTGAGCTACACCGCCATTTGTTAGCTATTATACAGCATCATTTTCATTTGTCAACTAATAATTTTCATAGGATAACAACGCCAGCGTTAAATGTTCTTCACGTTTAAATGCAATGTATCCATAAGGTAAAAAAGTTCGATTGATTGTTGCATATTGCTTGAATATCTCCGAATCTTTATTATAATACTTGCGGATATGTTTTGCAATACCTCTATCCAAATAAATTTTAGAAATTGCATAACGATATCCTTCACAGTAAAGTCGATGGCGTTTATCTAATTTAATAATTTTCATTATTAGTCACATTCACAGTGTTTACGATTACATCCAGAATCTTTATCTGGGGGCGTTTGGTTCTTAACTCCGTGAGAATTCCATCTTCCCCACTTATTAACTGCGATTGGGTACTGGTGGTCAAGTTGATTCAGAGTCCTTAAATTCTTAACCTCACCTTCTAATGTGCTAATTTTAGCGTCCATTTCTTTGATGGTTTCCCCAAGCATTGTAAAAGTGTTACGCATCATTGTATTTTCATCGTGAAGCTTTTCAGCGATTGTGGTGAGTTTCGCTATTTGGTTTAGTAATTCTTTATTAAAAAACATAATATTATCCTGTGGTTAAAGCTGGATGATTTTTGTCTGCAAGCCGACGATGACATTTGTTAATAATGAACGATCGTAAGCCAGCTAAAAATGCGGTATTCATCCATATAATTTGTTATTGTTTTACGAACTTTGGAATATCGTTCACATATGATTCGAATTCACATCCCACCAATTCGTTATCTAACAGTTCATCAATTTTTTCAGATTCAGTGGTTAACACTTGTAAACTAATATGTTGTTTATCATCAATTACTTCTTTTAAAGTTGATATCATAAACATCACAGATGACGATTTCGTGGTTTGTTCTGAAAATATTTCGCGTAATTCTTCTTTATTCATATTGTACCTTTATTGTTTTTATTTTGATAAATCTGGAATAATCGTTAATTGTTAAAAGATAATAGGACCATAGTTAAATCTTCTTCGCGTCTAAAACCGATTACAGCTACACTGCGTCGGTAAGAAGGCAACCCATGAATTCGTTTACGTTGGGTGGTAAAATCATACAAATGTTTTTTATCTGCAAAGTAGGTTTTAACATGATCCATAAATGGACCATACTGTTCAACATCAATGACAGCGTGAATATAACCCCTGTGATATAATGTAAATCGTTTGTCAAGTTTTGTTACTTTCATAGTTGTCCGATTAGTTATAAAAACAGGATACGTTACATTTTCAGATTATCAGTCTGGCGTAATTGTTGCTGGTTGTATCCTAGATTGTAAAGCAGGATGGGGTTTAGGCTGTTTAGATCCGAATTCTAAGGCTAAAGATTTGCTGTTACCATCCTATATTTGGTCTCCCATGACGGATTCGAACCGCCGACCTATCCGCCCCAAACGGATCGCGCTACCAGACTGCGCTAATGGGAGTTTGTTAATTGGCGTCGCTACGGGGAGTCGAACCCCGCTTACAAGAATGAAAATCTTGTGTCCTAACCGATAGACGATAGCGACAATCATTTTTAAACACATTAGGGGTGACTAGTGGGACTTGAACCCACAAAATCTCGAATCACAATCGAGGACGTCTACCAATTCCGTCATAGTCACACCTAATGTGTCTTATTTGGTACTCTAGGGGAGACTTGAACTCCCAAACCCTTCGGTAGTGGTTTCTAAGACCACCGCGTTTACCATTTCGCCACCAGAGCTAAAACAGATTAAGATAAAATCTCCTTTGATCACAAGTGTAAGTCGTCCCCTATGGGGTTGTCCTTGAACGACAGGATTCGAACCTGTTATATCTTAATCTAACATTTGGCAGGGATACTAGGGCTCGAACCTAGAATGACAGAATCAAAATCTGTTGTGTTACCATTACACTATATCCCAATTATATTTGGTGGAGGTCCCTGGATTCGAACCAGGTGCCGTAAAAGGCACGGATTTACAGTCCGCTGCAGTCACCTATGCCGCTCGACCTCCAATATTTTTTATACTTCTTTTTCAAGAAATTCAAGTGTATATTTAATTTCTTGTGTTTCCATCGTTATTTCCTAATGATGGGGTTATTATACACGTTTAAAACTATTTGTCAACATCTTTTTTACAATATTTTTCATATTTGTCAACTACAATGTTATACCCATCGCTAAATGTGTCATTTTCATAAAAACATTTTTCCATGGTTTCTGGTCTATGAACAGAATTGATGATAGCTTGAAATAACCCATCAATAACACCACGTATATCAATACCATTTGGATTATTCATATCTTCTTTTGCTTCTTGAGTGACGGTTGTTTCAAAAAAACTTATCACGCCAAGTTTTATAATCTTGTACATTTTCCATATAGTTTTCTCATATTAATTTTAAATCCACCAGCACTATACAAGGTGCCACATTATATGTACCACTCTTCGGGATAAGCAAAGGCTCGTTGACCCGATTAAGTATACTCTTATATACTAGCCAAGCTAGAAGATTTAAAATTAATGTTATCACGTCGATAACTTGTCTATTGATTATCCATCTCCAGAACCCCCTTTAACTGAACTTGTTTAAGTGTTGTTCGATGCAGGTACATCGTTCACTGTAGTAATATTCTATACTGTTATTCCCATCTTGTCAAGCTTTTTTTAAATCCCTTAAAACAAAAAACCCGATAGTGTTAGTATCGGGTTATATAAGGAAAGTAAACAAATGAATATTACTTTATAACTTATAACCCTTAGATGATGTGCAATACTCCGGATTAACAGGCGAAGAATAGCCGTGGCTATATTGTCCGTTGAGTTGTATTCCGTTAATTTTGTTAATCATCTTAATTCCTTTAAGTTGTGTTAGATTATACTATCAAAAATTATTTTGTCAAGTATTATGTTTTTATTTAGCAAATTATTTAAAAAAGTGGTTTTAAATCTGTTTATTAAACAATTCAATCGTTTCTTCATATGATGCATTAGAACCCCAACTTATTATTATACGTTCAGAATTATCTGCAACATCAACGGAATGAATCGCTTGTGTATTTATTATAGTTGGCTCGGATAATGTAAATCTATATGCTTCGGATGTATCAGATAATAGTAAATATCCTCTTTCATTAGGTGACGTATAAGTCTTCATTTCACCAATTGATTCATAAAATATAGTACTAGAATGCTCACCTCCATGAATAGGAATATTTAATGCACTTAATCTAGCTATATCAACATGAATAGGAAATCCAATACCATTTGATGTATATAGTATATTATATTTATTAGACATCCAATACCATTTATTATGTAAAGATGCCATATATTCATCATCACAGCAAAATCTCAATGTTGAATATTTTCTATCCGAGGTATCCACACATAATGAATTCAATACTAATTTTTTAATATAATCTAAATCAATATTTAAATTTATAGGTGAAATATATTTAATCATGTTTTATATAATGTTAAGGGGAACAATGTTCCCCTGTTCGTCACTTACGTTCCTCACAATCTTTTTTAATTAATTATAGAGACATGATGTTTAATTATGTTTCTTTATATATATTCATCTAGATTATGATATTTCGGACATTATTGCCCCCTTACGGGAGCAAAAAAATTTGAATACAAATGGTATTCAAAAATTATCCAGTGATTTCATCTGAGTTACTTAATCACGGACACTAGTGTTACGCTAATTACAGAGGCGGTCAGCCGGTACCTCGAAGCGCGTTTTTGTTTCTTATGTCTGACGGTGCTTATACATATATACACTAATCATATATGTATAAGGTGGGTTTTTAACCCTCATTTAGCCTATGGTTCCTTAAAATAGCAAAATTGGTTATATGGGAAGGCATGTCCAATCATCATCCTTTCGGGTAGTTGCTAAGTTTACTGCTTCATCCCAGTTCGCTCTAAGCGGAGTACATCCCTTATCTCGCGGCACCTATTTTCCTTACCGGTGCGAGTATCATATGAAGTGTGTGTGCCTGAGTGTTGCCTGATAGGTGCCTTAATTATTAGATGCGATTATACACTATAATTGATCATTTGTCGAGATATTTTTTTCAATTTCTGGATTATTTTGTGCTTGGTTAGCCGGAACCGCCGTAAATGCTGAATCTGGGTATGCGACCGTGTTTAATTTAAATTGTGCGCGATACGCTTTGATAGCAGCCGACGCACTGTTTGCATTGATTTCCAACGGATTTCTTGGTGGTAATTGAACCGTCCACAATTGATTACCGGTGTGTGGTGCCTGTGGTGCCTCTTTTTCTTTTTTAACAGAACGTCTAAGCTCAAGCGTTTGTAAAGATGATTTCAAGGTGGCTGCATCAATTTCACCAGCTTTGTATTGTGTAAAGATGTTAATAGCCTCGCCAACACGGGGGTGCGACGGATTAATCAATTTATAAAGTTTTTTAGCATATTCTCGTTGGTGTTTAGATGGATCACACGCTATATCTAATGCAACCACGAATCTGTTAATAGTACTGATTAATTTTTTACTATCAGTTGAAATCCAATCACCACCTGGACTTCTGAATTCAATACGTCTACTGGCTAGATCCATGTTAGAAATGTGTGCGACATTAACACTACCACGATTTGATGGTAACTGTTGGAATATGATACGTGATGCAATTGTTGAAAGTGATTTCTGAAGTAACTCTAACACCTCAAGTTTCATAGTGTTTGGGCCATAACTATATGATTGCATATATGATTCAAGATGTGCCATCGCACTTTTGCAATACGCATTAGTACTGCGGTCAAATGAATCTAATACATACTTATCGCCAAGGAATAACACTAATTTAACATAGTCGATTGATTCTAAGTCAACATTGTTTAAACTGATATTCATATGTAGACCAGTGCTTTCATCGGTAAAACAATTAAGTTTGTTAGCCATGCGTTTAACATTATCAATTTGTGCTATCATTTCTTCTAATGGTAGTGCTGGTGACACCAATTCTACACCTTTGAATTCATCACCGCCATTATCTAAACTAGAATCGAACTCAACGACATATTTTTTACCTTTGTCACCTTGGCATCCATGATAACTATCACAACCGACAACTTCTGCACCTAGTATATCTGTCATTATTTCCGCTAAGAAATCAATATCGAGTTTGGAGAATCCCTCCTCCTCAAAGTCCCATCCTCCACCTAATTCATCCGCGATATCTGACATAGTGTGCCACCGTTCAGCTTCAAAGAAATCAGATTCATCATTATTATCGTAGTAATCGTTATCCCATTCTTCTCTGGCATTATCGTAATATGAGTCGTGGCGTTGCATTGAATAATCAACATCATCTTGTAACATTTCTTCAACACGTTCTTTTGCCGTTATATAATTATCATACCCAGGTGCTTGTTTATCTCTTGATGATCTAGCATCTTCGGCCTCTGATATTTCGTCTTCATCAAGCCCCATATCTTCATATGCTTCCTCGTATTTGCTATCTTCGTCCCAATTTTCTTCTATGTAATTACGGACATATTCTTCACTCTCATCGTCCCACGCCTCTTGCCGCTTGTTATCAAGAAATTCGTAATATTTCTCTTGCAGGGTATCACGCATGGAATTGGTGTCAACACCCATATCTAAATCATTGAAAAAATCTATAACTTGGTTAATGCTGCGGCAACGTGGATCTTCACGTTCAGACATTTCACCTGGTGCTTGTTCTATTGGTACATACATTTCAAATTCTATACCACAAGTTGCATCAATTTCACCGGCCATCTTTGCAAGACTGGTTGGTGCCATTGACACTTCATTTAATTCTACTTTAAATTCATTAAAACGCATAGTAAATCCTTGTTTATGAATATTTATCAAATTTTCTATGGGCAATAAAAAACCCGGATAAACCGGGTTATAGTTTCCCCCACTTAATTCTAATCCATATTCTTTCGTGTATATAATATATGATACATAAAACAACGTGAAGAATGGATGCAAATGTGGTTGAGTTTGATAGGTCGTTTGTATAGAAAAATGTTAACGCGATAGTTAATAACCAAGCGAAAAAACGATAGGTTATAGTTTTTATTGCGGTTCTTTTATGAGATTCCATACTGGTTCCTTACAATCGTACCAAGATAACATCTCTGTCGATTGCCCATTCAGAAAGTATGAGCATTACTTTAATTGGATCGCCACCTGCTAATCCGCAGCCTATAGGAAATCCAAACTTAGTATCTTTAGGAAAGTGTTTTCCTATCTTGTGTAATACTTCTTCAAATGCTTGGTAATCAAAAGGAACACCAAATGCTTGTCCATAATGATATTGCGTATACGCATTAACTACTTTACAACATGGAGTTTCTGCAACAGTGAATGTTCCAAGTTTAGCTTTGTCAGCCATGCTAGTAGTACGATCAACTTCTGCTACTTGTGGCCATCGCATTGCAAGTTGTTTAGCAATACCTGCGCCCATTGTATTAAAACAATTACAACCATGCACAATAACATCAAATCGTTCTTGTAATGCAAGTTGTATTAAATCTCCGGTTATTACTCTCATTTCTTTTTCACCTTATCGATGTTCTTGAAAGAATCTATTGTTTTTGATATTGCAACCCCAAATAAGGTTCCAACTACTAACGCTATCGGTACTAAAGGCATAATTAACCTCTCAATGTTTTAAAAAGTTTGACAAAAGGAACAATCGCAATTGCATACACCATCAATAATGCAACTGGTACCGGCCACACGAAAAAACAAAATATAGTTAATGGTTTAAAATACCATTTCGCTTTAATCTTGTCATCGAATATGTTTAAGAAATCTAGGGCACACGTGCTTAAAAAGAAATAAGCACACCATACACTTATAAATGCTATTACATCAGAATTCATCTTACTATCCTCATTTTAATCTCCCCATTAGTGCGTACATCCAACGTGGAAATACAGGTTCATTACAAAAAGCATCACAACTCTCTAATCCTGCAGGTGGATCAGGAAGTTCATATAGTGATTTTAATGGAGGTGGAGGATTAAATCCAGTCATTCCGTTTTGATTGCGATATTGCGGTTTGTGTGGTGGAAGAGGAGGGGACATCGTCTTAAACGGATGCCCGTCAATAATACGTTTCATAGCGTCACGGTGTTCCATTAATGCTATGCGTGTTGCACCGTGATCTATATACATTATTTCATATCTCAACTTTTCTAATGTTGAATTGATATAACTGTATGTTTCTGGTGTAATTTTTCTGTTCATATTGTCTGACACCTATGATATTTGATGTAAAAAAAGCTGCCCGAAGGCAGCTTAGTTGTATTTTAGGTAACAGGGCATACATGCCCCGGAATCGGCTGGTTATTAAGCAGCCATAACATCTAAATCGATGTTATCTAATGTATAGAATTCGAAATTTGAATCGTTTGCGATTACTTGTTTTGCGCTGTTTAGGACAGTCACCTCACCTGTTGCCGTCTCCATTATCTCACCCAATCGAAACCATGACAGCCCCATTATAAAACACACTAGCACTTCCCTTTTAGGGGGGGGCAGGAAGTTTATGGCTATGGCCCCACTCTGATACCTCTAATGTGTTTTATGGTGGAACTGGGGGGAGTCGAACCCCCGTCTTGAATGCCTTCACTTTGAAGGAATTACAACAATAATAAGCACACTAATAAATCTAATATGCTTATTGTTGCTAAGTTGAGTATATTATACACGAATAAAACTAATTGTCAACGACTTTTTAAATATTTCTCAATGCATTGATGGGAGTATTTATGTCAATGATATACAAATCAAGACCTTTTAAACAACACAATTTTTATTTCATTTTTTTGTTGATCGGCTATTATGTGGTAACACGATGTAAATGATACATATGCCGCAACGAAGAATACGATGAACAATAAGATAGTACCAATGCTGGATAATAATGATAATAATTTTTTCATGATGTTATTAATGGTAATAGTGATAGATATAAATATTTATATGAATATAACTATAGACATGACAGCTGATTTGAAATATGGAATACTGTTAAGTGGTGGGCTTGATAGTGCTGTGTTACTTTATTTGATGTTACTAGAATGTAAAAATAAACAGATAACGCCATATATTCAACCATTTACTATTGAGAAATCTGATAGATCATATGAGTTTGTACCAAAGATTTTAGATTACTTTAATGATATGTTTGGTATCAGCTTACCACCAACTATCCCAGTTGGCGACAGTATATTACATCATACCCAGCAAACTCGTTCGGCATATTTTGATATTATAGAATCCCACCCAGAGATCGATGTGATATATATGGGAACTAATGCAATCCCACCAGAACCGTTAGTGGGTCTAGCACCGGTAAGGGTTGATACATCTAATGTTGAAAATTTAAAAGTTCCGTTTTTTGATCTATATAAAACACATATTATTGAGATGGTATATGCATATAATATTGAACCGTTGTTGAACATAACCCATTCTTGTACGGAACAGGCATTAACGCCGTGTAATATGTGTTGGCAATGTAACGAGCGTATATGGGCATTTAGAAAACTCGGTAAGAACGATAAATACGATATTACGGAGTAATTGATATGGATGATATATTTAAACTAATTTCAGAATTGGGTATGCCAATCGTAGCGGCATTAGCTGGTGGATATTTTGTGTATCTAACCATAAAATTATTGTTACAAGGGGTGCTTGGTTCTATCAAAGGAATGGCTGGGATTATTACTGGCCTTGATAATCGTGTTAGAACTATGACACATGAGGTTGTTCGGGTTGATGCTTTGATTAGTAGTGCAATTGGGTTAAAGCCCGATTTAGAGCGTATTGCACGTTCTGACGGTAAAACAGATTCCAGACGAGATTAGAATATGAAAGTTGCAGAAATAATTACAGAAAGTTTAAAAACTAAAAACCCTTGTTGGAAAGGGTATCATCCAGTTGGTACAAAAAAGAAAAGTGGTAAAACTGTTCCAAACTGTGTACCAAGTAACGAAGGGATTGAGGAAGATTGGCAATCTGTTAATAAGAAAGATAACACTGATGGGATGAGTAAAAAAGCGGTCAACGCGTATAAAAAAGAAAACCCTGGTTCAAAGTTAAAAACAGCAGTGACCACTGATCCAAGTAAATTAAAAAAAGGTAGTAAGGATTCAAAACGTAGAAGTAGCTTTTGTGCAAGATCAAATGGTCAAAAGAAAATGCACCACATCGATTGTTCATCCACGCCAGATAAACCAATCTGTAAAGCTAGAAGCAGATGGAACTGTGAATAATGGAAAAAGTCACCGATCTAATTAATAAGTTTGGATTCCCAATTGTTATGGCGGTTGGAATGGGATATATTATCAAATATGTCTGGGAATGGTCAACCAAAGAAGTAAAGCCAGTAATTGGTGAAGCAAATACCGTACTAGTGGCATTGATTGATCGTATCAGAGTATTGGATAATGACCTTATTCGTCTAAATCAAAAAGTTAATACAGTTTTACACCTTCGTGGAAAAACACTTGAATGGGAACGTATTGAGGCTGAGTATTTAATCAATCAAAATTTCCATGACAAAGAAAAGAAAGAGGCCAAAGAAGATTTAGCTGAAGAAATAAAAGAAGAATTAAAAGAAGAGTTGGCTAAAAAACCAACCAATAGACGAGTAAAGAAATGAAGTTACGTGAATTATTTGAAAATATGAATGCCAATAATATTTCTGATTATGAAATGGAAGAATTGGTAAATCATGTGAATCGACAGTGGTCACCATTTGGTGTTAAAGTAAGTTTTGGTACACATTTTGCACAGCGGTTAAATGACCCACGTAATAAACCAGCTATCGAAGTAAACGAAGTTCTACAATTGTTGCATAGAATAAAATCCAATGCTCTTAAAGCGATCACTAAATTACCTAACCCTTATCATGCAGTAATGAAAGACCCAACATCTAATCTTAATCTTATGTTTGTTATTATAGGGGATAAAGGTTCTGAAAGAAATGTCGTGTTGAAGTCTATTATGCGGAAAGCGGATTTTACATCTAAGTCTAAGGTTTTTAGTGAAACAGATAAATAATAATAGCCTACGGGCAGGCGAGGTGTCTACCACCTGTGGGATATTGATTCGCTACCAATATCCCACGAAGTGTAGAATTATTTTCTAGTCAGTCCAAATGACGTCCCAGTGATAGAAATATCCCAATCCTTTGCAAAGTATCTTTGAACCAGCTTGGTATAAAGATCTAATCTTCTATTCTTGCTAATCATAGCACCATGTTTTGTATAACTATAAAGAACTGCGGCCATATTGCTGAATTCTTTAAGCAATGCATGAAATTCGGGCCAATTATCAGTTCGTTTAATATATTTCATAAATTCTTGATATAACGCATTAAATTCGTTACCAGAATTTTCAGATGGCGTTAGATTATCAATGAAATCCATGATTTGTTTTAACACTGCGATTAATTCATCTTTGTACATTACTGTAGCTGATGTTTTTAATGGCTTTCCTATTTTTGCGTATATGGCATTAACACGATCTAATTCATCTTTTTCCATTTCTGGTGTAATTTCAATTGCTATCAGTTTTTTATAAAATACCGCTATTGCTGATTTAAGTGATGCAACATGTCGGTCTAATGGTATATTGAACTTTGTTTTTGTATCACCACTACCAGCGACCGCTGAAAATGTAATTCGTTGTACCTTTGATGTTTTCGCATATGCAAGAACAGTATGTAACACTTGTGGTAAAATTTCTGAATCGCGTTGTCCACTTGCTTCATCATCCATTGTATCATTTACAAAAAACGATACATCGACAGCTTTCAAATTATCTTCGATAAATGGTTTGAAATGTACTTTTACAACATTTCCTTTAGACGTTGTAAATTGCCGTTGATTTATTTTAACAGGTGAACCTTGAGTACCAGCTTTGGTAATAGTCGATTTCTTTAAATTACCAGGTGCTTTTGGTTCAATTAGTTCTTTTATAATGCTGAATTCGTATGCTCTCATGAATAATCCTATTTGCTTGTGGCAACGTACACGCCATCCCAGTTTTCAATAAATTTATTAGTTTGGCTATATTCAGTAGCACGTTCTTGCATCATTTCATAATACTTTTTCATTTCGCCACTGAAAGCTTTTTTTAATGGATTGCAAGCATGAATAACTTCATCCCAACGTTGTTTGCGATATAACTCAAGCATTCTATTATGCATTTTTATATCATGCGTTGTATATTTGGGATCATTCTCACCTAAGACCGTAAAGATTGTGACACCTTGTTTTTTACCTTTAACTGCAAGTAGGTCTAGTTCAAGAACTAAGTATTCGTCTTTGACATAGTCGGCTGTTTTCGGACCCAGAACGATTTTAACCCCATACGATTTTGATTGTCCTTCAAGCCGTGACGCGAGGTTAACCCCATCACCAAGGCAGGTATAATCGAAACGCTGATCACTACCCATATTGCCAACAACCACAGTGGCAGTGTTAACACCAAGGCCCATCCCGAAAGCTGGAACTCCTTCTTTTTCGATTTCATTATTAAACTTCTCCAAGTTCTTTAACATTTGTAATGCGGTTTTTACAGCATTTTTTGCATGATGTGGATCATCAAGTGGAGCATTCCAGAAAGCCATTTTAGCATCACCAATATATTTGTCAAGTGTGCCATCATTTGTTAATATTTCTGCTGTCATTGCTGTCATATATCTATTCATAATCTTTGTAAGCCCTTGGACATCTTCGCCATAGTGTTCAGAGATAGATGTGAATCCTCTTACGTCGGAAAAGAGAATGGATAATTCTCTACTGTCGCCCCCTAAATGGAGTAAATCTGGGTTTTTCTGCAATTTTTCAACTAATGCTGCACTTAGGTATGTGCCAAATTGTTTTTTTATTTGTAATTTAAGGGTTAATTCTGTAATAAATCGAACAGTGTTAATATGTAGTGTAACTAGAACAATTGTTATAACTGGAAATGTTACATCGAACAGAATGTGTTCATTTTGGTATTCATGAAAACTGAAAAATGATATTATAATAATAAAAAATAGTGGTAATATATAACTTAGATGTTTATTCATGGTGTGCTCTCTTATGCTGCCCGATTGCATTTATGGCTATTTCTCTACCACAGAATTCACAAGAAACACGTTGTCTAGGTATTGATTTAGGTTTTCGCATTTTTGATTTAGTTTCATCGGAATGCTGACATCCGAGAAATGTACCAGGTTTACCATATCGAGGATTTAATTCCCCAACTTGTCCTCCTTTTCCTTTTCGGTTGATACTTATTTTTTCTTTTGTTTCTTCACTGTGCTTTTTATTAAACATCCCGTTCTTTTCACCTTTTGCTGAAATACCACTATGCCCTTCACCACCAGATGTCATATTATATTCTGGTTTTAGTGTTGTTATGTAATTAGTTTCAATAAGTCCTAATTCTGTCAGTGAATTAGCATTACATTCCTCTAATAATTCTATTTTGAAATTCTCATACCCATATTTTCGCAATGCTTTATGTAAAATCCAAGGTTTATTTCTCTTAGCATCCGCTTTATGTTGCGCCCACCGTTCTGCTAATGTTTTAGTAGTCATTCCGACATATCGATGATTGTTTGATAAATTTGTAATAATATATATTCTCATAATATTATTTATCAAATGTTAGTGGATTTACTATCTCTTCCGCCATAACGAACCTATAATTAACAAGATACCACAAACGGCACCAACTAAAATTTCAGCACCGTCCGAATAGTCCGGTCTGTTGATGGTTACTTTATTCATCATAGTACCAATCATCGCCGCTTGAATATCATTTGGGAAGATTGGACCTTTTGGAGTAGAGATTGGGTTACTAATACCAGCGGCGGTTGGTCCGACTATTACTATCGCACCACCAAAATCATTTGGTAGCTGTGATAAACTAATACTTTGATTATGTTGACTCCAATCAATCCACACACGACTTAACGAATCGGTTGATATTACACCAAACGCTGGTATACGCATTTTTTCAACACCAAAGTTATTCAGTTTGACTTGAAACGATGGATCACCGGCCACCACACGAAGAACCTCCATACTTAGTGATGGATACAACGTATGTTTGGCGGTTACTAACATAGGTAAACGTCTATTGACGCCATCTATTTCCGGTAATGTATTGATGATACCAACACCAGCCGCATGTTCACTGATAATATCAATCGATGAAATTATACCTGGAAACTGGACTATCATATCAGCATAATCCGCACCAATGACAGATGCCCCTGGGTTTTTTGGTGTATTTTTTGATTTTATAGATGCAACGCTTGGAATGATAACGGGATTATTAGCGATTGTTTTTGCCAATGCCGCATCACCACCTAGTCTATCCTTTTCTGGCATTAAGACATTGAATACCACTAACCCAGCATTTCGCTGGTATAAATCCTCGATTATAGAACCGTATATATCTCGACTAAATGGCCATTGGCCATACTTATCAAGAGCATCCTCGTCTATATTAACAGAAATAATATTGTTTTCTGTGGGTGCTTTAGCTGTTATCAATGTATCGAAGTATCTTAAACGGATACTTTCAACAAATGATGGATCTATTACGCGAACTAGCACAACTAAGGTTAGTGTTATTAGTGCTGTCCAATGGCTGAGTAGTATTTTCTTAATCATATCTTTATTTTAAATTAATGTGCAAATAGGTAAGTACCGATTACATCTCTGCGATTAGCACTGATGTCACCGTCGCCAGTTTTAACGATTACGTTCCATTTAGGTTCATTAGTTTTTGGCATTTTTACCAAATCATTATATGAAATAATGGATTCAATTGGTAAATTGTAAGCGTGTGCCATCCACTGTTTAAATTCTTGTTCAGCTTCGGGCGAGTTCCACTCTGATTGAAGGACCTCATTCTTTTTGCCCTTAGCATGTACTGGAGTAACTTTGTGTACTAAGTGTTTAAATGCCTCTTTTGGGACAATGATTGAACGCTTAAACTTATCACCCAATTCCGCCGCGTGCGATGCAACCGCTTTATCTTGTGCCGGTGTTGCACCTTCTGACCAGTTAGTAATAAAGTTATCAGGTTTATCGGCAGTCATTGCTGATGCAAATTTAGTATAAGCAAAGAAATCCACGTTTGGAAGACTTCTGGCTAACTTGTATGCCATATCAGCGTATTCTGGACTAAAGAAATCACCGGAATCATGCCATCTTATACCAACTTTAATATTTTGTGGTTCATATAACTTAACTTTTTTTAATATCTCATTGTGTAATTGTTGCATGAATCCATCTGGATCATTTATTAAATAATTCAACACTTGTGTCGAATGCTGCCAAACCCCTGGGAATACCACATAGTTTCCTTTCTTAGCAAAACAATCAACTTTACAACTTCCTGCACCTGGGCAAGTGTTTACGTAAATGAATTTACCAGTTTCCTCATCGATTGCCATTCCTCTAAGTGCGGGTAATCCGACTTTAAAGTATACTTGGTCAACGCCGCCACTATGGTCCATTTTTGCATTTGAACCAAGTATTTCAGCTGGGCGTTGAAGAATGATATTACGAATATGTTCAACGTCAACCTCTGTACCATTATCTATGAATTTAATTGGGGTTGCGTGAACATGTGGTTTTGTAATAAAATCTTTTTTATATTGTTCTGGCGACCGATTAGTTGGTTGTATATCACGTTTTTCTAATTCAGCGATAGCCGCTTGTTTTCTCTCGACTGCTGCGTTATATTTCTTGGGATTATTTTTGAATTTTGCATTATTTGGGTTTAATTTTTCTTTGGTGATTTTTAATAATTGTTCATCTTTAATCGTTTTTAAGAAATCACCAATACTGGTATCTGATACCTCTTTACCAGGTGCGTTTAACTTCCCAAATGCTTCGTCCATTTCGGTATCAGGTGAATCACCGAGTTCTTGTTTTAACCAAGATGCCAATGGTAAGTATGTTAATCCATTTTTAATTAACATATTACCACCCGCTGATTCAAATAGAAATTCTTTAATTCTCATGCATTATCCTAAATTGACACAAGTGTCCAACGTGTTGTGAATGGTTTGTTTTGTGCTTTACGTTCAAATATTTTTTCATATTCTTCCATTCTAAGCTTATCGATTGCTTTAGTGTCATTTTCTAAAGACGCTTTCATTACTTTTTTTAATAATTTTTTCTGTTTCACGGTAAGTGTCCTTGTATAAAATCAACGATGTGTTCTTGGATATTAACATCGCAGTATTTGTTAAACCCAGAGAATCCTGGATTCGAATTGGCTTCGCAAACACGGAAACCACGGTTATCAAATAATAGGTCAATGCCAGCAATATCTAACCCAAGGATTTTAGTGGTATTAAGAACAATATCTTCGATTTCTTTATTTACTGGGTATGATTCACCAGAACCGCCTATTGTGATATTCGCCCGGAAATCACCGACTGGTGCGGTTCTTTTCATTGCACCGATAACCTTACCCCCAATAACGAACACTCGTAAATCTGTACCTGGGTTATCACCTAAGTATTCTTGAACGATCAGAGTTTTATCTGTACTAAGACTATCCACAAATTCTATAATTCTATTATATTCTTGTTCTGTCTGGCACATATATACACCTTCGCCAAAACTCCCAACCACAACTTTTACAATACAAGGAAATCCTATGTGAGTTTGAACTAAGTTATGTTTTACTGGAAATTTGACAACCATTGTTGTGGGTACTGCGATACCTGATTGTGCTAAGATTTCACTAGTATGTAATTTATCTTGAACTAAATTGATACTATGTCTAGAATTGAAACATTTAATACCAGATAACTCAAAGTACCGTATTACTGCTAATTCTTTACGAGTGATTCCTGCGCCTAGTCTTACTAATACAACTTTTGGTGGTTCAATATGTTTGCCTTTGTAAAATATACCTTTATTAATTATTACGTCAAAGTGTTTGAATTGGCAAACCCGAACTTGGATTTGCCGATTTTCAAATTCCTCTATAAGTTTGTTAGTTTCAAAATCGTTTTTATCGGGTTTTGTTAGTATTATAACTGACATTGCTATCCTTATTATTGGTGCTAGAAACATCCAGCACAAAAGATTAGCGGTTATAGATATACAGTGTTACTTCAAACCCTAATCGAATATCAACGAATGTTGGTGTGGTCCACTTCATAGCTGCCTCCTTGCTGAACTAGCTATTGTATTTATCGATTATTGATTTTGAATGACTTGAACTGCGGCGCAACCGCCCACTAGGGCACAATTTGCCGTGATTGAAAATGTTTGATTATTAACTCCAGATTGAGTTAGATCAAATGTAATAGGTGTTCCAGATAAGTTTATGGTTGCTGAATGTGACCCGGAACCTTCTTGTGTTACTGATATATTTTTAAGTCCACCACTAACCGCTATTGTTGCCGAATCAATCCCAGTACCACTTTGTGATACGTCTATGATATTGTTATTATTAATAACAGTTAAGTTTGCAGTTTTTTGATTACCGATTTGTTCAACATTGACGGTATTAAAGGAACCATTACCAGAATACGATATATTATTTACATCACCTATTTGGTTAATTTCAATATCGTTGCTATTACCAATTTGGTTAACTGATGTTAAATTATCAGCGTAACATATAGAGCATAAAAGAAAAAGTAACAAATGTCTCATTTATTTAACACTCCATTTTGTTGTTTGATAGTAATGATGTTTCCACCGGCGGCACCATCCCCTATGACGGTCGATGCGAATTCATCGTTTTGTGTTATTGATATTGAGGTATTAGAGGTATAACCTTGTGTCTTTATTTCAGTATAATGTTCATCCGGTTGGAATCTATACGCTACCCCAATTCCTTTTGCTTGCCCCTCGGCATCTTTATTTTCCCAAGCCACACATACTGATGAGGATGGGTTACAAGATTTATCAATTTGTAGTTTTTTAGATGAGGATATTTTTGCATCATTTAGTTCGGCGGATTTCAGTGCCATACTAGTTGAGCGTCTGGCGGTTTCATCCTCAGCTGCATCATTCTCGGAGTCTTTTTGGGTTCTGGTATTTTCTTTAACCGCTTTTTGAATTTCCGCTGGTTTCAATATGATAAGATTATTCCCAATTTGCCCCTCAGTCATATTGATTACAACTGGTGGTGTTGGTTGCACCACATTGCTGTTAACAAAAGTAGCTTGGTATGCCTCGGATAGTTCAACAGAACCCATACCATTTGAAACTATTATTCTACCAACTTGGCAAGTGTTTTCTTGTAGTTCATACTTTTTTACATCTTTTTCATCTTTACAACTTGGAACAAGTACCACTAAGCTTTGACCAATCTCATCGACAGTCATAGTAAAGTCAGTACCACGCACTGCAACTGCTGCCGTCGGTGTTTTTATATCAACTTTTTGTGGATTGTTTTTAGCTATTTGACCAGATGCATAACGAACAGTACCCATTCCGACTTTGATAGCTAGTTTACCTGCATCTGATTGTTTTGGATCGTAAACAAATTCATCTATGAATAGCTTACTATTTTCGTTTACTTTAACTTTGGTACCATCGTCAAAAGTTATATTACTTACACAACTACCAGTAATATAGGTATCCATACTTTCAACTATCGCCCCTTTTTCACCAGAGATTTTTTTAGAACTACGCTCTATTGTGCAATTGGTACCAGTTGCATCAACAACGGTACCAATACCAGCGTATGAATTAGAAATAAACAAAAATAATAAGGCTATAATGTACATTATCGTGGTGTTGCAATTAATGGTGACGCAATAGTGCTATCACTTGAATGAACTGTAATCGTATTATGATCGCCATTAACTTTAATATCTATTATGGAATCATTTACACCCAACTGTTGAGTTGATATTGAGTTAAAACTGCCTAGAATATCTTGAGTAAGATCATGACCAGTAGCAACACCAGCTTGAGTATTGAATAGAATATTATTTCCGCCTGTGATAACTGTATTTACTTTTCCAAAACTAGAACCTAAGTCTGTGGTAACTTGGTTTTGATCGCCGGTTATTTTTAAGTTACTAATAATATCATCATTGGAAATAGATTGGATTGTATAATTAGTATTACCAATTATTTCTTCATTTATATTATTTCTAAGATTTGCCATAGGAGTTGGTAATACTTTTCCGATTGTTAGAATTGATATATTACTATTCCCAGTAATTTTATTAGAGTAGATATTATTACTCCCAGTAATGACATATTGAGCCCAGTTAGTATCACCTAAGTGGTTTAATGTTAAACTATTTGTATTCCCAGTTATCAACGCGTAGTTAGATGAACTAGGACTAGCAGGTGTGATAGTTGTCACCCCTGCGCCATTCACGGCTATTGTTGTTGAGGTTGTACCTCCGACCATATTACCACCACCTATTTGGTCTATTGTAATGGTATTGGTGTTACCAGCTTGCTCTATATATACTTTATTTTCACCAGCTGCCGCGCCATACGCGTTAGAAAAAAATAAAATCGAAAGTAGAAATAATGTTAATGTTTTCATTTATTATCATTGAACAATATTATTTGCCAATGCTCCTTAATGGTTTAATACGTAAGGATTTGGAACAGATTGAATTGCCCAGTGACCTTTACGCGCCCCTTCTTTAATTGTATCGAGTACTGCAGCTTGGATCGCTTTATTGGTTGCTCTGTTTATACTTTCATTTATACTTCCACCGACCTCGGCCTCTATTGCTGATGTACCTGATGCAGCAAATTTTAATACACCAGCTTTATCCACGTAACTCAATACTGTTTTTGTTACTAACACTGATGTTAATATTTCACCAGACGTAACTGATACTGTTCTTAAACTAACAGTGACTGTGTCGCTTTGATACTGAGTTTCACCACCGATTCCAAATAATCTGACGCCAGCACCACCAGTGGTTGTGTTAGAATCATAACCGACGATAGCACCTTCGGCAATTATTCCCGCAAATGTCATTGCTGGTAATTGTTGTGCATCACGGCCTTGGAATTGTTCTCTAGTCTGACGAATCATTTGTCGTTCTTTAATTAAATTATCCAGACCAACTCGTTCAACCACAGTGAACCATTTTGATTCACCCACGTCTTGTAACGACTTAATCAAATAACTTTCTGCACCTTGTGTAACAGCCGAACTTAAGGATGCGATATTAGGGACAGCTTTACGTTGCCCAGTTTTATCCACAAACCCATACACTGCAATTGGAATTGCCCCATTTGTTGGTGGTGCAATCCAACTTTCGTCTTTGATAAGATAAGATTGCTTTTCAATCACTGGATCATCGAATTGATCGCCAGTAATTAATTTATGCAATTCACTTGTTGTTGCACACCCTTGTAATATTAATATAACGAATAATAGTATAATTTTTTTCATAGTTAAAAGTAAAATGAACCGGATGGTACCTTCATCGACGTTGTTTGCGCTGGGTTAGAGTTATTGACAATATCAATGATTATCATTCCTTGATCAGTCCCTGCGCCCAAACTCCATGTAACATGGTTTCCGCCCAAATCTGGTATTGAGCCACAAACTGTTCCTGGGATATTACAAGTATTTCCCTCGCTAAACATAGTATCAGTTAATTGTTTTGCGAGTTGTGAGTATATTCTAGATTCTAAGTTAGCCAAGAATTTAGCTTCGGGGGTATTCAATGCTGCCGCCTCCGCCTTTGCTTTTATAGAATCAGCTAATGCTTTATTTTTATCTGCCGCTTGATTTTCTAATTGGTTTATAGTAAGTACGTGCGCACTGTAACCAATACCACTAAATGATGGACTATTAAATTGATGTACCAATTCGGCGGATAGTGCTTGCGAACAAACAAGTATAAGTAATAAACCTATAATTTTAGTCATAAAAAAAGCTCCTTCTTAATTATTTAAGAAGGAGCTTTATATAATAAAACTAGTAGTTAATTAGAGTTCTGGGAACAGACAGTCATTGATGAACACCTTAACATCATCCTCATCTAACCCAAGTGCTGCCATAACTTTTGGGGTATGTGGATTTTGTTTTTGGTTCTGTGCATAAAAGTTATGCAACGCGGTAACATCTTTTGTGGTATTGTTATACGTACCAACTTGTTGTAGATAGAAATCAATACCAGATGTTGCCATTTCGTGGATCTGTTTTAATTCATCATCTGATTGAACATTACTTGCCGCAATCATATTATGACTAAAAATACGTTCAGCCCAAGGTGGTAATTCGCGTGTCTTTTTCCACTCAAGATCTTTAACACTTTCATCAAACCATTCCGCCATTTCGTGATTTGATGAACCAGATGGGCTAAAATCATAAAAACAGCCAGTGATTTTATTTCGACCTGCAACAACGTCAAACCCAAATATTGGTGCCGCATTATGAGTGTGTGGAAAAATACAACAATGCATCATCCACAACCCTTTACTCTCTCTAGCATCCACAACATCAATGTGCGCTCTACGAAATGCTTCACTGGTCCAGACACGGTTAATCCAACCAGGTTGGTTGAATCTATCCATGCCTTTTTCGTTGATTTCTATACCGTTAGTACCAATCATTTTTTCAAAATGTATTTGAATTGATACTAAGGTATCCCAAACGTTACTCACCGAGCGCATCCATAATTTTTATTGCCCATTGGAATGCAACTTTCGCTTCATCCCCTAGATCATCTGTGAGCAACTCTCTAATGGCAACTTTCAGTTCATCTGGGTTATCAAATTGGTAAAACTTACCAGAACCCGGAACTTTTTTTGCAATGAATTGACCACCAAATAAGTCGCCCATATGTCTGACATATAGATGAGCTTTAATTAGGTGTTTAGTCGCCACGTCCTCACATAATTTATCTAAGTATATAAGATAATCAACGGTTGGTTTTAACACAGAGGATGGTACAACATCTGACAGCTCTCTGATATCTTCTAAAATAGCATTAGCACGTTTAATACCAGGCAAGGTGTCTAATATCCCTTGTGCGGATGCGTGTTTTTCAATCAACTGATAAATTGGTTGCATTTCTGTTAAGTATTGCACATACTTTTCTTTGGTAATATTACCACTTAACAATAGTTTAGCAAAAGCCGATTTCTCGGCTTCTGTGTGCAATTCTTTTGTGATTTCTTTTAAACTCATTTAACCCTCGCTTTCGATTTTAATTTGCAATGGAAACCCATTTTCACGTGCCATTTTAGTTGCTTCAACGGCTTTAACCTCCGCAATTTCAAAATCATAAACCCCAGCTACACCAGCGCCTTGTTCGTGTACTGATTTTGTTACTTCATTTGCCGAATCGATAGAATGGTTGAAAACTTGAATTAACATGGAAATAACAAATTCAAATGAGGTGTGGTCATCATTTAAAATGATTACACTCCATTTTTTAGGTTCTGAGATTTTAATTCGTGTGCGTTCTTTAACTGCGATGTCAGTAGACATAATGTGTATCCCCATAAAAGGTGAGGGGGAAATCCCCCTCAGTTGAAAAAATTATTGTATTTTTAAAATACGCGGTTTAAGCGTTTCTGGAACTTCGAGGAGCAGTTTAACATATAAAATTCCATTCGTCAACCCTACATTTACGACTTCCATATATTGTGGAAGTGTAAATGACTTTTCAAATGCGCGTGATGCCAATCCACGATGAATATACAATGATGGGTCTTCATCTTTACGACGGTCACCACGAATTATTAATTGATCTTGATCGACTAATACCTCGATTTCATCTCTATCATATCCGGCAACCGCGATTTCAATTTCGTAGTTGTTTTCATCATATTTAAGAATGTTATATGGTGGATAATTACTCGATGAGTTTCTTGATTCTATATTATTAAATATACGGTCAAATCCGATAAGTGCTCTGCTTAATTGTGCTAATGTTGCGGTATCGATTACCTTTACTGTTGGAGTCATAACTAAAAATCCTTTACAAGAGAACCCCTAGAATACCCATTCTAGGGGCAATATTACACTTGGTATTATTTTTTATCTTCAGTAGAATTTGGGGTTTCAACCTCAGTAAACTCAGCTTGGATAGGAACCTCATCGGATGATGTTGGCTCTTGTGCTGAGGCTTTTTCTTGCTTTTTAGCAAAAACTGGGGTTGCTGATTCCATTAGCTTTGATGTTGACTCTTTCATTTTCTCAATATCATCGCTAGTTACCGCAGTATTCACGTTGGTGATAGCTTCATCAATCGCCGCTTTTTCATCATCAGATAGTTCATCTTTAACTTCATTGTAATCTTTTTGAATACTATGAAGTTGTGCTTCTGTTTGGTTGCGAGCTTCAATCAATTCTTTAGCTTTTTTATCAGCCTCCGCGTTTTCCTCAGCATCTCTAACCATACGTGTAATTTCGTCCTCTGATAAGCCAGAATCTGATTTAATAGTAATATGGTTTTTCTTTCCAGTTGCTTTATCGGATGCTGAAATGTGCATAATACCATTTGCATCGATATCGAACGTTACCTCAATTTGTGGTACACCACGGGGTGCTGGGTTGATACCGTCAAGGTTGAATTCACCGAGCTGTTTGTTATATTGATATAACTCACGTTCACCTTGCGCAACTTTGATAGTTACCGCTGGTTGATTATCATCGGCTGTCGAGAAGGTTTGACTTGCTTTAGTTGGGATAGTGGTATTTTTTTGAATCAATTTGGTGAATACACCGCCCATTGTTTCAATACCCAAACTTAATGGTGTTACGTCTAACAATAACACGTCTGTTTTATCGCCAGCTAATACCGCACCTTGTACAGCTGCACCAGCCGCGACAGCTTCATCTGGATTAACATCTTTACGTGGGGATTTTCCAAACAACGCTTCAACCGCCGCTTGTACTTTTGGCATACGAGTTTGACCACCGACTAAAATAACTTCATCGATATCACTTAAACTAACTTTAGCATCTTTGATAGCGATTTTACATGGTGTAATACTACGTTCGATCAAATCTTCAACCAGTGCTTCGAATTTAGCACGAGTGATTTTGACGTTTAGATGTTTTGGACCAGATGCATCTGCTGTGATGTATGGTAAATTTACATCAGTTTGTTCTGATGACGATAATTCGATTTTTGCTTTTTCAGCAGCCTCTTTTAATCGTTGCAATGCCATCGTATCATTTTTTAAATCGACAGCGGTGTCTTTTTTGAATTCATCGACCAAATAATCCATTAGTCTTTGATCAAAATCCTCACCACCTAAGAAAGTATCACCGTTTGTTGATAATACCTCGATTTGTTTTTCACCATCGATGTTAGCGATTTCAATGATTGAGATGTCAAATGTACCACCACCCAAATCGTAAACCGCAATCTTACGATCTTTATTATCAGTTTTGTCAACACCATAGGCCAATGCCGCCGCAGTTGGTTCATTGATAATACGTAATACTTCTAATCCAGCGATACGACCAGCATCTTTTGTTGCTTGGCGTTGTGAATCGTTAAAGTAAGCAGGAACAGTAATAACAGCTTGAGTGACCTCGGTGCCAAGATAATCCTCAGCGGTTTTTTTCATTTTACGAAGTACTTCAGCGGAAATTTGTGGGGGTGCAAGTTTTTCACCATTTGCTTCAATCCAAGCGTCACCGTTGTCGGCTTTGACGATTGCATATGGCATAAGTGAGATGTCTTTTTGAACTGCATCTTCTTCGAACTTACGTCCAATTAAGCGTTTTGCAGCATAAATTGTATTTTTTGGGTTAGTAACTGCTTGGCGTTTCGCCGCAGCACCAACTAAGATTTCATTGTCAGTATATGCAATGATTGAGGGGGTTGTTCTCGTGCCTTCAGAATTTTCAATAACTTTTGAAACACCATTTTCTAAAATGGCAACACACGAATTTGTTGTACCTAAGTCAATACCTATAATTTTACTCATTGTAATTCTCCTATTAAGCGAGTTGTTTGGCACTATGCCAGTTTTGTAAACCCAATCGGCGTTTACTAATTTTATTTATCATTATTATAAAATAATTAATAAATTTTGTCAAGAAATATTTGATGGATTTATTTCTAAATCCATCATTATTTATCTTAGTTAAATGAATAGTCATATGTCAATGCATCATGACATACTATATTTTTTTCAACGATATGTCTGAGATGTTCTTGACCGCAAAGTAATCGGTTTCGGCATAATTCAATATTATCTGGCATTAAATCCACCCCATAAATTGACGATAATGCGGTTTCAAAATCAATACCATTTGAAACTTTGCGTATCAATACTTCGGATAAAAACTGCCCATCCCCACACGAATTGTCAATAAATGTTTTACTGGCATCACTAAACAGTTCTTGTGGTAAGGTATCTAACATCTCACTAACTAAAAAGTATGGTGTAAATACCTCAGCGGTTTCTCTGATACGACTTGCTTCACGATCAACCCCAGACATATAACCATGGTTTCTGCAATGTTCTATAATCTGTTCTATGTTCATCTTACCGACCCTAACAAGTTTGCGACCTCATCATCAGTTAGTCCGTATTTATTGAACAATTCCTCGTCGGTCCAAGGTTTTGTAAAATCTTGAACAGGAATAAACATATATTCTTTTCTAGATGTTACGTGGGTATTCTTTTTCAAGGTAAGCATGAAATGAAAGAATTTAGTATTGATATACGAAATAAGATTTCTTGCTTCATCCTCGGTATCAAATGCACCAGTTACAATATATGTTTCAGTACAGCAAGACCCTGGTTCGCCATATATTGGTTTGAGTACGTCTTTGAGACCATCGCCAGAACCAGTGGCATTTGGAACTAAAACCTTATGCTTTTCAATTAACTCGTGATTTTTAGGAATCACAGCATAATCGGTATATCTGATTTTATGTCTTGCGTATGTTTTAACTGAATTTGGAAATTCATTTTCGTGAAAGTTTGTAAAATTACTCACAAGCCCAAATGGGTTACGTGGGTGTACTGTTTCAAACATTGACTGTTCTTTCAGTGCTTGCACTTTCTTCAAAATTTGAATTGCATCATTATTTCTAATAAACACCTTGTTACCGGGTTCTTTTAATGGCCGGGTTGCCTCAGAAACAACACCATTTGAATAGTGTTGGAATATTTGGCAATCACCTGACCCATCTCGATCCCATCTAAAATAGCAAACGCCACCTTTGATTTCGACATTTGGGAATAGTTCCTTTGAACTATGGTAATCATGAATCACATTTATTCTAGTATCGGCTAACATTTGTGCGCGAAACTTATCTAATCCTTTACCACCAGTCATCCATCTCGACGGAGTAATCATTAAGATGTGTTCGGGATCATCCTCGATTGCTTTATTTACAAATAATTGATATATAGGTTTAGCACTAGAGCCATTCCCACCATCTTGTTGTTGATATGGTGGATTCCCCACGTATACTGAAAACTTACTCAAATGAACCTCCTTGTTCATAGTTATAAAATCATCCCACGGAATTACATTAAATCCGAGTTGTGATAAATGTGCGTTGAAATATGGGAATGTTTCAACACAAGTTACATTAACATTACTGTATCGATCTTTAATCGCCAGTGGGATTGTCCCATTTAACGCATTAAATACGACCAGATCCACAGTTATCGACTCATCCGTGTCAACAAATGGGATTTCTGATACTAACTTATCGGCCACCTCGAAATCGACATAAACTAACCCTAGTTTTTGTTTCATTGCTGAATTTTTAAAAAGGTCTGAATAAACCTCTCTAGGTGGTAACGCAGCAAATGCTTGCTGCTTTTTTAGTAAATCTGATCTGATAAGTTGTTCTAATTTTTCACTATTACTTATAACGATAAGTAAATGCTGAATGATATCGGAACCAAACATACCAGTGATTGCATCAGATGTATATACATCCTCAAAGTTGTAATTGTTCATACTATATGCGACCCAAGATGCTTCTAATGAGATCGCTTTTATTAAAGTAATTGCTTTTTCGAGATCATTGTTTGATATTTTGTCATCCGATGATTCTTTACGGTCAGGTTTGGTTTGAACTTTATCAACCGCCCCAGTCACATCAGTAAGCGTGGTTTCAGTTGATTGTATTCCTGACTGTAAGTTTGAATAACGAAAAAAACTAAGATCAATGTTTTTTAACGCTGACTGCAATTGTGTCGTTGATAAAGTAACACTAACTTGGTCTTTACACCAAGCACGGGTCGAGTCCATAATAGTGTCTGGATCAACAACAACATATTTATCGGCCACATATTCACTTAACGGAATGCAGTCTAAAAAGTCATATTCGGTGCCTTCATTTAATATAGCATTTGACTTAGCTAACCGACCTAATACTATTTGTAATGATGCCCCTGGTGAAAGTGCATATAATTTTACATCATCTTTTCCATCATAGTTTCGAATCATTCTACCTAGTAATTGCTCAAAACTAGAAATACTATCCATTTTATCAAACAGTACAATATGTCCAAGAGCTGGAATATCGGTACCGGTGAGAAATTTACCACAAGTTAGAATAATCACACGACCGTGTTTACTAATTAAGGTATCAACATAATCGCCAATGCTGGTATCATCTGGGCACATTTTTTCTAATGAATAACTATCAATGAAAAATGTTTTGGATGATGCGTTTAACATTTTTGCTAACGCCGGAATATAACTGTTAGCACTATCATTTCCTTGACCAGCTGGTAATACAACAAGTCCACAGTTTTTTGAAACCATACTTAATTCTGGATCATTGATAATACTTAATGGATTTTTATTACGGCTTATTGGGCTATGATAAAATCTATCAAAGGTTTCAACGATATCAGATTGCATCAAAAATTGATTATTTTGACGTAAGAATAGTTTAATTGGTGTAAACCCTTCCTCTGTCGAAAACAAATGTGAAATATTATTATTTACATTACAAAATGGTGTGTTAATTGCGTTAATTGCAATATTTGGCAATTTTGTATGATTTTTATGTTGTAATCCCCAAGGTAACGTTCTAGCGATAATTTGATCTGCTGAATATTTATCTAATACGTTATATGGTGTTGCTGTTAAGTCAAGAATATATCGTGCATCAATGTTTGCTAGACGTTTACTAGTTTTATCACCATTGTATTGAAAATGGCGTTCATCTCGAATCCACAAATCAATGTTATCAGAAAGTTCCGCATATTTTTCACGAAGCACATCATCCGATAAATCATATGAATCGTTATATCGAGCATCTTGTACTGTTAGAACAACATACACTAATTCGCCATTATTTGCTTTATCACGTAATTCCGAAATAGAATACTTATTGAATTCCGCATTATCGAGATATATTGCTGACATATCTCTATTTGGACCAAAATGATAGTTTTTGATATTATCCTCAAACGATTTTTTGGTATCAGTGATAGGCGTTGTTACTAAAACAATACCACCAGTTGGTAATAATCTAGCGGCAACTTCAGATGCAATTTTAGTTTTCCCTCTCGCGGTATGTGCTGCGTATAAACAAATAGAATGTGTTTCTAATTTTTCCACAATTTCGATAGCATCCTCAAACTGTTTATATCTCCAGCTAATACTTTCTTTTGAGTTGAACGAATCAGAAAGTCCACAGAAATTTCTGAGCACTTCTTTAAGTGTTTCGAGGTCGCTGTCTCTGTCAAAATTAATTAATGCTTCGGCATTTTGCCCAGGTTTTTGATATCCTTTGTACAATGCATCGAAAGGAATTAATCCAGCTTTAAATAATATATGAATATATTTGCGAAATGCTTCATCATAATCATATTCTTCACCTTTATTCTTATCAACGACAAAGAAATCTGATGCTATCATATTTCCAGCCATTGATGAACGTTGATTTTTATAACGTTCCCTAAAAGCACGATCTGGTGTTAAACCAGCTGATGAATTTCTTGATACTTTCCCAAGCTTGAATGGTGTAAGATACAACAATACTTGGTTAGCGTTTAATTTTCCTGAAAAGTTGTGGGTTGAAAATACGTGTATTTCGGCATTCTTGCCGTTTATCGAAATCGACATTATAAATCCTTTTATGTGTGTAATTGAAAATCATTTTCAAGTGTGTCTATTCTACAACAACCAAACTAGGTTGTCAAGTACCCGGCAAAAAAATATTGCCGGGATTTTTATTAAGCGTTAATACCGTTATCTGCTTTTTTCTCGCAAATAGTTACATCGGCAAACGCTTGTTCAATAGAAAGTCTAGTTCTAGTGTAACTTAGATAATCTATTGCTATAAGCAACAATAATACTATGATTGCTTCGTAAAGATTTTGGTGAAACATTTTAGAACGATACAGCAATACTCCAACCGCACTGACTGCAGCGATTGATAATGCTAGTACAATGGGTAAATCCATAATTAGATACCTGTAAAATATGAGATAATATCAAAGTGGTCCTCAAAACATTTATTTCTAGCCACTTCGCGTAATGGGATAAATTTAGCTTTTTCAGCATCATCAGACCCCTTGATTTTTGGAAAATCGCCTGAGTTTGGTAAATCGATATAGAACGCGTGTGTTATAGTTCTGCCACGTGCGGACCTATCGATTGCGTCAAACACATGTTCGTCAATTATATTACCACGTAAAACCGCCTCTGGTAATTTAATTTTTGTTTCCTCTTTTAGTTCCCGTATCATGCAATCCACGATACTTTTATCGGTACCTGCATTCAAGAACCCGCCTGGTAATGCCCAAAGACCCTTACCTGGATAATCTTTTCGTTTAACCATCAGAACATGACCGCTTTGAATCACCATCGCATCAGCGGTGACAAATACTGGTGGATATGGACATTTGCTAAACTGTTCTTTATACAGGTTAATAAAAGCCCGTTCTTTTTTTAGGTTATCTCTTGCAGGCCAAGTACTGTATTGTTGAAGGAAAGAATACACGGAATATGGAACAATGTCAACTATTTTTTTAAAATCCCAACCTTCTTCGACAACTTGTCTGATATCGGTGCCATTAATTACTTTCCCGTTGGATTCGAATGCTGGAACATTGACACGTTTCCATTGTGGAAACATCTTAATGTAGAAAGATGATTCGTCTTTTTCATACCCAATGATACCGATTGATTTGTCATCGGAATTAAACTGTGACACAATATCTTGGATTTGGGTTGCCCATCGAGTATCGTTGTATTTGTAATCAACCGCACGTTTGATAATGATGTTTTCAAATCTTAGATCAAGATCATCGGTTATTGCAGTTCTAATCATTTGCCATCTTTCTTCGTATGTCCACGGATTCTTGAATGATCGTGGCGCATCAGATGAACCGATGATTATGATTAGTTGTTCGCATTGTTCCATTGCCTCTATAATGGTATTTGCGTGACCATTATGAAATGGGCTAAATCTACCGATGTAGACGATTGTTTTTAATTTTTTCATAAAAGAACCCCTTTTAGTTAAGAAACCGTGGAAGTCTATCCTCCACGGGTTAAATTATACCAGTTGTTGTAAAAAATGCAACAACTTTATGAATTTTTTTGTAATGGTTTAAAACTTGCGTATTTCATTATACGCGAGACATTCTGAATTGCAATTGCTTGTGCCTTAGCATCAGCAAGTGCGTTATGTGCCGTGATACTTGGCATTTTTGGATCGATTCCTAGATCATAATATGTTCTACAATCACGAATGTTCCAAAATTTCCAAGGAATTGGAAGGCATAGCCGCTTGAATATTGTTTCACATATTACAACATCGAACCCAGCACCATTTGACCAGATTCGTTTTGCACCTTTGCAGAATTTCGATAATTCTTTGAACACTTCTTCTAGTTTAATCCGGTTATGCTCACTGAATGCCTCATCTTTGGCTTCGGTGCATTGACGTGCCCACCAGTTGATGGTATTTTCGTCAATATCTAAATCTAATTCTTCGCACGAATCTAAATCTATTTTATAATAGAATTCGATCATTTCGGGAGTTGTTGTTTCATCACCATATGGATTAAATCTAACCGCCCCGATTGTTAATATTGCCGCATTGGTAGCAGTGGATAATGTTTCTAAATCTATCATTATGTCATCCATACTTGGTATTCTCCTATATAGAAATGGTATATAATACTAAGAATCATTGACACGATTCCCGCATGTATTAATTGGAATGATATTTTTTTATTATAGTCAATGACCAAGCAAACCAATCCACTTAATAAGATACAAAACCCTATTGTCAACCATACGAAAGCGATGAACATCATTTCACCATTGTGTTTGGTTTGGATAGTAACGCGACAATTGGCTGTTTTGATATGTTAATTTCTTTTGGTGCAGTGGTCGGTTGTTGTTCTCTGCTCTTTGCTTCAAACAATGGCAAACAAACAGTTTTAATAGTACTATGTTGATTACCATCTTTTTTTAACGCCTCAACAATTATTTTTGCGTTAGTTTCACATACTTTTAAAGTCTCCGCATATATTGGAGAACCTTGAACATTGTTGATGATTAGAACTAGTGTATAGGAAAAACTGCTTAATGTTGCCATAAAAATACCCTCTATGAATATAAAAAATATATTCTATCAGAGGGTATGTAATATGTCAATGTTTTTTTGGAAGGGCTTCTTTCAGAAGTTTTTTCTTAAGTCTAGCACGAGCCGCGCCTTTGGCACGTTTACGAGTGGTGGTTGGCTTTTCGTAAAATTCATTTTTTCGCAAGTCATCTAATTTACCAGATTCCTCAACTTTCTTTTTGAATTTTCTAAGTGATTGGTTAATGTTATCACTTTCACGTACTAACACACCTGTTCTAGTCTTCTGATTGATTATCATCGTTATCCTCATCTATAATATCGTCTATATTTTCAACTATCCAGTCCAAGTTATATATTCTATTCTTGGATACTAGACCGTATGGGGTTATTTCATCTGTTGTAATGTAATGAACATTTGGTTGTGCTAACAACACTGAAATAAATGTTTTTGTAATTTGGTTACAATTATCTATGTCAATAATAACAACATCAGCCATCATTCCGACACTTAACAACCAATCAATATCTGTTTCGTCCGATTCGTACATAAACACATTTATTGCATCTGGAATTTTACTCAGAATTGTTTGGAATTGTTGTTTAACAGTCATCGATGGACTTACCAGTAAGTAACTTATATTTAAATTAAATATTTTATCTGGTGGTGTTAAAATTGTGATATTTCCTAAGTTCATAAACCCTTCTATACTTTGTAATTTTCTGCGTCAACCCATTGATCGCCATTGAATATGAACGAGCGTGGTGGATTGTAATCTATTCTGGTAAACTCTTGGCCAATCTCTGCTGAGATTGGAAACGCATCACCTGTATTTACTATTTCGTCAATAAAAACATTAGAAATACTATCATTTTCAGTAATTGGTTCTTGTACAATTGATTCGTGTACAATAGGTTCTTTTACAATAGGTTTCGCTTTTATACTGGGTAATTCGACTGTCGGAATTTCCACCTGTTGCTTAATATGAATTTGATTAAAGGTATGTTGACACGCAAGTAACAACATCACAGCCATTGGGTCAAATACCACAACAATTAATATTATAACCCATCTAACAGCATGTTCCAAAAGTGATGCATCTAAGGTATCACCATATATCATTGCCGCAATATATTTTATTGGACCCACCTCAGCTTCCGCTCGACGCATTGCTGCCGCTAGTGGTTCTTTTAATGTATGCAAGTTTGAAATTTCATTTTGTGCGGTGGTAATATCATTTTGTAGTTGGATACGTTCTTTTGCTTGAACTTTCCGAATTTGTATAGCTTTTGCAGCACCGCCCTCTGAAGTGGATCTAGCCATAGTTTGATCGACCGCCTCATTCATTTGGGAAATTGCTTTACGTGCTATAGTGATATTCTCTTGTTGTGTCTTGATTTTTTCATCGATAATTTCAATTTTTTCTATGGTGTCACCAAATGGAACCGCTTGGTCGGAATGTGCCCGTGATAAAAACCCAAAAATCCCCATTGATGTGATAAACATAAAAATTAAAACAGCTATAATAAAAAATGACTTAAACATCACTGGCCCATCAGACCAATGACGTTTAAGCCATACTGTGGCTATGAGTTTACTTATTTCCAACACTATGCCCATAATCATAATAGGCATAGCTGCGGATGAAAATATACTGACTAACCCAATTACCGAATAATATATAGCAACTGATGAGATTGACAATCCACTTATTAATGTTAAGTATCCTGTTATATAATCGCCAGTTAGTGATTTATTCATTCTAAAACTCTTAATGAAACTTGTGCTATTCCACCAATTCCTAATCTGTCCGCTGACGCTTTTGACAAATCGATAATCCTATTTTTAATCCAAGGACCTCTGTCATTAATACGAACAATTACCTTTTTATTATTTTTCAAATTAGTAACCTCGACTAATGAGTTTAACGGAATAGTTCTATGTGCAGCAGTCAAAACTCTTTGATTGAATCGCTCGCCAGATGCAGTTTTTTTACCTTGGAACGCACCACCATAATATGATGCGGTGCCAACTAATAAACTAGATGGGTCCATAATAGCATCAACCACTTTAAAGGAATGCCCACGTTGTTTTCTTGCGACTTTATCTTGATGGCGGGTTTTTCTTTTTGACACAACTGCATTGTGGATATGTCGATGATGTTTATGTGGTACTTTGAATTTTTTATGTACCGCTTTAACATCTTTTTTTGTGGTTGCACTTTTTTTATGTGCAACATTTTCAATCTGTTTGCTTGGAGAAACATTGTTCGTATAAGCAACAGACGGTAAAGCAACACCGATTGAAATAACCAGTGGTATAAGTGAATTTTTCATTTTTTCTCCTTTCACTTGGTGTGTTCTAAAACAGCAACACATTACATTAAGGGAGATAACAGCCAAGGTTGCTAACCCTTCGTTAGTGGCGTTTTCTCCATCAGCATTCAACTTGCACTTAAATGCTTAGGCGAGTATGGCTTCCCGACTTCGGGTTCCTTCATTGGCCAAGACTCGCGGACTGAACGATACCTCTATTCAGTCCATCTATCTTAGTTTCTTACGAAACAGTTTATATCATTAAATATTTAATATCCAATGATTAGTAATTATACTAATATATAATTAGTATGTCAATAAAAATATTTAGTTTGCGAATACATTAGCACTACCAGACGAAATTGACCCTAAATCAGCGGCATCGCCTTTTCTAGATAATGCTATATTATTTACAAACACATTGTTAGACCCACCGGATATATTTGCACTGTGAGATACACAGTTATTGCCAGATGGTTTGGTATGGGATAAAATTGCATCCCCTTTTCGACAAATACCTTTGCTATTGGCAAAAACATTAGTTGAGCATTTGTCGGTTTTGGTTGTACTTGTACACCCGTGGCCAGTTGCTACAGTATCAGTGCTACTACCACGCGCAACCTCCGCCATTATAGTATCAATCCGGTTGTTGCTTTAGTATATGATGACGCAAACTCTTTATCAGTTGGTTCCATCATAATAATTACTGCACGATTTACTTTGATGTCTTGTTCGGGATCAACCGTTAAAACATATTGCATCATACCAAGCCCTTCTTTGGTCGAGGTAAGCGCTTTTAGTTTAGAAACCTTGACGTATGAATCAGTTTCCTCACGTAATGTTCCAAGTAATTCCTCACCTGACACTAATTTCATAGTTACCACGTCACCAACTGACGCACCTTTATTGATTAACATTATACAGCCTCTTGTAAGTATTGTCTTAATTCTGAAAACCCACCTAGGTGGGTTTCGTTAACGAAAATTTGTGGAACGGAACGCGCATCTGGGACAGCTTCTAATAATTGTTCTCTGGTCCATACGCCAGCTGACAGGTTACGTTCCTCATAACTTAAACCTTTTGATTTAAGTAAATTCTTTGCTTGGTCACACATTGGGCATTGATCTTTGCCCCAAATAATAAAGGTTTCTGACACGTTACCCTCTATTCTTTAATCACTTCAACCATTACACCAGCGCCAAGTAATTCTTGTGCAACTGCTGCGATATTATCATTAAAGTTGATATCCGCAATTTTTGATACATCGTTAGTATCATCTCTAACTAATTTGCTTAAACGTAAAACATAAATTTCTTCTTGAATCTTTGCCATAATTTTTCCTTATCCTTTTGCTACTATATCAATTATATCTCTGGCAATAAGGGCATCTTTTTCCCTATCAGAGATAGTACCAATAATTTCTGGTTTCTTGTATTTAGCAGCTGGTGGTTTACCAATCGAGCAAACTGGTGCATGAATTTTTTTCATAGCAAAATCACGGCACCAAGTAGCGATACTATGAGAACGTGGTTTTTCACACCACTCAGCGATTGCATATAATGCACGAACGGTTCTGCAACTATATTTTGAATCAAGTTCGCGGTTAAGGTTGACAAAATATTTCATTTCATCCACCACCACTTGGTGTGCGTCATCTTCGATAATTTTAAGTTTTTTCTCACACGCAGCTAAGTTGGCTTTTAATCCAGCCACTCTATGCAGCTCCCACGCGGCATCGCTTGCAGAACATTCTGCAATCATTTTTTCTAATTTACTTTTTTCGACAAGTAATTCACTTTTAAAATTAGCCATATTATTTCCTTATATTGCTGGTAGAGCGTCGTAATCAAGTTCGTCGCTCATTACGCCAATGACGTAGTTTACACTCTCACTTTCTTGGAGTGCAGTTTGTTTTTTGCTTGGATCACTATGCTTATTGAACCAAGGGATTGGTGTTGTTTTAGGTGCTGTGCCTAAATATTTAATACCAACCTCTTTTAATGCTGCAACAGCGGTGTAATCAACAAAATCACATAAAATGTTTGCGTTAAGTCCAATAACTGGACCTTTCTGGAACAGGTAATCTGCCCATGCTTTTTCTTCACGGATAACATCCATGTACATCCCATATACCTCAGCTTCGCATTCATCTTTAATTTCTAAGAATCTGTTATCTTCTTTGATGACTTGGTTAATAAGAAACGCAGTCCAGTCTCGATGTAATAATTCATCTTGTAAGATCAGCGCAATAATATTACCATTGCCGATGAATAATTTGTTTTCCACCATTGCTAAACTAGTTGCAAATGAAACCATAAATCTGAATGCTTCTAACGCATAACTTGCATGAAGTGCCAACCAAATTGCTTTAATATGTTCTTTAATAGGAACATCAATTCCACATTCTTTTTGACAATTAAGTTTGTGTAGTCTGTTATAGTATTTACCAACACTAGATGCCATATCAATGATTTCTTGTGTATTGTGAATAGTATTAAATACGTCTTTTGGTATTGAATAGATATTTCTAATAATATGACTATAACTACGACTATGGATGTTGGTTTCAAACATCGACCATATAGATACTAATGCCTCAAGTTCTGGGATACTAGCAACTGGACTGAAAATTTGAACAGGTGCGCGGCCTTGTAGACTATCTAGTGCGGTTTGGCGTAGTAAGTTACTGGTAAAAATATGTTTAACCGCGTCGCTTGCATCTTTGAAATCATTGGCATCTTTTGACAAATTGATTTCTTCTGGAATCCAAAAGAATCCACGTTGAGTTTGCTCAAACTTTGCAAGTTTGTTGTACTTAACTTCTTCAAAGCGTTGAATGGTTACTGGACCAGCTGGGTCAAGGAACATCTTACGTTGAAGATAATCAGTTTTTGTATTTAAATCGTATTGTTGATCTGACATGTATATTCCTTTATTCAAATTCGTCGATGCAAAGTCCATTGTCTTTGTCTATGTAAACACTTGATATCTTTTCCGATGATAGTGCAGTCAGAATAAACTCTTTTGCTTCATCTTCTATATAGAAATCATCGGGTACTCCCCAGTATTTTAATTTATCTTTTAATTGTTTTGCGATTTCTGCTAAATTTTCTGCGTCATCCATTTGCAAGTTCCTGTGTAAGTGGTCGCCACATCTTAGCTACAAATATTTGTTCATATTTGTATCTACGTCTAAACATAATAGTATAATAACATTTACCAATCTTTGGTTTAAACGTGCATGGGTCGGTATAGTTTCTAGTAATCCCAAATGGGAATGATACTATAAAGTACCATCCATCTGGTTCGTTGGTTGGGCTGATACTCCTGCCCCAAGTAAAAATTGAGTTAATTTTTAAAACATCGCCTTCACGACGAGTTTGGGTTGAAAAGAATTTCATATTATCCTATGATATAGTTTTCATAATTTACATGCTTCACAATCATCATCAAAATCATCAACAACACTGCTTGGTAATTCAACGTCATCGGCTTTTGAACCTTGTTTATTGATAAGACTGTAGTATACAGTTTTTCCGCCCCATTTTTGGAATAACATTAAGTTTTTAGCAATTAGGGTTGCTGGGACTTTTCTATTTTCAAAATGTGCTGGATTATAGAACGTATTAGTAGAAATACTTTGGTCGATGTATGCTGCTAATACGGCTGCAGTTTTCAAATAACCTATACAATCAGTTTGGTCCCATAACAATTGATACTTGTTTTTTAGTTTATGGAATTCTGGAACAACTTGTGTTAACGAAGCGGCTTTTGATTCTTTTGTTTGAATCAATTGCATAGGCATTTCGATACCATTGGTTGAATTGATAACAACTGAGCTAGATTCAACAGGCGCAATTGCACCATTAACAGCGTTGCGTACACCAGATTTTTTCATTCTTTCGCGTAATGGTTCCCAGTCAATTTCTGGTGTGAAATCGGTTAACTCATTTACACCAGCGGCACGATTTTCCCACGGAAAAATACCTTGTCCATATCGAGTCAAATGGCTATGTAAACACGGTCCACGATCTTCAGCTAATTCAACACTAGATTCAGTCAAATAGAACATTTGATGTTCAATCCATGTTTTAACTTCGGCTAGCATATCAGCTTCGCCGTATTTGTAATTACGTTTAGCTGCCCAGTATGCTAAGTTAGTGATACCAATACCAATTGGTCTAATTTCTAGGTTACTAAGCTCACTTTGAATACTTAGGAAATCTTGGTAATCTAAGATATTGTTTAAACTGCGGTGTAACAATCTAGCTGAACGGCGCATATCTTCTGGGTTTCTGAAAGCACCCCAATTAATACTTCCCAACGTGCATAAAGCAATACGCCCATCGGCATCGTCTAACCGTTTAAATGGTTTGGTTGGTAATACAATTTCAACACAGAGATTGGATTGGTATACTGTATGCACTAATGGATCAAACGCACCTTGGTTCATTACGTTGTCAATATTGACTAAGTAAATGCGACCAGTATCAGAGCGTTCTTTTAATACACCACCTTTGAATACCTCCTCGGCACTCATTGTTTTTTTACGAAGGTCTTTACGTTTTTCATACTTTACATAAAGTTCCTCAAATAAATTAGAATCTTGATAGAATGCTTCATATAAATCTGGTACTTGGTTTGGATCAAAGAATGTGATATTTTCACGATTTTTAAATCTACGCCAGAAAAATCCAGATAGGACAACCCCGTAATCAAGGTGTCTAACACGAGTTTCCTCAGTTCCTTGGTTATTTTTGAGAACAATTAAGTCGTCAAATTGGTAATGCCAAATTGGGTAGAATGTCGTACAACTTGCGTTACGAATTCCGCCCTGTGAGCAAGATTTGAGGTCACCTAACCATTTCTTTAAAAATGGAATGTAACCAGTGTGCATGATTTCACCATTACGAATTGGTGAGCCAAGTGGACGTAATCTGCCGACTTCTAAACCTATGCCAGCACGCTTGCTAGCATATTTTGCCATCATCTCACCAGAAGCAAATATACTGTCAAGATCGTCGGCACTCCTAATAAGGACGCAAGAAGAAAATTGTTTTGTTGGAGTTCCAAGACCAGCAAGAACAGGAGTGGCAAGAGTGAAGAGACCATCCGACGCTGCATTATAATATTCCTTAATAAATTTCATTCTAGCAGAGTTCGGCTCCTCTTTGTGGAATACCGTTGCTGCTGCTATCATGTATCTGATTTGTGGAGTTTCGAACACCTCGTTTGTTGCACGATTGCGAACTAAGTATTTTTCAATTAGTTGTTCAATTGCCGCATACGAGTATTGTTCATCTTTTGAGTGATCAATAAAACTTTCAATTTTATCCCATTCCTCTTTAGAATACCATTCTAAAAGTTCAGGGGTATATAATCCTAATTTAATATTTTTTTGAACTATGTCATATATATGTAATGGTTCATACTGACCATATACATCTTTACGTAACATAGACAATCTGTGCTTGCCTGCTACGTATTGGTAATTTGTATGTCCGATATCTGGATTAGCCTCGACATCGATTAAATCCACGATTGCTCGTAAGGTTACCTCATCGATCTCTCGTGTTGTGATACCGTCATAATAATGTGGTTGACTTTTGATTTCAATCATTGATTGGCTAACGTCTGCGATACCACTGCATACATTAGCTATTTGAGCTTGCCATTTTTCAATGGTCAACGGTGCTTTTTGCCCGTTTCTTTTGATTACTGTAATTTTATTCATATCCATATGATGTTGCTCTCTATTCACTATATAAATTCGGTGAAAGTATTTAGTGGTTATATTAGAGAATTGATGTAAATCTGGCAATCCTGTCAGAATTGGGGTGAGGTTCTTGGATATAGGTATATCCAAGAACTATTGTGAATTATATACTATTATTATGATAATGTCAAGTTTAACACATCATTTTGTATGAAAAATTTAATGTACCAGCGTCGCCTGATAAGGTATTGATATATGATAATACAATAGTGCTTGCAATCTGGCCTACCGCACCAGTATAAACCGCACCGAGTTCATCTAAGAATCCAGCTTTGAAATCAAGGGAAAGTTGTGTTGAACTCGAACCAGTACCCGCAAATAAGTAATCATCACTTAATTGTATAGCCCCGTGGTCCACGTCAGCCGTTATTGATATTGTACCTTTTCTAGTAAAATTACCGATACTGTTATAAATGTATGAAATATCAAATAACACAGAACCACCAGCAACCCCATATACATCGGTGGTGACTGGTAACCGTAATAACGGTTGATAACTAGATAGTTGCCCGATATATGCCGTAATTGTTGCACCAGACGAGTACTCACCATGACCACTAACTTCTGGAATATATTTGTAATTAGATGTAGTTAGAGATAATATGGCATATCTGTCTGATTGAATTTGTGAAATGCTATTTCCAGCGTAGGTTGAATATATTTGAGGATATAATGGTGCTGAACCACCATCATTACCAACGTTTACCATTTTAATATTAGATAGTACATTAGCATTGCCACGATTAATGAATATCGCTTGTTTTTTAATATTGGTAAATTTACAATTAGATATAGTTGTTTGACGGGGTCCATATGTTTCCCCAGTTGAACCACCATTTGCCGCAATACCTAACCCAAAGCCCATATTACTGTCTGAAATAATGATATTATCAAATGTGTTATTGTATATGTCTTGTTTTGCGTATACGCCATAGGTAAATCCATTTATTGTTATATTCTTAAATGTATTATTTTCACAAGTCACGATATCACTAAACGCATTTAACTGGATTGCGCTATGTGATACATTTACCACATTATTCCAATTCCCGTATAATGCTATGTTTTGTAAAATGCAATTTTTGGTGGCATCTAGTTTAAACCCAATTGCTGAATTGTTAGTTATATTGACGCCAACGCCATCAATAACAATGTTTCTAGGTTGAGTGATACCCAATGTTGCAGTAATTGGACTGATCACGTCCATAGTTGACGAATCATTTATGTATTGAAAAACTGGACCAGTGCCAGTAAAGTTTATAATTGTTTTGTCAGCACCAGCACCAACTATAGTGGTGTAACTAGGTATATAAATTGTACTAGTTATTAAGTATTTTCCTGGTAACATGTTTAATACAACGCGAGATTTTATTGACGAAATGCTAGTGCCATACGATGGGTTTGCCTCGTTTAAAAATAATTGAAATATTGCACGTTGTAATGCCTCAGTATCGTCATTGATACCGTTTCTAGTAGTTCCAAAATCATCGGTATTAACGTGATCGTCTAATACCACTTGAACTGTTCGAACTGTGGGGAAATTTGCCCCAGTTCCAGTTATTAATGTATTGCTTCTGTACGCATAGGAGGCAAGATTTAGAAGATTCCCTTGCGAAAGTAGATCATTTTGCGTTAGAATTTTTGTATTTCCAACCTGTGGCGCACCTTCAGCAACAGAGCCATTTCCAATGAATAATTCAGCGGTATCTATGGACCATGCCAATTCCCCACTTGCTAATTGTGGTAAACCTGTGCCACCATAGGTTTTGCCACGACGTATTTGTATTTTTGATACTTGATAGACTGCCATAATATATCCTCTTTAATATATTTATGACATTTTGGATATAAAAAAGCCCTAGTTACTAGGGCTTTATATTATGCTACTGTAAATGATGTTGCCGCTGTAACGGTCGTACCACTAATATCAACCGCATTGGGACCGACTGCCGTTGTAGTTCCACCGGCCACTAAGCCAATTCTACGAATACGTGTTCTTAATTCGGTCGCATCGTTAATCGCTTTGTCCATTACAACATAGATTACACCTGTTGTGTCAGCTTTTGCAAACCACGCTAGTGGACTAATCTCTTTAACAATAGATTCGATTACGCCATCGACTAATGCAACATCCGCCCCCGCGCCATCACCATCATAACTGTCTTCTAATTGTAGGTTGATCGCGGTATTGCTGCTATTTTGTACTGTGATAAGATATAAGTTTACATTTGGGTTGAATAATGTTGCAACTCGCGTTGACGAACCATTTACTCTTGTTACTGTTTGAACCATAAAAATTCTCCATATTATCTTGTATTTATCAGTTAACCTTATAGTACTGTTCTACTTTATCCCACCACTTATTCTCCCATATTTTGAAATCATCAGCAGTCATAATAAATTCTTGATACTGTGGTTCACCCCATTTTCCTGGGGAGATTTCTGCTGGTTTAACACACATTAGGATCACACCTTGATTAATATTAGTTCCGTGGACTTTATTATGTGCGATTGCATATGCTGTTAATTGCAAGAAGTAATCTTCAATTTGGTTTTTATTTTTTGGTTTATTAGATTGTTTGTAATCAAATATTGATGGGATATTGTTATGAACTCCTAACGCATCAGCGGTACCGGCATATAATTCTGGGTAATATAACCCAACCTCAGACCCCCATATTTCATTTATATTAGGAAATCCATCTGATACGACTTTAGCAGCCATTTTATGGCTTTGATGACTATATGGATTACTTCCAGGTGGAGTTAACTCACCATTTAATATGTAATCCTCTAAGTACTTGTGCATTCTAGTTCCACGCCCAGCTGCCTCGGTTGTTATTTGTGTTGCTTTTGCCTCACCAACTGACTTGCGCCAATTTGCTAATGCTTCTTTTTTTTCTGGGGATTGAGTTGCCGATAGGATTGTGGTAACTGAGGGGACTTTAGAACCGTCGGGGCAAAGATATAATCGTTTGCCCTCAACTGATGTTCTGTCTATTTCTGTATATTGATATCTTTCTGTTAATAATGTCATATGATTAGTATAGTGACATATTAATATAAAGTCAAGTTATTTTTTTGAACGGTTTAATTCAGATGCGGCCATAGCTTTAACATTGCTATGTGATTGGTCAATAACTTCTTGGTCATTTACCATATCATTTGGTTCGGTGGGTGAATTAAAAGAAATACCATGTGTGTCATATGATGCGCCTTCGTCCGCAATTGTGTGAAGTGCCCCACCTTGAGTTGATTGCATTCTTTTATCAAATGATTGATATGATTCCTCATCTGATATACCAAGAACTGGTGCGCCAAATGCCGATAATGCATTATTGATAGCTGCCCAAGGAACTGGCGTTCTTTCGCCAGTTCTTGCGGCTTTGTTTTTGAACCACAGTAAGATTTTTACTAATGGATCATCTAATTCAGAGTTTTCAGTTACTTTTTTTTTGAGCTGAGTAAAAGGCCTAGTTTACGGCTGTATTCAATGCTTTCACGTTTCATACGGCCAGCTTCATCGGCTGGTGGAGGTAATGCTTCTTCCTCACCGGGGATGCCTTCTGGACCACCAGCACTTGGTATTTCTGCACCTGGTTCTTCACCTGGTAACCCTGGTTCCGCACCTGGCATACCGGCACCTGGTACTTCTGCGCCCATTGTTTCTTCTTGTTCGCCTGACACTAATGCTAATGCCTGTGATAATCCTTCACGTGCTGATACTAATGCTGTATAAACACCTTCTAATGCCTGTGATGCAACTTGGTTGAATTGTGTTGAAACTGCACTGCCTTGTTCTGCTCTTATAGAGTCTAACAGTTCTAATAATTGATCCGCTTTCATAGCTGCGGTATCTTCGATCCAGTTAGTAACTTTACTAACCATGTCTTTTGTTGCTAAAATGTTTTCAGCTTTTTGTTCTTCGCCTTCTAACAACATCCAACTAGCTTGTTCGGCTGATAAGTCGTAACGTAAACGAACTTCTGCTGACAATTCAGCACGATCAGACTCCCCTAATTGAATACGTTTAATTGCATTCTTAATCCAGCTTTCTGGTACTGATAATTTTTTAGCACGTTGACTAATTGCGGTCGCCATTGCATGTTCGCTAACTTGTTTAGTCACTGGTACTTCAATACTAGCAGCTTCTTCTCTTTCAAAAATAGCTTGATTTACAACGTCCAATAATGCACGGGTTTTTTGATATTTTGAATTTTCCAAAATATTATCATAACTTTCGTTCATTTCCATTTGGCTTAATTCAGTACGTAATTTATTACGGACGTCTTCCAATTGGATATCTGAGAATTGTTCTAATTTTAATTTATATCCAAAGGTTTTTGCTAAACTTTCATTTAACTTTTTGCTGGTTACTTTTTGTGATAAATCTTTAATTTGCATGTTAGTGTTCCTTTTAACATTAGTTATCTATGCTTGTATTTATCTGAAAGTCGTTTTAAATAGCTGAGAAATTCTTTTCTGATAATGTGCTGATTTATGGCTGCTTTCTGATAGTCTAGCCTCTAGTATTGCATATTTCTCATCTGGTGCGTTTTCAATATTCATTTTAAATACTAAATTATCGCTATAGTGTGACCAATATTTGTTATCCAGATCTTTTACTTCGTGACATAAATTAAATTGATAATGGTTATAAAACTTGGCTGACATTAGCGCACAACTTTTCAAATAATATTCGTTGATGAGTTCTTTACTTTTAACGTTAAAAACACCCCATCTATTACTAGGCAATTTTTTAATTAAGAAGTTATGATACCCAAGTGACCCATTTGGTAATATTACAATAGGCAGGGTTCGTTGTAACTCTTGATCAAAATACTTGGCTAATTCAGAAATTACTGTCATTTTAATCTCGCAATGGTTAACCATCGTGACAATTCATCATCCTCTGCAAGTTTCTTAACATTGCTGTTTGTACGTGATTCTGGTACTGAACCTCTTGAAGCACGAGTAAATTTTTTATCCTCAACATCTGAAATTAGATCATCGGTTTTGTCACCTAAGCCGCCAATATCACCATCTTTTCCAGAACCAATTAAGTCATTTTGTTCTTGTTCGTATTCATCTTGCGTTTCACCCATTGTTTGTTCTGGGGTAGTGCTTGGTTGCTGTGTTTGGTTTGGATTGTTTGAACCCATTGTATTGTTATTTTGGGATAACTCTGGCGGTAGCGTCACCTCAGCACCAACTTTAGGACCAGCTGGTTCATTTGGGTTGGTTTGCGCTTGCATTGCTTGGGGGTTCATTGAGAATTTATTTGGATTGGTTGGATCAGCCTGAAACGCCGCCATTTTTTCTTGTGGGATTATCATTTTAGTCCCATCAGCGCCGGTAAGCTCCACCCCTTGTTGGTTGTTTTGAGTTACCTTAAAGTTATCCATTATTTCTTTAATTTTCATTGTATATTCCTTGTTTTTTCTTTAAGACTAAGCTCATCACTCTGGAGTTTATCTATAAATTTTCTGAAGTTGGTAATACCACCGTATGAACGTAACAGCTTAAATGCTAAGTTTTCAACACTACCTTCACCACCACTTTCTAAACCAGCCTTTCTTAATTTGTATATATCTTCTAGTGTATCTTCAGCAACTTTCAAATCCTTTGATTTCATCGCAGTGATTATTTTACCGGCATAGTTTTTTGCTTTATCTTCAACTTCTTGGTCTGATACTTTTGGTGCAGTGTGTTTAGGTTTAGTTATCCATTTATCATGCATTATACTGTATATACCAGCAGAAAAATGTGGTTGATTTTTGTCTTGAACGTATAACTCAACATCAATATTTTTTATTTTTATATTGTATTTTGTATTATATTCGTTCTTTTTTGCGGTATAGTAGCTGGATAATTTTTTATCCATTTTTACTACAATATGTAGATCAATGTCAGAATATTCAGAATAACCATAACTTGCGTTAGAACCACTTATTGTTATGTCAGTGATTATTGGTTTTTTAATATTGACAAATTGTTGAAAATGATTTGCTATTAACATCAGCCTATACCTGATATCAGTTTTTAATGAATCCCCGTCCCATAATACTGGGTTCAAAGTTTCATTATACGGAATAGGATTGATAGATAACTCTGTGAATTTCATTATTAAAATTTTATTAGAATTGTTACAACGGTTGATAAAAGTCCTGCTATTATAGTTGCGGTTGCCCCTATAATTACTTTACTCATACTGGACTTACTTTCCTCGATTTTAAGTGAGAGGACTTCGACTTTAGATTCGATTGTTGATAATCGGGTTTCTAGGTTTTTGTATCGTAATGCGCATAATTCAACATGCGTTTCTAAATTTGATTTTTCAATCTCTGTTGTATCACTAGCCATTATATTGCTCCAATATATTAATTATATTTATTGCTTTTTATAGAAAACAATATTTTTGTGTTTTCCATCAGTTACGAATACCGCATAGTTTTGTTGAAGTAATTCATCCAGACCATCTATATATGGCACCATATCAAAGTCATCTTTCAAAAACCCAACTGGATCATCCCCTGAATCATACGTATCATCACGTTCTGTTTCAAAATCAAACCGCCAAACTCTGATAATTTCATTTGTATCAAACCCAACTAAACTACCTTTAACTTCAGTCATTAGCGGTTCTGAAATGTATGATAAGTTCGCACGTATGCCTAGTGTTTGCAACACAGTATTGTAATTTTGTTCTTTCCATCTCAGTCGTTCTTTACCTGGTTCGTTACGGTACTGACCGGTATGTGTTATATCTACTAATGTATAAAGTTTATATTGCATATTGTATTTACACTAGACAAAAAAATAGGGCTTACAAAATGTAAGCCCCACTTTTAGTATGATGGATAATTAGTTATTAAACTAAATTACCAATTGAACCACCAACGAAGTTTTGTGCACCACCAGCAACATCGATTGCTGTTACTGTAATAGTTGTATTAGCTGCGAATCCAGCACTAGCAACAGGTGTTTTGTTACCTAACATTGCTTGAACTGCGTCTTGAATAGCTGTTTCCAAATCACCCCATGCACCTGGAACGTTTGAACTACCATCTGAATCATTGTTTGTGTCATATGAAACGACCGCAATGAATGAAGTTGCATCTGGTTGACCAATTGCATAGATTTCTGCGCATGTTTGAATTGCACGAACTGCCACTGAATAGTAGCTTGCACTGTCAGTATATGCACCAGTGAATGCACCAGTTGTTGCACCAGTTACAGCATATTTTTGTGCTGTGAAATCGATGTCACTGTCGCCAGCATTGTTAGCAACGACTTTCAAGATACGTAATGCACGTGTACCAAATTGTGTTGTTGGTGTAGTTTTTAAATAGTTTGCGGTAACGGTTGTACCAATTAATGAAGGCATAATATTTTCTCCTATATGCTTTTTAACTCACTACTCTGTGAGCTTGTAATATTATTTATCTTAAAATGAAAAAAGGTATTATTTTTGCTTATTTTCTTGTATTTTTTTAATACCACGTTTAAATTTAGCCGTATTTCCAGCTTTAATACTACTAATGAATCTACGTTCTAAATCGGACGCAATTTCTTCATCATAGTTTTCTCTTATTGATTCTAATAAATTGATAGCACTTTGAATAATGTTATATCCACGATTTTCAACTAACATATCGGTATCGCGGCTCATGTTAATATTACTTAATTCTTGCAAAATGCTTCTTGTACTTTTACGCATTATTGTTTCCGTATAGTAGTATTGCTTATACAGTATTTATGGTAATTTTAAAATATATCTTGACATTTTATATTATAATGGTATAATATACCACATAACAACACAGGAGATCCATCATGGAACATAAAGCAGGACGCACAGGATTTGATATTAGAGCAGATTTAATAAAATTAGCATTTGATTTTGAGTTTTCTAAATTTAACACAGAACACGGTGTCGGGCTTGATGCAACCGTGCCGACGATTGAAGATATTTTAAACACCGCATCTAAGATGAATACGTTTGTTTCAAACAAATAACAAAAAGGCCCGTAAAGGGCCTTTTATTTATTCAACAGCTTGTTTACTAAACAAAGTGGGATGTTTCTTACCCCATTTCCTCATAACCACCGCCGCCATCGCATTAGCTTCATTTTCTTCTGGACTACCATCTTTACCACTATCTGGATTTAACTGGTCGTTAAGATCTTGTTTATAGTGTACTAATTCATGCGCCAAAGTACGACATACATCCATAATATGACGATTAGTCAATGTTACAGTAATGCTATGGCCACCATACCCACCAAAACTGCGGTGTTCTATGGAACGCCCGTTATCCCGTTGGAGATCAATCTTTGGTAACTGTGGTAATTCAAGTTCGGATGCAGCAAATTTTAAAAATTTGTCAATAATTTTTATTGCACTATCTTGCTGTAATCCTTCTGATAATAGTTCTCTAAGTTTCATACTAGTATTTAGGATAATACAAAAGAAAATCCCCAGCGAACTGGGGATTTCAATGGACTAAGCTTGGGCCTCGGACCAGTTAATACGAGCAGCTACAACGGCATTAGCCGCTAATGGTGTAACACATAATGTTAATACGTCTGGACCGTCTGGGTATATGTTTAACGGAGTCGTTGGATATGCTAATGTATTTCCGCCACCTAAAATACTTGTACCTAAGTCACGTACTTTAGATAAATCTTGAGAACTAACACTACCAGCAGGTGCAAAGAACGTAAATATACATTCACCACCTGATAATACCCCAGAAGTACCATGAGTTGCATATTGTGCTAAACTTGAACCACCGACTGGTACAAACGTACCGGTATTAACTCTAGAGTTTAAGAACAATTCAACTCTAACCGCAGCGGCACTAGTTGAAAACACACCGCAAGATACTGGTGTTAATTGCATTCTATTAATAATCTCTCTAGCACCTAATAAACCAGTTAAGCCAGCATCAACACTAGGTGCCAATCTGATACTAAACACCGGATATCTAGTACCCGAAGTTGCATACGTTGCAGATGCAGAATTACCATAGTTAAATATAAACGCTTTATCGTCGTCAAATCTACCATCCATTACAACTGCAGAACCCCAGTGACTTAATGTAGTAGAAGATTGCGGCGCCCATAATGAAACCGCACATGGTGCGTTAGTAAAATCATATGTAGTTGCAGCACTACCGCCAGCTGCTGTTAACCCGCCTGGACCGATAATTGGATTTGACCCTACCGTACATCCTCGTGTAAGACCACTAAACACGTTACCAGTTAATGATGTATATTTAACATATTCGATCGTAGGCATCGCACCTGCAAGAGGTGATGCAGTAGTATGTCCACTAAAGGTAACATAACCGGCTGGAGGGAAACCAGTTGCATCACTAACAGTAAACGATGCTCCGTTATTTGCTAATGTAAACGTACTTGGACTAGCAGCCATTGGAACTAATTTAGTAACAGGCCAAAATGTATTAACTTCATATCGTGCCGGTAAGTTACCACTACGCATAAATGCTTCAGTTTGTTGGTTACCGTGTGCCATACGGTGAACATACATAATTTCACCTCTTTGATTTTTAAAACCAAATCTAATAGCACCTGCCCCATACCATGAATAATCCATCATCCACATTTGCATTTTTGAAATATCAAGATTGAACCCACTTGCACCAGTACCATCGCATTTATCAATATTCCAAGATGCTTGATTTACTTTATAGTCAACCGTTTTACTAATAACAGCCAATGTTGGAGCAAGAATTGCAGTTCCTTTGTACTCTGGGCATATTGTCATTGATGTTGCTGATTCGATACTAAGTACCATATAGCTTTGACCGCGAATAACAATAAAATCATACGGCACTAAATCAACATTCCATCTTGAACCAACACCTGTTACAGTAGCTGAACCGCAGCATAAGTTACTAATTGCACCAGGTAACTGATATGTACTAGATCTGCGATTAACTGACACGTTAGCGCCGTCGTATTGAAAGAAGAAACCATTTTGTTGATCAAACATTCCGATACGTGTACTAGCACCGTACCATTTATATGGTTGAACAGTTAATGAGCCACCAGCGGCATTAACAACTTGCCCGTTGGAAAATGAACTTACTGAAAATGTAAATGTTGTATCGCTAGTGACACCTGTCACTACCCAGTCACCATTTAATGCGGTATGCGGTGCACCAGCGCCTGAGATTCTAACAGTTGGACCATTTGCCGTAGCGGAATTATTCATGTACAAATTATGTGAGTACTTAGTAGTTACTGTTACTAAGTTAGTACCAGAAACTACAATACTATCAAGTTGGAAAGGTGAACACATATTTGTGCCTGTATTAAATTGAATACCTTTACCAGATTGATATCTAAAGTAACGACGTGTTTGGCGAATTGTTTGATTACCATGATACGGTAAACCAGCTGAGAATGAAACCCCACCGTCAAAAGCACGATGCACTGCTGTTCCCCATGATCTAGGGAATAATACATTACACGCATAAGTTGCCGCAGTAGTTGCTAGTGTGCCAGTTGTGTAAGAAGCGGTCCCGGCATGTAAAATACCAACCTGATTAACTACACCGCCACCAGTAATTGACAAGATTTTAGCCAATCCGCCAGTACCTGTACTAATTGGAACAATGTCTCCAACGTTGTAATTTGTACCTGCGGTTACTGGCCCACCAATAGAAACAATAGTACCACCAGATACTGAAGTTACATTAAGTGTTAATGCAGTTGACTGTGCTGCACTTACCCACCCTGCAACTATAGTACCAGTTGGAGCATTGATTACTTCGTATGTGAATGTGTTTGCAGTAGGAGTTGTTTTAACAATCCATGCACCATTTGGAGGGTTAGTGGTAGCCGTTAAATTTGTAACATAAATTCCTTGTCCAATACTTAATCCGTGTGCAGTTAATGTAGTAACTGATACAATAGTACCTGAGTTTGTAAATGAATTAGTTACAGTAGCCGCAGTGGAAACCGGAATACCTGCACCACTGAAGAAATATCCAGGGTATATATATGTTTTGCTAGTGTCGTTAACGTTACCTGTAGTACCTGTAAAGTTTTCACGAGCTGTGTATGTAAACGATGAGGTGGTTGCTGCAACATAAGTTACTGATGTTGGTATTGTCCAACCGTTTAACATTGGCACTGTTGTGTCTTGAATATATATTGGTGCAATTGGACTTACTAACGCAAAGTTCATAGTTGCCGCAGTTGTAGTGTTTGCTACATAGTTTACTGTAAATGCAGTTGTAGAAGTAATACTAGTAACCATAGCGCCAAGTGGAAGGCCTGATGATGCAGCTATTAAATACATACCTACTTGCAAACCAGCAGTTGATGTAACAGCTAGTGAGTTTGAACCAACCGCCGGTGTACACGATGCAGAATATACCGCTGATGATGGTAATGAAACGGTTACAGTTCTGCTAGCGTTAGTTGCAGTAATATTACTAATACCTGCTTGAAAAAAGACAGTAGGGTCGTAATATGCTGATGGACGATTATTTACTAATCCAACCGTTTCCCATTTTGTAGGTTGTGGACCGTATTCAAAGTCAGTGTCGATTAATGACTGTGGAGTACTCACTCTGAGTTTACCAACTGGGTCCATTCTTGCTTCATCAGGTTGAAACGATTCATTAGTTTCTTCAACTAAAATGGATAGTTTATCTGTATTACTCATATTATCAAACGCTAGTGGGTTTCCAGTGTTTTTTAATGTAATTTTTGTATATTCTGCATTTGGTGTTACTGAGGTTTCCCAAGTATCAATTGAAAATGTGGTATCTGCAAAATTATAAATTACGGTATTTTTATCAATATTTGTGATTAATATCAGTTGTTCTCTACGCAGATATCTATTGTTAATTGTAACAATTTTGTTAACTTTGTCAAATGAATATGATTCTAAGACTATTCGTTTTGCCATCAGCCTCTCCTATTATTCAGATGGTGTAGCAGAAACATCTTCTGCTAAAATAGTTGGTGAACCTGGTACTTCTGTTAACCATGAAATATCAGTCGTTGACACCGGTTGTTGTGAAGCAAATATAACTTTGCCGTTGAAGTTAAAAATATGCGGGTTACCTGCTGAAAGTCGTGCGCAGTATTCCATTGCTTCATTCAATGTAAGACCAGATACTTCATAAAAGTAGTCATGATCTGGGAATGCCGAATTTAAATCGTCAAACATAGTGTTGTCCTCGTGTTAATGTTTATATTATATTTAGCTAATTCCAAAACTGTATCGGAGATAATGGTGTTACTATAATTTTTGCTGGTTCTGATGTTATCCCCGCAATACGATCTACTTTAAATTGTTTAATTATACCTTCGCTGGATATAATCTGATCAATCGATGTTAGTTTATCGTTTTTAATTATAACACCCTTACTGTTAGAAACTGAAACTGCGTCTCCTGCAATTTTAGCAAATTGGGTAACTTTACCAACATTAATCTTAGCAGCAATATTAACTACTGTAAATAATGGTTTATTAAGGGTGTTGGCCTTGTTAATAGGTTCGACCGCAATTATATCAACTTTAAATTTGCCAAGTAACCCACTCGTAATTACCGCACTTTCGGTTCTATCAATATTAAAATCAGTAGAACCTCTTTGATTTGGTTTTATGTATTCAGCAGATATTAAGTTTTGACGAGGTATCTGTACATCACGCGGCATACCAAGTGGTGCCATCTCTGCGTATGTTACATCTTTTGGATATATCGTTGACGAATAATTTTGAATAGTCAAACCTGATGTGTCATTAGGAAATCCGTTTGGAGTTATAAACGTAATAGTCGTTAGTGTTGCGCTTAGGATTTCAACATACACGTAATAATTTAATCTGTATAGTTTTACAGTGTCGCCGACCGAAAATAAGTAATTATAACTGCTGGCGTTATTAAAGACCAATCGTGTTGTTGAACTTACGGTAGACTGTCGTTGCAATATGTTTAATTCAAACCCATACCAAGTTGGTACGTTGTAAACTGTTTGTCCTACTGCAGATGCAGTTATTGCAGTTGGTACTGTTGAAAATTTAGGTAATGACGTAACGTCGCCGACTGATACACTAGTTGCAGATGCAGTAAATTTAACAGTTTGAACTTTATCATTCTTAGGAACAATAAAGCCTTGATACTGATCTGTTTTAAATGCAGATATTTTTCCAAAATTACTAAATGTTCTTGGTTCTTCTGTTGCCGGTTTTACAGTTTGTGCTGTTCTATAATATGGCAATACCACCGCATAATATAAGTTCTCTCTTGGGGTTAAAGGTAGTTGTGTTGTAGCAACTTTAATTTGAGGATAGTATGATGGATTAGCATCAGATATAGTTGCCCCGGCAGTATTTATTACTGATGTTTTAACAAACTCAATCGATGATGATGTACTGTTGATAATACTTGTATTAATCACTATTGTACTATTTGGTAATTTTAATGATACAATACCTGTAATAATATATGGAATAAACGATTTTTGTGTAAACGATTGGGTAGTTTTGACATATACATATAAATTATTAATTATAAGAGATGAATCATACGCAACAGTTGCACTATACGAATTTGCAGAAATAACGGTTAACAATCTATATAGTTTAGAGGTATATTCTATTACACGAATAGTTGAACCCGCGACAACCCCAATCGAATTATTAAAATATAGTATTAATGTGGTTTGTGTAATTGCGGTTTGCTTTAAGATATTAAGGTCTTGTTCGTACCATTGTACCACGTTATTAGTGTATGCCTGTATACTAAACGTAATTGGTATTACAGTGTCAACTGACCCAGTTGATACTATTACATTTTCAACAAAGTTAGGAACATTATAAAACGGTTCAATTAAGTTTACTGATTTTATTTTAGGTACGATATCAGCTGACGCAATTCTATCCAACGATGCTGCATTGCTCGTATCCGCGATTCTAGAGGAAACTAAGAATATTTTTTCTCTAGTATGCGACATTGATGACGCCATTACACTTGGATATACTGATAAACTTGCATTTTCAAAACTAGTATAACTCATGGTTAGTGATTGTAATGGGACTTCAACCGTGATCGATGAGTTATTTCCGCTAATTATAGGTACAACTGTTGAGTACCCTGGTGCATTTAATTTAACAAATCCGCCACTATTATACAGAATAGATGATGTGGAAGTGAAATTTAATGTTGAAGATACATAGATAAAGAATCCAGTAAAGAATCCGGTAAAATTAATATCAAATGCCGGTCTTGCAATAGTTACACTATTTAAAGTTGATGATATTACTGTAATTTTACTAATATACGATCTTTGTGAATTTGATAATACAATATCCGATCCAATTGTGGTCGGTTTATTAAAGAACAATGTCACTGTTGAAGGATTGGTATATGTAGTAGTAAGAATATTCAATTCATTAGTATACCAATTAACTACATTGGATGATGCATTACTTAACATTCCGGTAATTGGTAAAATGTTTTCAACAATACTATTAATAGTAACTGCTGCGCCTTCGGTAAGACCAACGTTATCGTATGTGCTTAGTTTTGCACTTACTATTATCGGGGAAACTTCTCTTACAGATAGTGATTGATTAATTACTGCAGGTTCAAATTGTGTAACAACGGGCGTACTTCCAATAAAACTACTAGTGGATTTAACTAAACTATAAAGTAAATTACGTAATGGTAGTGCTGGTAATTCAACTTGATCTCTAACCTTACGCACAGTAGTTGTTATGTTATCAACAGTTGTTCCAACAGTACCAAAGATTGCGCAGTTATCCAAAGTTACTGATGTCAGTGAACAGTCTAATACAGTAAATGTCCCAATAAACCCATGTGTTGCTGATACTCGTACTGTACTGCCTTTAAAAAACGGAATATATGACTGTTGAGAAAAATACAGTATTTTAGTTGATGGCAATGTTGTGGTAATTTTTAGTATAGGCTCTTCTGTTGCATACCAGTTTATAATATTAGATGAGGTAGTTTTTAAATTAGTTGACTGATCAGTAATATTGACTAATATGTCACCTTTAATATTAACATTAGAATATGTGTTAAGTCTAGACGGAACAACTGGTATTTGGCTAGATATTAAGGATTGACTAATCGGTAGTTTTATGCCGCGAACTGATGGCGCAGTTTCTGACAAAAACAAATTATCTCTAGGTGCTATAATATTAGCAATTATTAACCCCAATGATACATTTTTTTGAGATACCGCAGTTTTTGGATATATTTCAGTTGTAACGTTTACAATCCTAATAGATCGGTTACCGTATAGCGGAAATCCTGGTATCACTGGAATAGTAATACCTGATATAGTAGCAGCAGAAATAGTCACAATTGTGCTAGTATTTAAAACTAAGTCGGTTATTTTTATTTTATATCCAACTTGTAATATTAACGAGCTAGCCGACTTATTGTTAAAATTTAAAGTTTGTGAGCCGGAAGGCACTGTTACTGATCTAGATAAAATATTTAATTCTTTAGCATACCAATCTGCGACATTAAAGGATACTTTATAATTTGTAATGTAAATCGGAGTACCAATTTCAATATCGGTAGTATCAATATACGATAATGCACCACTATTTGACGGTACAGTAAAGTTTTCAAAAACAGTATTTAACTGTGTTGCGGTTTCAGAACCTGGAGCAGGGAAGTTAATAATCATACTAATATTTACCTAAAAAAATAGCTGCGGGTCAGGCAGCTATTTAAAATTTTATTACTTAGTTTGCGCTAAGTTGGAATTGCAAATCTAAAGTTGTTTGTAAATGTAGTAGGTGTTAAACTAAAAGTTGTACTTTCATCTTCAAGACTTCTAATACCACTAGTAGCGGTATATGTTGAAGCTGTTGCGGTTCCAATAACCCTAAAGGTATAAGTAGTAACCCCAGGCGCTGTAATAACCCAGTGATCAGTGGCAGTTCCGTTCTTATCATAAAAGTCATCGGATTCAATAGTTACATTTACGGTGTCCATTAATGTTCCTAAGTTGCTTGGGATAATTTTAAGACCGAACATTCTTCCACGAATATCGGGATCCCATGCAGGACCTAAAATCATAACAGGACTAAACATAAACCGTTTGCTATTATAAACGTTAGGTGCATAAGGAATAATCTGTCCTAAATGCGGCTGGAACAATGTGTTTGCGGTATTACCTATTGTTCCACTTACAAAAGCTGCGCCAGATGCTGTCGGATTAGTATATGCACCTGCCCCACCAAGTTCAAATAAATGGCCCCATCTTCCAGTTGTAACAGTTGCAGCAGTATAGATATGTGAGTTAATATTAACTAAATCACCTCTACTACCCTTAATACGAGGAACTGAAAAAATACTACCGTGAACACCTTGTGCAGCAGTTGTATAATTAATTGGGAATGTAGGAATTTGAGTTGCTCCTACTGGGAATCTATTTGAATTAAAATATGCAAAGCACGGGAACGGACTAGTTGTTGGCGCAATTGAATAGTTGCCACTAAATGTTCCGGTATACGAATATCCAGGGGTAGCTGTTCCTAAACCGGATGGTAAATCGTCTGGTTGAGCGCGTTCAAATTCAATACAACCTAACCATTGTTTTTGAATACCGCCAAATGTTTTACCTTGTACGATGAAGTATCTTGGTTTAGCAAACAAATATAAATATCCACCTGTTTGGAATGTCATTGATGTCTGATCAGTTACTGTAGTATTTTGACTTAATCCGAGTCCAGTTATACCGTCACTACCGTGAGCTAAGTTAATACCAACACCACCAGCGCCAGCCCAACTAGCGACCCATCTTTCGTATACAGTTACGTTGTATGCCCCATCTGAACCAATAAGGGTATTTGTTGTTCCTGCAAATGGGTAATACCTTATTCCAAAATATTTACGATCGTAACTATTGTTAATATCAGTAATTGATGTCTCAATCATTTTGTTTGGCGCAGAGTACACAAATTCAATAAAGTTAGTTGCAACAGTAGTAGTTGGACACATAACTGCCGGACCTAATGTTCCACCTGTACCGTTAATATACAATGAATTTTTTAAAGGATGATAAATTGTAAACGTATTAGAACTTGTTCCCGTAATAAATGTATATAATGGTGTAGTTCTGTAAATCGGGAATGAATTCGAACCAGTGTTAATTTGATTTGCGTTTGCAGAACCAACATTTGGCCATGGTGCAACAGTTGCACCAGTGTCACTTGAAATTGCAGTAATATAAGTAAACTCATTACCAACTAAAATTTCAGCACCTACATGTAATTCTGACAAGAATTTTGTATTAGTTCCGGAAATTGTATTATTAGTATTAACAATTACAGTACCTGTTAACAGCGCATGCGGACCACCGGCGCCTTGGATTTTAACAATGTTATTAACAGCATGAACATTAGCAGTTAACGCAGTAATTGTAATTGTATTTGTTCCAATTAGTGCATTAGCAGTTATGTACGTAGTTGTACCTAACCTAGTGACAGACGTATCTGATGTAATTCCTTCACGAGTACCTTCTAATGTGAAACCGTGTAATTTTTTCTTTTTATATACAGTTTTAGCATCAAAGTACGGTAAATCGGTACTAACTTTAAATTGGGTAGCCGAAATTATTTTAGTAATAGTTGTTTCATTACCGTTAATGATAATATCATCACCAACGCGAATTTCGTTAGCAAGAAGATTGCCGCCTGACGGAGTATATGTTACAACAGTGTCGTCACGTCTAAATGTTAACCCGGTCATTGTTGTTGAAAAGTTTGCTGATATTGCACTATAACCTATAGGATACCCGCTAATCCCAGCTGTCGCAGCAGTAGTTGCACCTGCTAAATATGTAAACGTTCTTAATTCGTCACCAACCCATGCTTGACATCCTGATGGAATGTCCCAAGAAAAACAGGTGTTAGTTCCAGTTATACCGGTATTAGCTGCTGTAACTGCAACTGTACCACGTGGATACATTTTAAATTCAAGATTTGTATCAGTAAAATCCCACGCAGCATTTACATTTAGTGTAGTGTCATTAGTTATTCCAGTAATTACACGAACACGACCATTTATGTTTATAGTACGTCCGACCACACTATTTGTAGCTTTTGCAATCGCTGCTCCTCCGGCAATTCCAGATGCAGGTGGAACGCGTACTGTTGCGGTAAGGTCTCCTGTTACTGTATCGACAACGAAATAGTTGTTTGTTCCAACTAAAATACTATCGCCTGGTTTTAATTTATCAGCATCTAGTACTGCTGTTAAGAATGAGGTACCTGTCCCGGTAATATTACCAGATGTATCAACTGCAACTGTACCAGTTACCGCAGAAGTTGATACTGAGTTAGTACATTCGCTTGTAAAATATGTTGATGAACCAGTAACAGTAACATCGCCCGCTTTAACTGACACGGTGCCTGCAGTATTACTATTAGCATACGCTAAATCTAATGTACTTGCAGTACCGGCTAGTTGTGTGTTTTGTGTACCTGTACCAACCACTGGATTTAATACTTTGATTGTTCCGGGATTAGCGGCTGAAATATCAGGTGAAAATGCTACTGTAACAGTGAAGCTAGAATCAGATGCTATTGTATCTACTATTCTTTTGTAACCGCCAAGCATGATAATGTCGCCTGAACTTAATTGAGTTAAGAACATTGAATTTGCACCTAAAACAGTAGTTCCGGATGTCGATGCAGTACCTTGTAATGTATCATTTCGAATCCACTTGTCAATAAGTCCAAATGTACCAAAAACATCGGCACCTGTAGTTGACTGGTATGTAATTACAGCACTATTTTTGCCTAGTTCGCTAATTATTGCCATTTTTTATTCTCCTAATTGTTATGGATAATTCCATTATGTTGTATTTAGTTATTAACTGTGTATTAAAGATACACTAAGGTTTAGTCCGGAACCTGCTACCACATTAACTGTAAAATAATCTGATGTAGTAATTGGGTACAATAAATTAGCATAAGTTGATGTAAATTGCCCAGCTAGGATAGTAAAGTAATTTAATAAATTATTGTTTTTATAGATGCCAATTAATAAGTCAACTGTTTGCACACGACCAACTGTTAATTGAATTTTAGTGATTGTTGTATCGGTGTACGGTACAAATATTGCAGTACCTTGAATCGGTGCAGTAAATTCGTTTAATAAGTTAAAAGTTTTAATTACGTTGGGGCCTACTTCGGTATTGTTTAATCCTAAATTAATGATAGCATTTAATTTTTCTTGGGTTGTAAGATTCTGATTGTCAATATCATAACGAACCGCACCGACCGCAACGCCATCTTGTCCTGGTGGACCTTGAATTCCTTGAGGACCAGTTTCCCCTTGTATCCCCTGAATACCTTGAATTCCTTGAGGACCAGTTTCCCCTTGTATTCCCTGACTACCTTGAATACCTTGAATACCTTGCGCACCTGTATCGCCTTTTGGTCCCTGTGATCCGGTTTCGCCCTGTATCCCTTGAATTCCCTGTGGCCCAGTATCACCTGTATCACCTTTTGGCCCCTGTGACCCGGTTTCACCCTGTATCCCTTGGATTCCTTGAATCCCCTGTATCCCTTGTATACCTTGATCGCCTTGTGGTCCTTGTGGACCTGTTTCACCTTGTGGACCAGTTTCACCCTGAATTCCTTGTGGTCCGGTTGCGCCAGTTGCGCCAGTTGCACCAGTTTCGCCCTGTATGCCTTGGATACCTTGAATCCCTTGTGGACCAGTGGCACCGGTATCACCTTTTGGTCCTTGAATCCCTTGTGGACCAGTCGCACCAGTTTCCCCTTGAATGCCTTGAATCCCTTGTGGACCAGTGGCACCAGTTTCCCCTTGAGGACCACGAATCGGTCCAGCATTGACCCAAGCTGTACCATTCCAGAAGTACCCATCACCGGACGATACCACTATATATAAATCACCGACTGTATTTCCAGTTGATGGTAAATTTAATTCATTTTCAACTGAACCTTTTATACTAATCGAGGTTCCATCGGCACCAGTTGGTCCCTGTGGACCAGTATCACCTTGAATCCCTTGTGGTCCTTGTGGACCAGTATCACCTTGAATCCCTTGTGGTCCTTGTGGACCGGTTTCGCCTTGGATACCTTGTAATCCGGTATCGCCGGTATCACCTTTTGGTCCTTGAATCCCTTGTGGACCAGTGGCACCGGTTTCCCCTTGTGGACCAGTGGCACCAGTATCACCAATTGGCCCCTGAATCCCTTGAATCCCTTGTGGACCAGTATCACCTTGTGGTCCTTGAATACCTTGTAATCCTTGAATCCCCTGTGGACCAGTTGCACCGGTATCACCAGTGTCGCCCTTTGGACCAGTTGCACCAGTTAATCCGGTATCACCTTTGGGACCAGTTGCACCAGTATCCCCTTTAATACCTTGTGGACCGGTTTCGCCCTGTATTCCTTGAATACCTTGAATACCTTGTGGACCGGTTTCACCCTGTATTCCTTGAATACCTTGAATACCTTGTGGACCAGTCGCACCAGTTTCACCTTGTGGGCCACGAATCGGTCCAGCATTAAACCATGACACACCGTTCCAGAAGTATCCGTCACCAGATGATGTTACGATATATAAATCACCAATTGTGTTCCCAGATGATGGTAAATTCTCTACCGCATATACAGAACCTTTGATACTGATAGATGTTCCATCGGCACCAGCTGGCCCTTGCGGACCAGTGTCCCCAGTATCGCCTTTTGGTCCTTGAATCCCCTGTGGACCAGTCGCACCAGTCGCACCAGTCGCACCAGTCGCACCAGTATCGCCGGTTGGTCCTTGAATCCCCTGTGGACCAGTTGCGCCTGTATCACCGGTATCACCTTTTGGGCCTTGTAATCCAGTTGCACCAGTTGCACCAGTGTCACCTTTGACGCCTTGAATTCCTTGAACGCCCTGTAATCCTTGTGGGCCAATTTCACCTTGAATCCCTTGTAATCCTTGCGGACCTTGAATCCCTTGTGGACCAGTTGCACCAGTATCACCTTTTGGTCCTTGTGGACCAGTTGGACCAGCAGGGCCCACCGGTCCCTCGGTAACGGTCGAACTTAATGTACCGTCAGTTGTAATAGTCAATCCAGAACCAACTATTACTCCACCTAGTGTTGAGGCGGTTGCCGCTGGTAAGGTATAACTATTTGCTTCTCGCCAAGAATTAGCATATCGGATATACAATTGTTGTTCGGCGGTATTGAACCAAAGATCACCAGGCGCAGCACCCGATGGCGGATTGGCGGACATTGTGGTATTTGCACCTCCTCCTCCGCCTCCATTGTTAAATATTAATGGAATGCCACCTGGGGTTACACCATCACTTAGTCGAAAATCACCAATGTCTTCGTCGTAAAATATGGTGCCGCGTTCCCCAATGAAACTATCGACGTCAATTTTTACACGACCGGCTTTGATTTTCTGAACAGTCATACTAATTTTCCAAGTATTTCTCTAACTCTTACTAGTTCATCGGATGATAAGGTATCTTTGAATTCATCTTGTGTGAGATCTTGGATAACATCACTATTTTTACCAACCTCAGCTTTACGGAGTTCTAAATCTTGTTGTAATGGTGAGATATATATTGGATTTGGGTCTAGTTCACTAGGATCAACACTATCCGATGATGGAACATCTATTTCGGGATCACCATCACCATTAATTTTAATGTTAATTGGTACATTTATTGTAAATTCTCTTGCTCTCATTTATAATCCTTTATTAATATATTTACGTATATTATCTAGCTATCTCAGTAATTCTCATCCATAGGGCTGTTGATGAGTTTGTAATAGTTATATTATCATCTGCACTATCTCTACGAACACCTACTGTAATAGTCTTTGCGGTGGTGGTTGAGTTAGTATATCTACCAGTTAACGGAAATAGTGCACCTGTTCTAAAACTTTCATTGCTTTTTGTCATCTGGCGACTGTAGGTAATTTCAGCTCCATCGACTTTAATACGAGAAAAGTAACTGTCGGTACCAGCACCACCCGTGTCAGAGGCAGCTGAATAAGCAGCCACATGAACGTGAATAATTAGATAACTTGAACTACTTGCTGGAGTATAACTATAGGTGATAAAATCTGTATCACTAGTGCTGGTGGCCACCGTGGTAGTGTTAACAGTAAATTCGCTATTACTCAACATAGTATCTTTAATGATTTGCCCCGCTCTATAAGAGCCTGGCTGTACAAACCCAGCTGTCGCTAGATTACCAGTGGTATCAATCGCTGCTTTTACCGAACCACCCGATTCGTTTAGGTTATATACAAATCGTAGTAACTGACCACTTAGCACACTGAATTGCCCATTCCAGCTATCGAGCGCAAAATTAGTATTATTGGCATAGTACAGTAAAAGGCCAGGTGTATCTGTACTACCATTGTCTAAAGTAATATCGCCGGACGAATATCCAACCTTAGTAAATGTATTAGTTCCAAAGTTGTTAAGCCCTGTAGTTCGTAAACCTGCTAGTGTCCCAACACTTGTTAAACTACTATTAACAACATTGTTTCCTAATGTTGTACCAGACAACGCAGACGTGCCTGCAATATAATATGCCATTCCAGCATCAATATCAATGTTATTTCCAACAAAGATATTAGCGGATACACCTAGTGTCCCTGTTATATTAACGGTATTAGATATGTGATTATATGTTGAACCACCAGTACCGCGAGTAAATTGAACATAGCCATTAGAGGAAAGTGCGGATAGAGTCCCAACACTCGTTAAACTTGAACCCACCACAGTTGAGTTTAATGATGTTCCGGTTAATGTTGTTGCTGCTGCCGTAACGGTTTTACTCTCACCTAATGATATTTGTGTGCCATTAACATAAAATAAGCTATTGGCTAATTTAGCATTACTAATGCTACCAGCTAACATTGTGTTTGTTACGGTACCAGTGTCAGTTGTATAAACACCATTTGTGACAGATGCAGCTGGGTCGGTTCTTAGTAAATATTGCGGATGATCGTTATCTAATAATCCACCTAATGACCCATGGTCGGTGTATGTTGCAATCGCGGATGTGGTAGAATTAAAACTTCTTAAATCCCACAATGACACCATTCTAGCTTTTGGCGTATTTGCATAGCTATTTTTACAATCAAACACAACTTTGTATAATAACCGCATTTCAACAACAGGAAATCCTGGTAATGATAAATCTGAAAAGTTTACAGCTTCAGCATCGCCTTGGTTAGCATGTGCGGATTGCCCAATTATACCAATAATGGGATAATTGATATTATTAGTAGCAACAATAAAAGTAGTGCCAAATTTATTGTTATCAATATCCGGTGTTGACCAAACCCCGCCACTGTATAAGTTATATACTGGTAGTGAGGTTCCTCTCTTAACAAGATATGTGGTTGGAGTATCCATAACCCAGCCACCACCACTGTTAATGTAGAACATTGGTATTTTAGATGGTCCTACTAAATCTTGCTCCCAGGTATTTACAGTTGGGGTTGCCGTACTAACAATATCAACTTGTAAATCCTCGTCAAAGAATGTCCCACCTGATAACGTAAATTGGATTTGAGAATCAAGAGAACCGTCCCCAGAAAGAATGTAATTAGTTGCACTAAATCCATTAGCGATCGATGCACCTCTGGTTCGATGTAAGTATTCATGTGTTTGCCAGTCTAACGTAATCCCGTGTCTTTCGTCTGCAACATACGGTGCTTTTGATGTAACTTGGTTCCAATAAATGTATGCGGTCATACATTCATTTGGCCAATCAAAGAATGTGGTTTTATATTGCAATGTACCAGCTATGTCAAAGTAAATGTAATATATACCAGTGTTGTTCGGTATAGTTACTGACAGAGAGTTTGAAATAACAAACTTTTTACCCTTAACCCAAATAGTGTATGAACCATTTTTTGGTGAAATTGTAAAAGTGCGAGATGAATTATCAAATGCAATTGAGGACTGGGTAAAATCAGCATGCCCCATTGGTTCGCTAGTTTCGGCAAACACCGCTTGCATACTTGCAATATCTGGTTTATTTTTTATGTAATCAAGTGCTGATGTGTTAGTTTGGTTCCAATCAGATTGTAATTGCGCTGAGTAATTCGCAACAATTTGACCACTACCATTTATACTAATAGTAACACCGTCGATTTTAACACCGCCTAATACAGTTGTACTTGCCGCTGGTAAGGTGTAAGAATATGGATCTATCCAATGTGTATTGTAATTAGTCCCATCGATCTTAGCAAGTATTTGATTTGCGGTACCACCGACAGCTACCCCTGGTCCGGCTGGGCCGGTCGCCCCAGTTTCACCTTGTATCCCTTGAATCCCTTGAATCCCTTGCGGTCCGGTGTCACCGGTATCCCCTTTAGGACCTGTTGCCCCTGTATCCCCTTTAGGACCAGTTGCACCAGTGTCCCCTTTAATACCTTGAATACCTTGTATCCCTTGTGCGCCAGTATCACCTTTTGGTCCAGTTGCGCCGATTAAACTAGCCAACCATTGCGATTCGGTACCGATAAATCCGTTACTAACAGCAACTTGATATGCACTATTTCCAGTTGCCCCAGTTTGACCAGTTGCGCCAGTGTCACCTTTGATACCTTGTATCCCTTGTGCACCAGTATCCCCTTTAGGACCAGTTGGTCCAATATCACCTTGTATGCCTTGTATCCCTTGAATACCTTGTGCGCCTGTAGCACCTGTGTCACCTTTCGCCCCGGTTAATCCTGTTGCGCCAGTGTCACCTTTTGGGCCAGTCGCGCCAGTATCGCCTTTTGGTCCGGTAGCACCGGTGTCACCTTTAATACCTTGTATTCCCTGAATCCCTTGAATACCTTGTATTCCCTGTGCGCCATCATCACCCTTGGGTCCAACAATCGGTCCAATGTAATCCCATTGACCAAGTGTTAGATTCCAAAACCATAATGCACCATTTACATGTGGTGAGATTCCCGTTGTAACAATCCATCCGTGTCCAGCATAGTCATTCCAATTGGTTGGTACTGCTGGCAATGCTGATTCAGTTGCCACGGTTCCTTGTAGAACCACGCTAACGCCTTGCGCACCAGTATCGCCAGTATCTCCTTTCGGGCCGGTTGCACCGGTATCACCTTTAATTCCTTGTGCGCCTGTTGCCCCTGTTTCACCCTGAATTCCTTGAATTCCTTGAATACCTTGTATTCCCTGTGCTCCAGTATCACCTTTTGGTCCAGTTGCACCGGTGGCACCAGCTGGTCCTTGAATACCTTGGATACCTTGTGGTCCAGGAGGTACCGGAGCCCATAAAACAGTTGTCCCGTTAGTTTGTAAAAAATCACCACCGTGATTTGTTTGATCGGGATAGTTAACTGTACTACTACTTCCGCCGCCCACGATGATACCACCAGGTGTTACACCATCTGACACTCTGATAGTATTTGTGGTTCGGTCATACCAAAGACGGTTTAGCTGTCCAATTCTAGTATCACCATCGTTATAACCACGATAGCTTGTAAAAAAATCCTGTGTGAATGACACGGTTAACTCTCGAATGGACCATCATCATCGGCAAGGTCAAATATAGATTTAAGACCGGCTGATTTTTTTAATAGTTCAATTTTTTGTTGGAGCGGTGGTGTGAATGTACCAGGTTCATCGTCAATTTCGGTTGGATTATGTTCAGAGGTTTCGCCATTTAGATTATTATGAACGTGTACCACTACTGGTTGTTTCGTATCACCGTTTTCTATCTTATCTAATCGATCCATTAAGGATCTTAATAATTCTTCAATTGTCATTATGCGCCTCTCTTATGACCAAGGTCTGCCTTGTTTAAGACCACCAACATTTGGATTATCAATCACATTGTTACCAGAGTATTGTGTTGGTAAGTCTGCCAATGCATATGTATGTAATGTTCTATATCCATTAGTTCCAGTGGTACTTCTTTTAGTTTGCGCTAAGTCTAATTTTGCTTTTTGTCTTGCTGCTTTTGTTGCAAGTGTGGATATGCCGTTTGCTGCCATTTTAAATCCTCTCCCTATATTTAGGCATAAATACAAAATGATAAACAAAGAACCATTTCAAAAAATTATAACCACATTAAAAGACAACGGTAACTATAGAGTATTCAACGATATATTACGTGAACAAGGTAAGTATCCAAATGCAATATGGTATGGACCGTATGCTATTAAAAATATAGTTAATTGGTGCAGTAATGATTACTTAGGAATGGGTCAGCATAAAGTTGTGTTAGATGCAATGAGAACAGCATTAGATATGACTGGTGCAGGTTCAGGTGGTACTAGAAATATTTCAGGAACTTGTCATTATCATGTTGCGTTAGAACACGAGTTAGCATCATTGCATAAAAAAGAACGCGCATTGTTATTCAGTTCCGCGTATACGGCTAATGAATGGAGTTTGGTTGCATTAGCTAAGATTGTCCCCAATATCGAATTTATAAGTGATAGTAAAAATCACAACAGTTTAATTAATGGAATGCGCCATAGTCGGGCACCGAAACAGATATTTAAACATAATGATATGGATCATTTAGAGGAATGTTTAGTTGACGCGGTTAGTCGAGGAGCAACACCTTGTATTGTATTTGAAAGTGTATATTCGATGGAAGGTGATATAAGCCCAATTGCTACGATTTGTGAGTTGTCAGAAAAGTATAATGCAATTACTTATATAGACGAGGTCCATGCGGTTGGTGTACGAGGTGCAACTGGTGCAGGATTTTTGGAAGAATATGGATTACAACATCGAATAGATATCGTTAATGGTACTCTTGGTAAGGCGTATGGTGTACAAGGTGGTTATATTGCGGCTGATTCAGTGGTAATAGATGCAATAAGAAGTGTCGCCGATGGATTTATATTTACCACTAGTCTAAGTCCTGTTATCGCGGCTGGTGCATTGGCATCCGTAAAGTATTTAAAAGAACATCATGAATTACGGATGGCACATCAAGAACGTGCGGCTAAATTAAAATATAAAATGATAAAGGCAAGATTACCAGTTATGGAAAGTTTTACACATATAGTTCCAGTGAAAATTGGTAATGCAAAACGTGCGAAAGAAATTAGTGATTTGTTACTGAATGAGTATAATATATATGCACAAGCGATACAGTATCCAACGGTGCCAGTTGGTGAAGAACGATTGAGATTTGCCCCAACCCCTCTTCACACAGACGGTATGATTGAAGATTTAGTGAATGCGTTAACAGCACTTATCTTGCGTTGATAATATCTTCAATTTTTGTAATACGATCTTTAAGAAGTTCAACCTCATCGGTTAATCTTGCATCATCCTCTTTTGAATGTGCAACACTTCTTGCTAAGAATTGTAACACAGCTTCGTCCTCATTTTCGACGTCGCCGTAATGTGCTTTTGCTAATTCTTTTGTATGGCTAAGATATTGGGCGCGTTCGGCCAAGTAGTCATATTTCATAGATAATTCCCTCCAAACCACAACCATACCAAGCTAATACGTCAAAGATGGCTGTAATTATATTATTTACCACAAGACGCCTTCTTAGCATCAGTCAATGCTTTATAATCAACGGACCATAAGTAATCTAATGGTAATTCAACTGCATTAGCTGGGTATGCAAACGCTATACCAGTTAATGATTGTATTTGTGCAACTGGGGCTCTAACTTTAGTTAAATCATTACCTTGGTTACCGGTATGTGGGAATAAAAACCCAGCAACCTCGTTTGTGGTGGTATCGATTACAATCTTATAAAATGCATGTGGAATCACCATTTTATTAGGACCGATTACTGGATCACCAGCGCCATAAATAGGTCCAGCGTATACCACAATCGAATGGTTCCGTTGCACGGTCCATCCACGAACATTGGTTTCCAATAACTTCCAAATCCCACGATTTAGCCCAGGGAGTTGCGGCATCATATTTGTTAACAAAAAACTTTCGAGTTCCAACTGGTCGAATCTACTCATATCAGCGTTTGGCGCAACGTGTCCGATGTCATATCCAGATTTTGCATAATCTTCTAATTCAGCTCTTGCACCTTTAGGTAAACTTTTGTCCGGTGCAAATCCATTTGAACGGGGCACACAACCTAATGCGTATTCTGGAAATAATTGATAACTTACCCATACTGGTAATTTTGCAATAGGGTCATTCAATGTAATATATCCGGCCCGACAGATAGTTGTGCCTTGTGTTGATGCGGCTGGTATGCCGTATGGTACTTGCACTTGACATTTGTCAACTGGATATGGTGCCCATTGATCCCATGCTTTTACTTGGAATGCCGCTAATAATGTAAATGTTAATAATAAAAATCTCATAAAATCCTTTATTGTTGTATATCGTTATTTAACGAAACTTTAAACCATCCTATGCGTTTTCCGTTAGATTTTCTATATTCATATTCATCGAGGCTACCAGGATATCGCCATGCCCATATTGCTACCAATGCCATAAAGATACCACTACCTAATAGTGCTTTAACGTTGTATGTTTTAAGCCATAGTATTAAAAGAGATGACCCCATTACAATCAGCATAGTATATTTCATTTTAGTAGGAAATACCTTATGGTCAACCCAGTTAGTAAGAAAAGGTCCAAATAGCTTATGATTATAAATCCAAGCATGCATTTTTGGGCTACCTTTACTAAAACATACCGCCGCGCCAACTAGGAATGGACTAAATGGCAGTCCTGGTGTTATTACACCTAAGTATGCAATCCCTAATAAAACAAAACCACCAATTTTCCATAGCCATTTCTTCATGATAGAATCCCACGTGCGAATTCCATACTAGATTGTTCTAGTGCATTCCACCATTGTTCTTTACCATCTGAGTTATATACTAGATCAGAACTACCAGTTGAGATACACCAACTATTGTCATGAATATATGGTTCAACACCTTTAATTTCATTTTCTAGTTGACAAGGTGCCCACCCACATACACCAACAAACATTCGCCATTGATTTGGCATATCATACTTAGCAAATCTAGGAAGCATATCATCAGCTGAACTAATAGAAAATTGATCATTTATTCTCATAGTGTTTTTGCATCGCCATTCATTGCTATGTAGTAGTGAAAGACTTTGTTTACTTATAGGACCACCCACATATACAAAATCATCGATATCTATATCGTATCCTAACTTATCACCAAGTTCGGCGACGGACATATTGCTTTTTTTATTAAGCATGAGTCCAATACTACCATTAGTATGATGTTCAGTTATCATTATAACTGTTTTATACCAGAAGTTTCCTTTGACCGCTGGTGGTGCTATTATTAAATTACCTGTTAAATTCATGTACCTATTTAACTTAAGCATAGGCATTCACACTTCGTTTTACATCACCAACTGTAAGAACACCATCGTGTGAAACATCTAGACCACGGTTCTGGTCATATATTGCTTTACCACGAGAACTAATTACGTGGTTGTCATCATGATGCATAAGTGCTGGATAGAACGTAGCCATGTATAATGTACCACGGTCGTCACCAGGACGCACATATTGTTTATAGTACTTATAGACATATTGCAATTGTTCAACAGCAGACATATTGTACAATTCTTTCGTTGAGGTACCAAGTGCCGCCGCCGTTTTTGGCATAAATTGGATCAGCCCAGTTGCCCCAGAATATTTGTTTACTGCGGTTGGTTTGAGCCTAGATTCTTTGTACATAATTGCTTTTAAATCGTTTGCATTGACACCTAGTTTTTCAGCAACTTGATGCAATGCTTTATCGAATTCTGGATCTAACTCAATGTTGGATGAACCAGAGTCCTTTGAGTGCTTTAATTCATCTGGATTTGTTTTTGACAGTGATGCTGTAAACTCTGGGTATGCCGATAACACTTGGTTTAATACATTGATAAATTCACTATCTGGTACACCAGTTGATGCTTGCTCAACGTCGGCTTGTGCTGCTTTTATAGCTGCAGATGTGTAGTCACCTAATTTTCCATCAACACCAGTTGGGCCTAAGTCATATCTAAGTGCTTTCAATACTTTTTGTAAATCAGCAATATCCATGCCTTCTTTACTCGAAGGCACATTTAATGAAAATGGTGACGTAGCAGGTGCTAACAGTTCAAAAATTTTCATTATTCATTCCCTTTCCATTTAGGTAATGGACCGCCGTAATCACTTGATTTAACCATTTTACCTTTAATTTTCTTGACTTTATTGCCAATATTAAATTTACGTTTGGTATCACGTTTACGTAAACCTTGTGCTTTACAAGATGATAATTGACTTGCCCCTAATTCTTTATCAGTTTTTTTAGATAAGCAGAGTTTCTTAGGTGCTTTTCCAGCTTCATCTAAGTCAAAGTCTTCACTCTGGACTTGTTCTTTATAAGTTGGTTGCGCAGCGTGTCCTCTTGCTGGACGACTGCCTTCACGCATTTTACGCTTTGGATTAGTACCAAAGCTGTCTTCATTTAAAAATTCATGTGCTCTCATTAATAATCTCCTACATATTCATCAAAATCACCTGGATTTGCTGAATATCTATAAAAAGTAATATCTCGTGGGTCTATTTCGACATCTGGTATTTTCTTCCACGAAAATCCACCACCAGTTTCATAATTACTGTGGTGTAAATCGATAACATAGACACCTTCTTGGAATTGCGCGGCAACATAAACGTGTTGCTCATGACTTGATGTTACTGATTGACAGTTCAGATGTAGTCTTGAATATAATATATCAACGAATGCATCGGCAATGTAGTGACATATTCCACCACCTGCATAAGTATCAATATCTTCTTCATCCCATTTATCATATATTTGTTGTGCTGCATTTGCTAATAATGGGCGTAGTGCTTCTGCATCTTTTACTGATGGAAGATCATCATAGTTTGGTTCATCATCTTCATCATCGTCGTAATCATCAATAAATTCGCGTATTTTCATTAATATTCTCCGTATCTTGGTATTTATTCTATTCCACGGTCTAGCCACTCATATACATTTGCCCATTTGCGTTTACCTATGGTTTCTTTAAGATGGCGTAGATCAGCTTTTGTATTATATTGCTCAGTTATCTTTGGGTCAATTAATTTTAACTCAACTCCCTCTTGGATAGAAATTTCCTCAGCAATGTCAAAGTATGAATGGGATAGTCCAGACCCAACATTCCAAATACCAGACCCATTAACTTGTTTAATGAAATCAATGTGAAGACGGCACACATCACCAACCCAAACCCAATCACGTTTGATATGCTCTGCATTGCCCCAGATAGTTATTCTACCTTCTTTCTTAGCTTGTTCACGCCATTGTGACATAATGTCTTTGAATTCGCCTTTGGTGTGCATATAACGACCGTACACATTGAAAT